TACACAAGTGAAACCCTGCAAATGTACATTAGTGTGTGCGCCCCGCTAATTTTCCACCGGAGGGGGTAAAGTGCACGGCCAATTTTCCACCACCTGCAAAGCTTTACTTGGTGCCTGCTATGTGTGGTTTGGTTGCTATGTGCTCTATCCTACATGAGATTGTAAATTGCATGGCGCCTGCATACGCTCCACGGCCTTCGAAACAAGTTCCATTCTTTAAACTAACTTAGTGCCTTTTTCGCTGGTAGCATTTTACAAAGTATTCTCTTTTGAATACTACGATATCCGTTGTGGTTACAATACACCTGCAAACGTATTGAATCGTTTCTTTTAAGTATAAGGTTTACTTACGCGTTACCATTAAAATTTCTCATTGCAACTTGTCTTTCTCTTCCGAGCACTTAGGTATGTGTTTATTTGCTTTTAGTTCACTTTATACGGTTTTGTGGAAATGTTTGTTTTGTTTTTTATTCTGTCTATGCAACCTACGTCTCGGGGTCTTCATCCTGCAAAACTAACTGCCGTTCCAACGTGGTGTCCTCCGCATCCTGGGGACACCTACCTATTAACTTGTCGCGGGACATCTACGGCTCGAGATCAACGCAGCACGCAATGGTTTCGAAACAACACGCTTCTGCGTCAAAGTAACTTCTATGGACGCCTGGTGTCGGTCTCTCCTAATTCCACAACATCAGACAGGTACGCGTGTCAAACAGAAACAACAACGCAAAGCAATGACGTTGATCTTCGGGTAGAGTCGTCATCGCCTTTAACGTTGCAGGAAAGGTGCTCTTCGTACGGTTATATTCACGCTAACGACACAAGAGTCTTAAGGTGTTACTCTGGTGAGAATGCCAACTTAACAAACATTGTCTTCTATCGGAATGGTTCAGTGGTCTTTAACGGTACTACAACAAACTTGTTTGCCTTTATTTTAACTGCATCAACAAGCGGAACGTATGCTTGTTCAGCATATATTGGTCTACAAAAGTATTATTCTCAAAAAATTAATGTGTTTTCTCCTTTGTTTGCTGTTCAACAGACAAACGACACTCAGACTAATCTAAAAGTTAATGAAACTGGTCAAATTCAACACACAGCTAACTCACAGCACACTGCAAACTCGGTCGTGTTCTCTGTTCCTGTTTTTTCAATTGGTGTTATAACAGGGCTATCTGTTTCGCTCCTTATATGTTGGTTGCTTACGCTACGCTCCAACACAAACTCTCAATTGTTAGATACTGGCCAAGTACACCGCGTAAGTTACGTTCAGCCATTTGATGAAGAAAGTCCGTTTAGTAGTGATTCGCCCGATACTGTTGAAAGTAGGACCCAACCTAGCTATGTAAATGGTACTACAGAAGAAAGTGTGCGTGAAGTGCCAGGTCAAAACGCAACTGCACCTGATTCATACTGTACATCAGTTTTGCTTGAAAGCCAAGATGTGGCATACGATGACACCCAGAATGAGCCACTGAATACAAACACACAGCAGTACCAGCACTTATTATTGGAAAACATGGAACAAATGGAATACAACCAAGTTATTGACGCATATCATAGCTTAGTAGCGGAAAACGTAGAACAGTCATCATACGAACAACTCATGGTAAATTTCTATAATGGACTAATACTAAATAACATTGATGAATTCATTTATAGCCAGATGCCAAATCAATACCATGACTTACTACTGGACCGGGTAAGCCGATCTGCGTACACCGGACTCAATAATACAAACATAAGATAATCTCATACATTATTTCCGTCAGCTAAATGTGACCGGTGTATATTTATATGTTGGGTTACAGTTACCTTAAGGATAATGTGAAAATCGTGTATAGTTGGTGCCGTTATAAGGTTAAATTAAACACAATAAACATAACCGTTTAAAAACGACTTTATTGTACGTTTAGTTTTCATATTTTTCATACACTTCAAACCTATATTTAATTCCATGTTCTTGATAAGTTGTCGTATCCTGCCCTGGCAGTTCTAACAATGTGTATTTTTTAAAGTCGATACTTGGGAAAAAAACATCACAATCAAAGCAATGCATAATGCGTGTAACAAATAATCTCAAATGACACGAATAGGTAAGTGCGCTCTCGTAAACGGATCGTCCTCCTATAACCCATATCATATCGAGTTCATTTTCGTGTTGTTTAAAAACATTCAACGCGTCGTCAATCGTCTTGGCAAGAAAATGTGCTCCTTTGGGCGGTTCAGTTAGTTCTTTACTAAGAACCACGTTAATTCTTTCTTTCAAAGGTCTGTTTTTTTCTGGTATCGAAAACCATGTATTTTTACCCATAATAACCATGTTCTTCTTGCCTCGAGTTAACGGCGTTTTAGTCATGTTTTGAAAATACATCATTTCCTTTTTGAGAAATGGCCAAGGTAGTGTACCACACTTACCAATTCCCATCTGTTCATCAACTGCAACAATACAGTTAACTATAGTGTCCATTGGTTTTTAAGTTACTGACGTCTTTAGTGGCCAAATATAGAAGTAGTTACCTCTTATAAACAAATAACCCACGTGATATGTACTTATTAATATGAGTACGTAACAAAATCTAGTTAACCATTTTTGCTTTCGCATAATGGCGTTGCATATATAAGTAACGTAAATGTGTGTTTTAATGAGATTAATCATGTTTTGGATTACAATTACCTTATGCTTTATCTGTCAAGTTATATTGGTGGATTCTCAAGATGGAGAAAATGTTACCTGCGTTACGCCTCATTTTGATCGATTCATGGTAAAGACAAAAAATCAAAATGAGAATTATGCTGTTGGGACACGTGTTGAAATTATTTGTAGGCCCGGATTTTATAATTTACAGGCAAACGTTTACGTGGAATGCCTCTCAGACGGAATGTGGACTACACCAAACGCAGAATGTCATAGAAAACAATGTTCAAACCCTGGGGATATTTTAAACGGAGAAGTAATTATAACGGATCCTGATAATGCCTTTAAATTTGGAACAAATATAACCTATAAATGCAATACAGGATATCTACTTTTAGGAGCCACAGTTCGTACGTGCCTCCTGAAATATGATTCAAACTCAGTTGATTGGCAACCAGCTGCTCCTATATGCGAAATTGAAAAATGTAAAATACAACCTAATATTGAAAATGGAAAATACTATCCAGTTCAAGAATTTTATAGATATTTGGAAACAGTTACGTTTACGTGTGATGATAAAGAGTTTTCTCTTATTGGAAATCGAACAACAACGTGTTTAACAAATGGCACGTGGTCAAGCCCGTTTCCAAAATGCGAACGAATAACTTGCAAAGCTCCTAACATTAACCACGGAACACTAATAGTTGGTTCTTCAAGTGTATACAAGCATGGCCAATCTGTTACAGTTGGTTGTGACGATGGATTTACGCTACATGGTAGTAAAATGTCTACGTGTGAATACTCATCGTGGAATCCACCACTTCCTACATGTGAGCCTATTAATAAGCCGGATACAACGCCTTCAAACCCATCTACAAATCCAGGAACCACTAAACATAAAACAACCACAACAGAAATACCAAAGCCCAATACCCCAACGCCAACCACACCCAATCCAAAGACCCCAACGACACCCAATCCGAAGCACCAAAAAACAGAACCTCCGAAGCAAACAAAACCCACGCCATCCGAAACGCCGCAACAAAATCCGCCAATATCGCCCCCGTCAAGTAAATGGAAAAGGCATGTCGTTTTAGTCCTTTTTGCCAGCGTTGCGTCCGTTTTGTTTGTGCTCGTTAGTGTCTATTGTTGTTTTTTAAAATAACCTATTTTTCTTTAAACGCAGGTTTCCCAGGCAAACTCGCACGCATTAAACGCCATTTGACAACGGTTAACGAATTAGGAATTAAATCTCCATAATTTTAAGTTGTTAATAAACTTGGTCTTAAAAATATCATTATGTGTTCGGTGTATTTTGTTGCGTTATTCGTGTGCTGTTGTGCCACCTAGTGGCAACATTAAAAGAGCTTCAGTGATGCGAAATTTCTACTTTCACATACAATGACTCACACGCCTACAATATCACGTGACGTACAATTGTAGCCGGGGTAAAAAATAGCACACAGGGTACATAATCCGTTTAGGATGCACACGTTAAGCGCTGCTTATAAAACTATATCCGATGCGCAGATAATCACTGTTGCCGCAGACACTGAAGCTAGACTTTTTAACGTTCTTTTAGCTAATTTTGATAACACGATGGCGTCAAAAATCAACAGCGGGCAGCCCCTGGAAGATAATCAGGGCTCTCGCGCCCCAATAGGCGCGTGCGGATACGTGTACGCGTATTCGAAACAAGATTTTCCCTTTGCCGAGGCGTCGATACTTGGCAACAGACCGTCCGGATCTGGCGTTTTATCGCTACCCCTCCTGTACGGACTTACCGTTGAACACGAATTCCCTCTCACCGTAAAAGCCGCCCACAAAAAGGTTGACACCACGACTCTAGCCGTTAAGGTTACGTGCTTTCACAGAGAGGTAATCGTATTTCACAACGCAAATCTATTCAGGCCCGTGTTCGATGGCGCCGGCCTTACCGAACTATGTGAGGAAGCCAGGGCCCTTTTCGGGTATACGCAGTTTATCGAACCGGGTCCGCCTCATGGGATATGGAACCCACTCGAATGTCCACAGCTACCCGACAAGGACGAGATGGTGCTGGGCGTCGTAGTGACGGAAGGGTTTAAGGAGAGACTGTGGAGGGGGTGTCTCGTTCCCGCCGTGTTCCAGACACAGCAGGTGCAGATCGCCGGGCGCCAGGCTTTTAAAGTGCCGCTGTACGACGAAGACCTGTTCGCCCCTCACGGTCACCGACTGCCTAGGTTTTACCATAAAGACGTAAGCGCGTACCTCTACAACTCCCTGTTTACCAGCATCGCACAGGCACTGCGTCTCAAGGACGTAACCGCCGTCATACACGCTGCAGAACAGCAGTTCATACAGGACCATTACAAAATCGCCAAAATAGTGCAGACAAAACAGTTCCCCGCCTCCCTGCCAAAAACGACAGATGGGTCGTCCCACATGATCGTGGACAGCGTCGTCGCCGAGCTCGCCCTGAGTTACGGCTGCATGTTCCTCGAGTGTCCGCAGGACGCGTGCGAGTTGCTGAACTACGATAGCTGGCCTATTTTTGAGGGCTGCGATTCGTCAGAGGACAGGGTTAACGCGCTCCAACGCTGGTCGGCCGAACAGGCCATTCACGTGGCCGGTCAGCTGTTCGCGGCCAATTCCGTGCTATACCTAACCAGAGTGCAGAAACACGCGCCCAGGGGGCAGAAGGGAGACGTCAATGTGTACAATTCATTTTTCCTTCAGCACGGGCTGGGGTTTCTAAACGAGGCAACCATCAGGGAAAACGGCAGCGAGGGATTTAAGGGCGTGCCGTCAAACGCCCTCGATGGCTCCTCGTTCACGCCGTATCACCTGGCCTACGCGGCGTCATTCTCGCCCCATCTGCTGGCAAAATTATGTTATTACATGCAGTTTCTGCAGCACCACAAAAGCTCCACAAACCAGACATTCAACCTGGTCCACTATGTTGGTACCGCCGCCAACTCTGAGATGTGCAACCTGTGTCACGGCGACACTCCGGCGACGTGCCTTAACACTCTGTTCTACCGGCTGAAAGACAGGTTTCCGGCGGTAACCACCCCCCAGCGCAGGGACCCATACGTGGTGACCGGAACCGCCGGAACGTTCAACGACCTGGAGATCCTCGGCAATTTCGCGAGCTTTAGAGACCGTGAAGAGGACGGGAACCCCGCCGACGAGCACCCGAAATACACGTATTGGCAGCTATGTCAAACGGTGGCCGAGAAGCTGTCCGCGATCGGGGTCACCGAGGACCAGGACAATCACCTCAACCTCATCACCAACATCCAAAGCTTTCTCCGGGTGTTCAAGGGAATCGACTCGATAGTGGACGGAGAGGTCATGAAATTCATCAACTCTATGATCAAGAATAACTTTAATTTCCGCGAGCACGTTAAATCGGTCCATCACATACTGCAGTTTTGCTGCAACGTGTATTGGCAGGCCCCGTGCGCCGTGTTTCTGAACCTGTACTACAAGTCGCTGCTGTGGATCATCCAAGACATCTGCCTGCCGTATTGCATGATCTACGAACAAGATAATCCAGCAGTGGGCATCCCCCCATCCGAGTGGCTCAAAATGCATTTTCAGACGCTGTGGACCAACTTCAAAGCGGCGTGTCTCGACCGCGGGGTCCTCACCGGCTGCGAATTGAAGATCGTGCACCGTGACATGTTCTGCGACTTTTTCGACACCGACGCCGGCTCCAACGGTCTAATGGCCCCCTTTAAAATGCAGGTCAGGATAGCCCGAGCCATGATGGTCGTCCCTAAATCAATCAAAATCAAAAACAGGATCATCTTCTCCAACACCGCGGGATCGGAGTCCGTGCAGTCTGGATTCGTTAAGCCGACCGGAACAAAGGACACTTACGTGGTGGCCGGGCCCTACATGAAATTTCTCAACTCGCTCCATCGCGTGCTGTTCCCCGACACCAAGACCGCCGCGCTCTACCTGTGGCACAAAATCTCCCAAACCGCCAAAACCCCCGTCCTGAAAGACGTGCCGGACGATGAACTGGCGGAGCTGGTGGCGTACGTAAAAAGCAACAGCCTCTCGTACGACGAAACTAACGTGCTGGACGTGGTCCCGGATTCCCTCATGTCGTACGCCAGGATCAAACTGAACGGGGCCATACTGAGGGCGTGCGGACAGATACAGTTCTACGCCACGACGCTGCACTGCCTCACGCCGGTGTTACAGACGATCGACGCCGAGGAATACCCTCACGTGCTGGGCTCCGCGGCCGTCGCCACGCCGGTGGCTTACTTGGCCGAGATACGCGGCCGCACCGCCCTCACCGTTCAGACGACGGCGCGTCAGCCGGTAGCCGCCACGGGGCGCCTGCGTCCCGTCATAACCGTGCCGATGGTGGTCAACAAATACACCGGAGTTAACGGGAACAACAACGTCTTTCACTGCGGGAACCTGGGGTACTTTGCGGGGCGCGGCGTCGACCGCAACCTGTGGCCGGAAAGCTCCCCGTTTAAAAAAGCCGGCGTCAGCGCGATGCTCAGAAAGAGACACGTCATTATGACCCCCATATTCGACCGCCTGATAAAACGAGCCGCGGGCCAGACGACCAGTACGTTCGAGGCGGAGAGCGTCAAAAGGAGCGTGCAGGCGCTGTTGGAGGATAAGGACAACCCTAACCTCCTAAAGTCGGTGATTCTCGAGCTCATACGTCACCTGGGTAAAGGCTGCCAGGACTTAAGCGCGGAGGACGCACAATATTATCTAGGTGACTATTGCATGTTGACCGACGAGGTCTTATTAACGTTGGATACTATAGCGAAGGCTGGGGTATCTTGGACGATCGAGGACGCGGGCGCCCTGATCGAAGATCGCCAGGAGACCGACGATCTTCAGTTCGTGGGAACAGAAGACATCGCAACCGCCTCCTGTCAGCCCACGGAGGAGCAGCTACCGACTCCGAGCGCCGGTAGCCTTCTGGCCGGAAAAAAGCGAAAGATTAACGCGCTGCTGAGCGATTTAGACCTGTAGGGGATCGCGCCCAACGAGGGACAATGGCCAGAGAACTCGCCGCCCTATACGCTCAACTATCGGCTCTCGCCGTCGATCTGAGTTTAGTGGTTTTCGCAGACCCGCGCAGTATCGACGGTGATCGTGTTCGGAAAACAAAAAACCAGATCGAGAGACTGAATCGCGACCTCCTGCCGCTGCTGCGCGAACAGAACTCGATGGAGACGTCGGGCCTGTCACTCGAGGTGGAGCACCTGGCCAAAAACATAGAAGACGAACTCGGGGCGCTAGAGAGTAGTTTAACCCAGCAGTGTTCAGACACGGAACGATTCGAGACACTACACCTGCGACCAGAATGTCGATATCACACTACGGCCACTTTTCATTTTTACGGGGGCGGGTCGATCGATGTAAACCTGTGCTTAATAAACGATGTAGAACTGCTATGCAAGAGACTAGGAAGCGTGTTTTATTGCATTGGGGCGAACGAGGCCCTGTCCGGGCTAAACGGGGTTCTGGCGTTTATGTCAACGCTGCGGGGAATATCACCCATCCCCCACCCCGACCTATACGTCACCTCCGTGCCGTGCGTACAGTGTCTGCGGGAAATCGAGCTCGTCCCAAATCAGGGGTGCAGCCTGCTCGCGGTGTTGGCCGATCGCCAGTGCGATCACCTCTGTAAAAAGGTGAGGGCCGAGCCCATATACGGCCTGTTTGAAACAGAACTGGGTCAATTGGGCCTAAAAATCACGCAGCGATCGGCGGCCAAGCGCCCCGTTCAGACCACGGCGGACCAATTGAGGGAGTCGTCGCTGGCGGCCATGCAAGATCACAACATATTCAAACACGTGTCCGCGTCCATCATGGAGCTCTCCAACCTAATTTATTGGAACGCCGGGCAGGCCGGTCTGCACACCGGGAACGAACACTCGTGTTCCCAGATGGCCAAGCTACTGACGCACGAGGCCGACATGCACGAGCATCGCGCGCTAATAGCACACGGGCGGCGCGCGGCTCATTTTTACGACCGTTTCCGTCCGGATCCCATAGAATCCTTGTTCTGCGGTGGTCTCTTTAACTCCATCGACGATACCATAGATGCACTGAGCCGGGATTGCTCGGTGACGTTCTTCCAACAGGCAAACTATACCAACGTCATGAGAAAACAGAACGAGCTGTTTACTCGCCTCAACAGCATTCTGCGTCGGGGGGGCGCCGACTCCCAAAAACGGACCGCCTCTTCGGAGCCGAGAACCGCCCCGGTCGCGGCAACCGCGGCAAGCGACGTCCTTAAGGACGCGCAGTATCGCAGAGAACAGTACATGAAAAAGGTAGCCAAGGACGGCTTCAAAAAACTCACAGAGTGCCTACAGACGCAGAGCGCGGTGTTGGCGGACGCGTTATGCATGCGGGTCTGGGGGGGAGTCGCGTACGACGAGGCGTCCAAGCTGGTGAACCACTTTCTTCTCAGGCGGCGCTTTGTCGCGCTTCCTTGGGAAACGCGCGGCGGCTCCGAGCAGGTTCTATTCGAAAACTCAAAGTACATCAAAAACTCACTCTATCCCCAGCGCCTCAGTCGCGAACACGTAGAGATCATCACCCTGCAGTTCTACGACCTGATAACCGGCCCACTGACGCGCCAGAGCGACCTATTCCCCAGCCCCGCCAACGTCGCGCTGGCCCAATGCTTCGAGGCGGCGGGAATGCTTCCGCATCACAAGATGCTAGTGTCAGAAATGATCTGGCCCCAGATTCAACCGAAAGACTGGATAGACCAGACATTTAATCGTTTTTACCAACTTCCCGATGGTGATCTCAACGCGGTACAAAAGTCCGCCTGGTGCTTCATACGAGAGCTCGTCCTCTCGGTGGCGCTTTATAATCGCACGTGGGAGAAGACGCTGCGGATATCTTCCCTGGCGCGCGGAGAAACCTCCATCGCCGACCTGGACGTGAAGAGCCTAACGTCGGGCCTGTACCTGACGTACGAACGCGACGCACCGCTCGTCCTAATTGCTCAAAATACCGGCTGGATATTTAAAGACCTGTACGCGCTCCTGTACCATCACCTGCAGCTGTCCGACGGCCATGGTAACTAACCGAAGTCGCCGTCTCCTGTGGGCGTGGATAGTGGTCTGCGTCGCCGGTGCCGCGGTCGCCGAAAACGGCACCACCGCTAAGATGACGACCACCGTAAAATCGACCCCTCAACCGTCGACGCCCCCTCCTTCCGGGAACCAACCTCGGGCCGACTCCTTCAAGTTTCGCGTGTGCAGCGCGTCGGCCACCGGCGAACTATTCAGGTTCAACCTAGAAAAAACCTGTCCGGGTACGGAGGACAAGACGCACCAGGAGGGCATCCTGATGGTGTTTAAAAAAAATATCGTCCCGCACATCTTTAAGGTCAGGCGGTACCGCAAGGTGGCCACATCGGTGACCGTCTATCGGGGGTGGACCGAAACCGCCGTGACCGGGAAACAGGAGGTCGTACGACCGGTGCCGCAGTACGAGATCAATCACATGGACACGACCTACCAGTGCTTCAGCTCCATGCGCGTTAACGTCAACGGCATCGAGAACACCTACACCGACAGGGACTTCACTAACCAGACCGTGTTCCTGCAGCCGGTCGAGGGGCTCACCGATAACATCCAGCGCTATTTCAGCCAGCCGGTGCTGTACACGACCCCGGGATGGTTTCCGGGAATCTACAGGGTCCGAACCACGGTCAACTGCGAGATCGTCGACATGATCGCGCGCTCGGCGGAGCCGTACTCGTATTTCGTCACGGCCTTGGGGGACACGGTGGAGGTCTCTCCGTTCTGCCTGAACGACTCAACGTGCTCGGTCGCGTCAAAGACCGGAAACAGCCTCAACGTGCGGGTACTGACGAACTACACCCTGGTCAACTTCGCGACCCGCACGCCCGAGACCGAAACGCGGGTTTTCGTCGACGCGGGAGAATACACCGTGTCGTGGAAGGCCGAGGACCCCAAGTCGGCGGTCTGCGCGCTGACGCTCTGGAAAACCTTTCCCAGAGCCATACAGACGACGCACGAGGCCAGCTACCACTTCGTGGCCAACGACGTAACGGCAACCTTTACGTCCCCGCACGCCGAGGTAACCAACTTTACGGGCACGTACCCCTGCCTCGACGAGGTAATTAAAAAAACCCTTAACGCCACCATTAACAAGCTGTCCGATACGCACACGACAAACGGGTCAGCGCGGTTCTACGAGACGGAAGGGGGACTCTTTTTACTGTGGCAGCCGCTAACGCCTCTAAGCCTCGCCGACGAAATGCGCGGCCTAAACAGTACCACACCCGCACCCACCACCACTTCAGCCGCCAACCGAATCAGGAGGAGCGTCGACACTACCTCGCAGGCGGCGGAAGATCTCGCGGCGCCCCAGCTGCAGTTCGCCTACGACAAGCTCCGCGCGAGCATCAATAAGGTGCTGGAGGAGCTCTCCAGGGCGTGGTGCCGGGAGCAGGTGAGGGACACCTACATGTGGTACGAACTGAGCAAGATCAACCCCACAAGCGTGATGACCGCGATATACGGGCGCCCGGTGTCTGCCAAGTTCGTGGGCGACGCCATCTCCGTGACTGATTGCGTAACCGTGGACCAGGGGTCCGTCAGCATCCACAAGAGCCTCCGCACGTCCACGCCGGGCATCTGCTACTCGCGCCCACCGGTGACGTTCAGGTTCCTCAACAGCACCACGCTGTTCAAGGGCCAGCTGGGACCCAGGAACGAGATCATCCTGACGGACAACCAGGTGGAGGCGTGCAAAGAGACGTGCGAGCACTATTTCATCGCTAACAACGTAACCTACTACTACAAGGACTACGTCTTCGTAAAAAAAATCAACACCTCCGAGATATCCACCCTGGGCACGTTCATAGCCCTGAACCTGTCGTTCATAGAGAACATCGATTTTAGGGTCATAGAACTGTACAGCCGCGCCGAAAAGAAACTGTCCGGCAGCGTGTTCGACATAGAAACCATGTTCAGGGAATACAACTACTACACGCAACGTCTGGCGGGGCTCCGGGAGGACCTGGACAACACGATCGACCTAAACCGCGACCGCCTGGCGCGCGACCTGTCCGAGATAGTCGCGGACCTGGGCGACGTCGGCCGCACGGTCGTGAACGTGGCCAGCAGCGTGATAACCCTGTTCGGATCGATCGTCAGTGGGTTTATAAACTTTATAAAGAGCCCCTTCGGCGGAATGCTCATGATCCTGGTGGTCGTGGCCGTCATCCTGATCGTGTTCGCGCTGAACCGGCGCACCAACGCCATCGCCCAGGCCCCCATTAAGATGATCTACCCCGACATAGAAAAAATGCAGCCCTCCGGCAGTAAAGTCGACCGGGAGCAGATTAAAAACATCCTCGCCGGCATGCACCAGCTGCAGCAGGAAGAGCGTAGGCGGGTCGACGACCAGCAAAGGTCGGCGCCCTCGCTTTTCCGGCGAGCGTCAGACGGACTAAAACGTCGCTTTAGGGGATATAAGCCGCTGGAAAACGATGAGTCTCAGGAGTATGAGATGAGTAAATAACCACACCCATCCGCCTGTACTTGCAGCCGTCCCCGAGCCGCGCGAACAATTGATTCGCGCGGCCGGCCGGCACAAACGCCCGTCACTGGCGCCACCAAGCGTTAGCGTCCTAGATCGATAATGGATTTTTTTAACCCGTACCTGGGTCCGCGCGGACCACGCCCACCCATACACAGACCCGCCGCTACCGCCCCCGCGCCGGCCGCCGCCGTCCCGCTCGCGCAAGACATCTGCCGGCTCATCCCGGCTTGCCTCCGCACGCCGGGAGCCGGCGGGATGATCCCGGTCACGATACCGTTTCCGCCCACGTACTTCGAAAACGGCCAGCGCGGGGACGTGCTGCTCGCCAACGAGCGCTCGATGTGGACGGCGCGCGGCCGTAAGCCCGCCACCGTGGACCCCCAAGACCGGGCCATCACCTTTCACGCGTACGACGTCGTCGAGACGACGTACTCGGCGGACAGGTGCGCCGAGGTCCCGAGCCGCTTTCAAACGGACATCATCCCGAGCGGAACCGTGCTCAAGCTCCTGGGGCGAACCGAGGACGGTACCAGCGTGTGCGTGAACGTGTTCCGCCAGCAGGTGTATTTCTACGCCAAGGTCCCCTCCGGCGTCAACGTCACCCACGTCCTCCAGCAGGCCCTGAAGAACACGGCCGGGCGCGCCGCGTGCGGGTTCTCGACCAGACGAGTGACCAAGAGGATCCTCAAGACGTACGACGTGGCGGAGCATCCGGTCACGGAGATCACGCTTTCTTCCGGACCCATGCTCTCGACCCTCAGCGACCGCCTCGTCGCGTGCGGGTGCGAGGTGTTCGAGTCGAACGTGGACGCCGTCCGCCGGTTCGTGCTGGATCACGGGTTCACCACGTTCGGGTGGTACTCGTGCTCGCGCGCCACGCCACGCCTGGCCGCCAGGGACGCCAGGACGGCCCTGGAGTTCGACTGCAGCTGGGAGGACCTCAGCGTCCAAGCGGATCGCAACGACTGGCCGCCCTACCGCATCATGGCCTTCGATATAGAGTGCGTCGGGGAGACGGGGTTCCCGTGCGCCACGCGCGACGGCGACGCGGTGATTCAGATCTCCTGCGTGTTCTACACCACCCGCGACGGTGCGCCCACCCCGCCGAACGTGCTGTTCAGCGTCGGAACGTGCGACCCCATCCGTGACACCGACGTCCTGGAGTTTCCGTCGGAGTACGACATGCTGGTGTCGTTTTTCGCCATGCTCCGCGACTTCGAGGTGGACTTTCTGACCGGATACAACATCTCGAACTTCGATCTCCCATACCTGATCGCGCGCGCCTCACAGGTGTACAACCTCCAATTAAACGAATACACAAAAATAAAAACCGGCTCCATCTTTGAAGTTCACGAACCCAGGGGCGCGGGAGGGGGGTTCATGAGGTCGGTCTCCAAGATCAAGATAGCGGGCATCGTCCCCATAGACATGTACCAGGTGTGCCGCGAAAAGCTCAGCCTCTCAGACTACAAACTCGACACGGTGGCCAGGCAGTGTCTGGGCGGAAAGAAGGAGGACGTGTCGTACAAGGATATCCCCCCTCTGTTTCGGTCAGGGTCCGCGGGCAGAGCAAAGGTGGGCAGCTATTGCGTGATGGACTCCGTCCTGGTGATGGACCTCTTAAAGATGTTCATGATACACGTGGAGATCTCTGAGATCGCCAAGCTGGCAAAGATCCAGGCCAGGCGCGTCCTGACGGACGGCCAACAGCTCCGCGTGTTCTCCTGCCTGCTGGAGGCCGCGGCCAGGGAGAACTTCATCCTCCCGGTGCCGACGCCCGAGGGACAGGGGGGTTATCAGGGCGCGACGGTGATCAACCCCATCCCGGGTTTTTACGACGAGCCGGTCCTGGTGGTCGATTTCGCCAGCCTGTATCCGAGCATCATCCAGGCGCACAACCTGTGCTACTCCACCATGATACACGGACGAGACCTGCACCTGCACCCCACACTGACGCCGGACGACTACGAGACGTTCGTGCTGAGCGGCGGACCGGTGCATTTTGTTAAAAAACACAAGCGGGAGTCCCTGCTGGGGAGACTCCTGACCGTCTGGTTGGAGAAGCGCAGGGCGATCCGGCGCACCCTGGCGGCGTGCGACGACCCGTCGCTGAAAACCATCTTAGATAAACAGCAGCTGGCCATCAAGGTGACGTGCAACGCGGTCTACGGGTTCACCGGGGTGGCCAGCGGGCTTCTGCCCTGCATCAACATAGCGGAGACCGTGACGCTCAGGGGGCGCACCATGCTGGAGATGTCAAAGTCTTACGTGGAGGCCCTGACGGTGAGCGACCTGCGGGAGCGGCTCGGTCGCGAGGTGACCGCCGGCCCCGACGCGAAATTTCGCGTCGTCTACGGCGACACCGACTCGCTCTTCATCGCGTGCGACGGCTACCCAGCGGACGCCGTCTCGGCGTTCTGCGACGACCTGGCCGCGAGGATCACGGCGGACCTGTTTCCCCAGCCCATCAAGCTAGAGGCGGAAAAGACGTTCAAGTGCCTGCTGCTGCTGACTAAGAAGCGCTACATCGGGGTCCTATTGAACGACAAGATGGTCATGAAAGGCGTCGACCTCATCCGCAAAACGGCCTGCAAGTTCGTCCAGGAGCGCTGCCGCGCCATCCTGGACCTGGTGCTCCACGACCCGGAGGTCAAGGCCGCCGCGCGGCTGTTGTGCAAAAAGCCCCCGCGTGCGGTATACGAAGAGGGGCTGCCGCGAGGCTTTATAAAAATCGTGGAGGTCCTCAACGCCAGCTACCTCGACATTCGAAACGACGCCGTACCCATAGAACAGTTAACGTTCTCGACCGAACTCAGCCGCCCGGTTTGCGATTACAAGACCACCAACCTACCCCACCTAACGGTGTACCAGAAGCTGGCGAGCAGGTGCGAGGAGCTGCCCCAGGTGCACGATAGAATCCCGTACGTGTTCGTGGACGCGCCCGGAACCCTGAAGTCGGATCTAGCGGAACACCCGGATTACGTCAGACAGCACCGAATCCCCATCGCGGTCGACCTGTATTTTGACAAACTGGTGCGCGGCGCGGCCAACATCCTCCAATGCCTGTTCGGCAACGACGCGGACACCACGGTGGCCATCCTGAACAATTTTCTCAACGTCCCGTACAAGCTGTTCTCGTGAGCGACGATTGGATAGCGCCGACATAAGACGCGGCGTCGCGGAAACGGTTAGATCGTTGCACGGAGCGATTGACGTCGAGTGCCGGCCGCCACCATGCTGGTCGATAAGCTCTCCGTGGTGCTCGGCGACTGGGAGGTCACCTTCCACCGGGGTCGCTTCAGCTTCGCGAGCCTCGCGCGTCTACAGACGTACAAGGGCCACGGGGGCTACGCCAGAATCCGTCTTCCCTTCTCGCTCGACCAGCTACTGAGCCAGCATTTCACGTTCGGTCTCGTCCCGCGTCTAAACGAACTGCCCCCGTTCTCCGACTGCGTGGTCCTCGTAGCCCCCGAGGATTCCGATCACGACGCTAATGCGGCGCGCGCGGCCCCCGGATTCGTGCTGGACTCCTCTCGCCCGCTGACCGTGTGGGTGGACTCAAACGGGCGACAGACCGTCAGGTTCTGCCTCGTATTCCTGAAGCCGGTCGACCTGCAGCGCGCGGTCACGTACGTCTTTGGCGAGAACGGCGGACCGCGAGCGGAGGGCGCCACGAAACTAACGTGCGCGTCAGAAGGCCCGGCCGGCGGACCCCTGCGCGTATTCGGAGAGGCGCTTCAAACGTCGTCCCACTCGTTTGTCGCGTATTTTCCCACGGCCGCGCCGGTGGCCTGTCTGAGCCTGCTGCGGTTACAGGCGAGGCCGTCTTCGGATGACGCGGCCCGCGGGGAAGCTAGAATCTCCCCGAAATACGTCACGTTTAGCAACGCGGGAGAAAACGTCTGCAGGGCGTCCGTTCACACGCTCGCCCCGGCGCGGTGCAAAACGGCGAAACTGGAGATGATCTACTCTCCCGGGGACCCCGACGCCGAGATAGTCCTCGGCCAGTCCGGGCCCGTCCTGCCAACCCACACCGGCGGCAACGTATTGGGGGTCTACTCCGACGCCGAGAAGACCATCCAACCGGGAAGCTCGGCGGACGTCAGAGTACAGTTGATCTTCCAACAGGGCGCGGCAGCTCCGGGCGATCTGGCGTTTCTGGTCGCGGGCGTGGCACCCGAACCCCTCTTTGTCGTCACCCCGACACTCTTACTCTCCGGTTGCACAACCCACCTGCGCCTGTTCAATCCCAACGGCACCCCCACCACTATAAAAAGAGACACTCTCGTGGCCGCCGCCGCTCCCTGTCCCGTGGTCCGGACCGACTCCAGCGGCGGTGCGCCGCGGGACCTGGCCGTGTCGCCAGAAACCGGAGATCTCTTAATCGACGGCTTCAGGGTTCCAGTCGGTCTTCCCGGAGTCGTCTCGACCGAGTGTCACGTGTCGCTGCGCGACGAGGGGGTTCACGAGCGCATGATCCACTGACGGCAAACATGGGAACCCCGGTTCGTTTCTTCCGCGGCGAGTGGCAGACCTCGAGCCTGGTGGACAACGGCACGCCGCGATACAGCTCCCTGGTGTGGGCGGCCACCATACACGACGGCTACCTGACGCTGGTGAACAGGTCCGAGCTCCGCGTCACGGAGCGGTCTCCGTGTCTCCCGGCGTGTCCCAGCGTCGGGCGGCTCGTGGGAAAAAAGTTTCCCGGGTTCGCCTTTGCCAGCGCCACGCTGGGCGACCGAGGGACCCGCACCGTGTTTTACGCGTTCGGGCACCGCGACAACCCCCTGGACGTGGTGCCCACCGTGGTCGAGCGCGCGGACCGCGAGCTGGTGCTGCGGGTCCACGCTCCGCGAACGACGCGCGTGTCGCGATACGGACTCAAGATCTTCGTGGCGATCGTAACTGTGGTGCGCCCGCCCGGCGTGTTCCTACACCTCCCCCGCGACCGCGCCCCAATCGCGCTGACTGACTCGTGCAGCCAAGAGGGCTTTCTGCTCACCTCGGAAGAGCCGCGAATTAAAATTCAAGGCCTCCCCCTGCTATCGGACGAGACTACGCATCCCTTCCTCCTAACCCAGAAGACCAAGCCTTTCACGGAGCGCGGGTTTTGCCGCCTGATCATGGACGACAACCAGCGCAGCGTCGTCAACACCGTCTACCTGGGGAAAAACCACGTGAGGGTGACGGTAAACCGCCCCCCGGAGACGTTGGTCTCCGGCGGCCAGGTGACCGCGACCCTGTCCCTCACCGGGAAGGCGCCGGTGGCCTTCCGCCACAACCCCTACTTTGAACTCCCGTGGTCGCCGGCGTCCGCGATCTTCACCCCCGTGGTGTACGTGGGCCTGACCGTGTGCATCCCCCCCAACAGTAGCAAATTCGTGAGTTACGAGAACACCTACGTCTCGTCGTTTGACCGGAAGCTGACCGCGATCATCAGCAACCACGCACACAGCGGCGGGTTCCGCATCCAGGACTGCGAGTGGCCCCCCGACCGGAAGATCGAGATCCTGGTCACCAACGTGACCCAGGCCCCGGTGTACATCAGCACCGGAACGCAGCTGGGCCGAGCCATCTTCCTCTTCGCGCCTCGACTGAGCGGCACGGCGAGGATGCGGAGGCTCCTGGGTCGCCGGCCGAGCGCCCTGGAGCTGCCGGGCGGGGTAACCGTGGACAGCCAAAAGCTGTGTCAGTTTGAAACCATGTACCTGTTCTCCTCCCTATAAACTACCAATAAACAAATTAATTGTATCGTTCACGCAGAATAAGACTGTTTCCTCGTCACGCGGGCAAACGCCGGGTCTCCCACACACGCGAGGGTCTCCCACGCGGCCAATTCCGCACCCCATCCCGCGCATTCACATAAAAAACAAAAGTAAACACGATCCGTTAAAAACAACGTTTTTTATTTTATCACATCATGGCTATTGCACGCCGTCCGTCCCGCAGAAACATCTGCAAATATTCCAGGATGCGAAACGCGCTGAGAATAACGTCCCGGGGGCTCTGCTCGCCCAACGCGCGCACGGTCCTCTCGTCCGACTCCGCGGCACCCACCTTGTTATCCGTGGGCAGCTCCTCTATCAGCGCGTCAAGCGCGGAGAGCACCACGGTCACCGCGGAACCGATGGCCGCGGCGTCCGCGTCCCCGGGCGCGTCGTCCAGCAGCATCCTCAGGCGCGTCAGGTAACTCCCGTAGGCGCGCAGCCCGCGCACCATGGCGCTCATACAGTCGGCGCCGCGAAAATCGCGGCGCTGGCACTCAACGTTAGTCATCAGAATGGGAAAATGAATAAACGACATTACTTGCGGGTACTCCCGCACGCGACAGAGCGTAGAGTGGTGGCACAGGTACACGAACCAACGCTGTATGTTTAAACCCACCTCGGTCAGACGCCCCCTGATCCGGTCTAGAGACGCGCGGTCTCCGACCCGCCCCGGAAGCGCGCCAAGTTTAGCGGCGGGCGGAGGAGGCGCCCTTGCGAGAGTAATCGCCCAGCATAACAGGGAAAACAGAACAAACCGGACGGGCAACATAGTGTGTCAAGGCACCGGAGACCGCGGGCGACTAGAGGCCGCGGTCGGTCCTCTAAAAACACACCGGCCGCCGGCCCCTATGACGCAAAAGCTTCCAATCGCACATCCCCGCGTCATAAAATGGGATCCTCGGGCACTATTTTTTACAATAGAGTTTCGTTTTTCAAAAGGGAAACGAACCGCGAGGGAACACCCCTGGGCGGCTCAGACGGCCATCTCCATCTCAATGTGCGGGTGAGGGTCGTAACCCTCAAGACTGAGGTCCGCGCGCGTAAAGTCCTCGAGGCGCGCGACCTTTCTCAAAATCCTCAGACGCGGAAACGGCCGCGGCGTTCTCCGCAGCTGAAGCGACAGAGGCCCAACGTGGTTGTTGTACACGTGGGCGTCCCCCAACGTGTGCACAAACTCCCCGGGGGTCAAACCCGTAACGTGCGCTATCAGATACGTTAAGAGGGCGTAGCTGGCAATGTTAAACGGAACCCCCAAACCCATGTCGGCGGACCTCTGGTACAGCTGGCAGGACAGCTCCCCGCGGGCCACGTAAAACTGACACAGGACGTGGCAAGGAGGGAGGGCCATCTGGGAGAGGTCCGCCGGGTTCCACGCGCACATAACGATGCGCCGATCGTGGGGGCGTCTGGAGATCAGGTCCACCACGTAGCGGAGCTGGTCCACCCCCTGGCCCTCGTAGTCGGCGTCGGCCCCCCTGTATCGCGCCCCAAAGTGTCGCCACTGGAACCCGTACACCGGCCCCAGGTCGCCCTCGCGGCGGTCCCCGAAGCCCTGCGCCGCCAGAAACGCGCGGGACCCGTGCGCGTCCCAGATTCTAACGCCGCGGCGCGACAGCTCCGTGGAGTCCGTGGAGCCCCTGATGAACCACAGCAGCTCCTCCACGACGCCCCTCCAGAACACCCTCTTGGTGGTCAACAGGGGAAACTCGTCCCGGAGGTTGTATCTGGCCTGCAGTCCGAACACGGACCTGGTCCCCACGCCCGTCCTGTCCTCCCGCGGCACGCCGTGCCTGATGATTAGATCCAGGTGCGCCAGGTACTGCAGCTCGCCGTGCTCGCCGCGACCGTCCGGGGCACGCGCCGCCGCAACCCCGGCTCCGCAAGAAACCCGGCAACGCGCGGCCGCAATTCCAGCCACGCAAACGGGTATAATTTTTTTAACGTAGCAGATACCGAGATGCACTAGGACAATCATAATTACAACCAAGGTGCTTTACAACTATAACCGTAACCGGCTGAAAACAAGACTCATTTTAAAGGCAGCTTGGGCGGGGCCGGACGCAGGCGCGGCCCCGCTGTTAGTGAGTCATAAACCCACGTGGTTCCCCAGCGTCTCCCCCAGCGTCTCCCCCAGCGTCTCCCCCAGCGTCTCCCCCAGCGTCTCCCCCAGCGTCTCCCCCAGCGTCTCCCCCAGCGTTCATTGACCAAACACGCAAAGTACAGGAAACACAAAATACGTTTATTCTTAGTGTTAACGTGCAAGCGCCCCCACGGGGCACATAGTAACAGAGTGCGACTTGGCATCACGCTGCGATACAGACGGAGGGTCGGTGCGTATAACGCCGTAAATAAGCAATTGCGCGTCGCTCGCAAATTCCAGCGCCTCGCGTCCAGCGTTGTTAGCTCAACCGCGTCGAGCGTGGTGGTCTCTTTAGAAACCGCTGCCAGAGTCCAGGCCATCGTTGGAGGCATCTTCGGCCAGGCTGCGCCGGGTTCGTCTGCCCTTATTGCGCTTGGGGCGTTTGTCCACCTTTTGCATCAACTTACGCACCCCGTCGTCGCCGGGATTGGCGCACAGCTTCTGACCGCGGGGGGTCTCTAATATTACGGCGTCCAGCGAACACTGTGACGAGGTATAGTAGTAAGTGGCCACGGCCGCGGGAGGCGGCAGCTTAGTTATGTACCCCAAACAGCAAACTTCTGGTGCCGGTCCGCTCATGGAGCCCATGGGAAAGGCATAATCGACCACACACGCAAACACAGCAAAAAAAACGCCCGCGACAAGGCCCCTCATGGCGACAAAACGCGAAACAATTAAAATAAAGTCACTCGTTCGTGGCCACCTACGCCGCACTCGCCGTGCTCAGCCACGGATAACCGCGTCCATTAATACCCGCGGCCAGGTACCGCCTAGACGAAAACCGGGCGTGGCCGGCAATCCGGCGCACGTGCCTCCCTTCCAAATGTGGCGTTGCGCGCCCCAAAACGGGCGTGTCTAACGGCGGTCGCCACGGGGCCCGAAAAACGGGGATCTCCCAAACAAGCAGTAGTTGCAGAGCGACGGGTGCCGTGGGCGCGGCTCACGGCAGCCGCCGCGGGGTCCGAAAGAACGGGGATCTCCCAAACAGGTGGTAGTCGCGAACCGGCGGGTACCGCTCCGGTCCAAACGCAGTCTCACCGCTTAAGCGGTAGCCAGGCAAAACTGAGCGCGGCCGCCCTCGGGTTTCGCCCGTACATGGCACGCACCAGCCGTACCCCCGCGGAACCCCAGGGGTTCCGCGCGTCGGGGGGCGCGTCGTCCCGGTTCGGGTCGCGGTTAAGCCGCTTACAGCCCACGAACGAGGCGACGAGCCCCTCCGCGGCGGCGGCAATCGCTCCAACCCACCGCCGCCCGGGGCCCCAGACTCGAATCATAACGCTCCCCACGCACAAAACCCGACCAAGGAGGAACCGCCACCGGCGCGGGTCAGGGGGTTTCGCGCCCGGCGTCAATCTTTAAATATCCCCGCCGCAAACAGAACACAGAGGCATAAAAAAAACTAAAAAAACGCTCAGCGTCCATCGAACTGGGGCAAACGGTCAACCCCGCCACAGACGCGAACTCCAAGGGCCACCCCGATCCCCGCACAAGGTGGGCGCCGCCACGTGGCGGCGCCCGCTCAGGGGTTGCCGGCGGGTCAGGGAACATAGTTCACACGGTCGTCAAACGCGCGCCCAGCAACATCTTTCGCCGCCCTCCGGGTGACCCGAAAGAGCGGCCGCGCCGGGTCACCCGGAGGGCGGCGAAAGATGTCCCCGGTGGCAACCTAAAACAACATGTCTGAGGGTTTCGGTGATTCACCTCACAAAAGCGGCCGGTGGTGGCGCCGGCGAATATAGTGCCCGGCGAGCCCCGGTTTCGAGGCCGCGGCGGGCTGGCGGCCGCCACCTGCCGGCCGCTTTTGAGCGGCGCGGGTGCGGAGCGGCCGGCAGGTGGCGCCGCAGGCGCCCGAGCGCGGCGAGTTGGCAAAATGGCGGCCAGGCGCGGCCGATTGGCTACGGCTAACGCCAATCAAAGGGGATTAGGGCGCCATTGGTCCCGAGCCCCGTCAATCACCGAGGAGCGCGCTGGTTCGTAGATAATATGAAACCGGCGCGCTTATTGGGCTCTGGCGGCAGCCAATGGGCGCGTTGGGTTTTGTTTTGGTTTTGCTATTATATATATATTATATTATATTATTTCCCTGTTAAGGGAATCCCATGTTCTTACGGCTATCAGCTAGTCTGCATAATAGAGATATTATTAATTACTATTATTACTAAATTATTTATTAATTTATTTATGTTATTATTTATTCAATAAATTAATTCATGCGTTATTAAATAAACAATTACTAACACATAGCAATACCGGGTTATTATAAATAAATAATTAATTAAATTATAGTAGGTTTTGGGTATCTTATGTTTAAAAACAATATTTTAAAATATGCGAACACTAAAATGCCCCTGTTTAATTGTGACTCGTATACTAAGAATGTGGGAGTGGTTTGTAACTATGTTTCCAAACAGTACCATTTTAGGGCACATGAAACCAATATAAGCGGCGAGCCCGGCCTTAGTTGCCACTGGCCGCCAACCAGTCCACCGGTTAAGGAGTTTTGCCAGGATTTGCTCCGCAGCACAGCCCGGGCTCGCTGGTTTGATTTACGTTACACGCATTGGGTTTTAACCACGGTTGCATTTGGTGGTCGCACATTTAGCGGAGCCTTGGCACCCCTTGGGTTTAAGCGGTTAACGCGTTACTGGCTTTAAATTTGGTGGTCTGCATTTAGCAGAGCTTGGAGTGGTTTTAGCGTCTAAACGCTTAATGCGTTTTTGGCTTTTATTCACACATGATTTATGCCCGCAAGCGAGCTAGCTGGCTCGTCGCGGTTTTGGTTCTGCTCACCGTAAACGGCAGTAGCTTACAATGCACTGTATTTAACCCAGTTTAATTCAAAAAATGGCTTTAATGTAAAACTCGCCTGTACGAGGTGGTTCGTTGTGATTTTAGCTCGCTGTAATTTAATAACTGCTTTGGATAAAACCGGGTGGTCGCGTGTTACAAACGTTAAAATGCAAAATGCTGGCTCGGCGTGGCGTACGTATTAAGTTTACCTTGAGGGAATTGTAAAATTAAGCGTTGTTAGCGCGGTCTCCAGAAACAAGTTGCATTGCATATAGAGTGATTTAACAATTGTATAAATTTTTATTTGTGGATATAAAATTGCATTAATGTATTACATTGTTAAATTTAGCTAACGTTGCGGTTGCATTTGGATAATATTTTGTGTAATTTGCTTTTTAGATGTGTTTGAGGGCGGATTCCACGCAGGTAAGCTAACGATTGCCTCTAGCTCCTAACGATTGCCTCTAGCTCCTAACGATTGCCTCTAGCTCCTAACGATTGCCTCTAGCTCCTAACGATTGCCTCTAGCTCCTAACGATTGCCTCTAGCTCCTAACGATTGCCTCTAGCTCCTAACGATTGCCTCTAGCTCCTAACGATTGCCTCTAGCTCCTAACGATTGCCTCTAGCTCCTAACGATTGCCTCATTGTGTTTAACAATGTTTAACATCTGTAAAGCACATTTAAATTTAAAAATGTTTGTGTTGGTTTTTATGACCGGCTTGGAACAAACCTGCTGGTGATTTTTTACCCAACAAAAAACTATAAATAAAAAAGTTAAAACGTATTTCTGTTGTCTGTGGTAACTCGCTCCCCGGAGGGTCCCGTTCCCCTCGCTCCCCGGAGGGTCCCGTTCCCCTCGCTCCCCGGAGGGTCCCGTTCCCCTCGCTCCCCGGAGGGTCCCGTTCCCCTCGCTCCCCGGAGGGTCCCGTTCCCCTCGCTCCCCGGAGGGTCCCGTTCCCCTCGCTCCCCGGAGGGTCCCGTTCCCCTCGCTCCCCGGAGGGTCCCGTTCCCCTCGCTCCCCGGAGGGTCCCGTTCCCCTCGCTCCCCGGAGGGTCCCGTTCCCCTCGCTCCCCGGAGGGTCCCGTTCCCCTCGCTCCCCGGAGGGTCCCGTTCCCCTCGCTCCCCGGAGGGTCCCGTTCCCCTCGCTCCCCGGAGGGTCCCGTTCCCCTCGCTCCCCGGAGGGTCCCGTTCCCCTCGCTCCCCGGAGGGTCCCGTTCCCCTCGCTCCCCGGAGGGTCCCGTTCCCCTCGCTCCCCGGAGGGTCCCGTTCCCCTCGCTCCCCGGAGGGTCCCGTTCCCCTCGCTCCCCGGAGGGTGGGCGCAAAGTTGGTTTATTTAGCCTATAAACGCTTGCCGCCGCGTTATGGTGCGGCAAATACACTTGCGAGTGAGCCTGGCCCAGTCCGTGTTAAAATTAGATGTCAAGTTTCTAAAATAAGTGGGCGATTTGGTGTTTCGTGGCCCGTTTCCTGTTACGGTAGGAGTGGTTAGTTTTTAGGTCGATTACGAGACCAGGTAGCTCAACTTGCCTAGGAACAAAACGTTTTAAACCGCAGCGGGGCCGCGGTGCGACGCGGCTGTCCGTGTCTGTCTAACTGCCGCCTTGTGCGCGATAGTTGCGGTTACCGCGTATAGCCATTATGGAGGCTGTTCGGGCCCCGCCGCCGGAGGAAGAAAATGACAATTCTTTGCCAGATGACGTGTACGCCATAGAGGGCATATTTCTTTACTGCGGGCTCGGACAGGCGGAATACCTGCACCATCCCGTCTTTAGTCCCATTAAGGAGTTTATTCGCGCTTTTCTTAAGGACAGTGCGCGGCTGTACGAGAGGCTTTTGCGCAACATAGACTATCGCTCTATGCGTGGGTTAAACGCCATAGGTCAGGGAATGCTGCAGATAAATGCGGACGGACGCCACAACTGGGGTCGCGTCTTAGCGGTGCTGGGTCTTGGCGCGTACGTTGTGGAAAAGGTTATGAACGACGAACGTCTGTTAACGTTTGCCATTGCCGTGCTGCCCGTGTACGCGTACGAGGCGTTGGAGTCTCAGTGGTTTCGTCTGCACGGCGGATGGGAGGGCCTGAGGAATTACTGCGCGCGGATACTGAGGCACCGGCGCAACGCAAGACACATGTGCTACGGAGTCGCCGCCGGACTGCTGGCGCTGGTTGCCCTGTTTGCCATGAGACGATAGGCGCACCCTCCCAGACCGCCCTCCACCGCCTTTGCCATTAATTGAAAGAATGGATTGTACATAAAATTAAAATAAAACAAAAAGGCAAACTTTTTTGTGCTGACATTTTTATTATTTGAGCAGCTCCTCGCAGAACATTTTTTGTATCTGGGACACGGGTGCCGGTTGTGTGCTGGCCTCCACCGGGGGTCTGGCGGACTGTCCTCCTTCAGGGTCGAGGGGCTGGCACGGACCCGCGCGAGGTGCCGACGAGGCTGGGATGGCGTTCGACGCTGCCTGTTCCTGGGCTGGGGGAATCGGAGCTACGGGCGGCGCGGCGACGCCGGCGGGGTTAATTGCCGGATGCAACGACGGCTGCGTTGTCTGCTGAGCGCCGGGCGCGCTCTGGTATAACTTTTGCTGGACGTGAAATTGGGGGTCTGTGCCGGGATACCAATGCGGCTGGTACGCCGGGTACGGTACGGACGAGTAATTTTGCATCGGGGAGAAGGGAACGGGTGGGTGTTGTGGTCGTTGGTCTGCGTCCTGCGCGCCCGAGCTCTGAGACGCGGCTCGTTTTAGGTCCCTCAGATCCGCTTGCATATCCAAGATGTTTTTAGACAGCGCCAGGACGTCCCGGTGTATGCCGACCTCCTCGCCCGGAAAGACCGGCTCCTCTGAGAGCTCCGCGTCGCGTTTGCGCTTTTGGTGGCGAGACGGGCCAGGAACGTAGCCGTAAGTGGGAGAGTAGTACGCGGGTGCGTACGGGGCGGTCGGGGTGGCGTAGGCCGACTGGAACGGGAACGGTGGCGCGACGGGTGGCGCGTACGACGGGACGGTCAGTTCGGGCGGCGGTATCCACGAGGGATAGGCCGCCGTTGCCGGCATCGAGGGCGGCATGGCGCCGTACGCGCGCGGACCCTGGTTGCGCATGTGATCGAGGCTGCTCTGAACCATGGTTAGGAAGGTGCTCTTGGGGATGGTGATGTTGTCCTCTGGGAGGGCGCTCATGGTTTGGGCGTCGTGGTTACCGCAGTGCTGAGCCGAGGGGGACTGGCTGGCCTTTAAATACGTACTTCTCGCGACTCTAGCCACGCCTTTATCCGTTTTAAGCAAGTCAGCGCGATCGCGGATAAAGCTGGCGTCGATGGCCTTGGCCATCAGGGTTTCGATGGGGGCCGCGAATTCTGGCGGAGTCACCTGACGCTCGCATAGATTTAAGCATTGGGACGTAATTTTTTCAACCTCCTCTCGTGTGAGAGAATCAAACTTTGAGACGACCCAGGTAGGATCCGGCCCGTAAACGGCGATGGACCCCCTGCGCCTCCCCAGTGCGCACAGAGAGACGTGTTGAAACGCTGGAGGGTGCCCGGGGTTTCGCAGCTCGTCCGGGTGGAGGGACGATAGTGAGAGCTCCGGGAGCCACGTGTGTAACATCTCCAGGAGGGGCTCCCTCGGCATGGGGTGAGGCTGGATCTGGGACGCTCGCGAGTCCCCGGCGAGCCTCGACGCCAGGGCCAAGAACTCTGGGCTCGTTAGCGCGCCCACGCAGAATATCCCGTGGGTTACTTGGAACAGTCCGATCGTGTGACCGACGTGGGCTTCTGGGACGTGTTCGATGTTTATAGGTAGAGGGTCCGTATACGGGAGCAGGGTCGCCACGAGCGAGGGTTCTAAATACAGGTCTTTTTCAATCTTCGGCAGGCTGACCACGTCCACGTATCCGCCGACGTACACCGGAGTCATGTTGGGTCGGTGCCTGCGCGAGCCGCAGGAGATGAGCGCCGGTCTCCGGGGTCTTATGTGGCGCGTGGTTCGTCGTCAGAATTTAAATACGTTTCTCCCCGGCGAGCTCAGGTTTCTTCACTTGGTGCTGTGTGAGATGTATAATTACAGTCTTAACGTGTACCTGCTGAAGGAGGCGATGGCGAATACCGGGACGCGGGACGACGTCGTCCTCGGACGCAAGGTCCCGGTCGAGCTCTGGAAGGTTGTGTATGACGGTTTAAAGGAGATGGGGGTATCTGACGCCGCTCTGATCTCGGAGTCCAAAAGGGGGGCTCTGTGGCTTTACTTTAACCAGCGTCCCGAACTGTTGAAGGGTCTTAGCGATTACGTTTTTTGCCGGCTGGGTTTAAGCCATCACGTACGCGTGGTGGCTGAGAACCTGTTGGACGGGAATTACCTTTACAACCTGGGCGGCGTTATACCCTGTCGTCTGCTCGTGGCGCTGAGCTATTGCCTGGCGTTTTGGGGCCAGGCCGCCCACGAGCACTGGGTTCGGTTGTTTTCCGGGAAAATTTTTATGCTGTACTTAATTATCTCCGGTTACATTATGCCGCAGAGGTCCATCTTGGAACAGGTGGGTACGTCTGGGTACGGGGGCTTCATAGAGGAGGTGTGTCGCGACGTGCGCGCGGTTCACGGAATCCCGTTGTGGGATCTAGCGCCGGCGGTTCCCGCGTTAACGTCGGACCAGGCGGATTACCTCTTTGCGTTCAACAACAGCGTCGCGTAAAGCCCGCTTATACGATCGACGTGGCGACGGGGAGGTACCCCAGCACCAGAAAATAAAGTCTGTCGTAGTCATCGTGAACTCCGAACTGGTTCTTCATTATTTCATGCGCCAGACCGGGGGGCGAGGGGTGCGAGAGGATAGTGGCCAGGCCTTCCTCTGCCGTTAGACGTAGTGACGTTTGGGCCTGAACCAGGCTACCCGCGTCCCTGAATGTTAGTTTTTGGTTCAGGATGTCAAAAATCTCGTTAAACCTGGAACCTGTCAGGTTAACGAAAGGACGCGCGTGTTTTAGGTGGGAGATGGATCTGGCCTCCAGTGCCGTCAGATATACGCCAGGGAACAAAAACGAAGAGGGGGCGTCGGGTGCGTGTGTCAGGAGCGGAGAGATGTAATTTTCTGTTAAAAAATCAAACAGTTGGCCCTTCTTAAGGTACTGCCTGGACACTGGCTGGTCTTCTACCTGGGAAAATCGTTCGCCAAGGAGCGAGGTCAGGTTGAGGCGCCTGTGCGGCGATTTCGGGGTGACCTGAGCCAGCTCCAATAACACGTAGACCAAAACCAGGCACCCCAGCGCCGACAGGCCGGCGCGGAGGTTCCACTGATACGCCTGAAAGGGGGGCACGTCCTCGCCAAACACGGTGGTTGCGATTATGTATACGAGATCGGGACCGGGGGCCTGACCGGTGCCGGGGTTCTTTGACCCCGGTAGCAGCCCGCTCTGTGTTAACGTTGCAAACACCACGTGATTGGTAAAGAAGTCTGCGTGGTACTTTGTTTCTTTGTTTAGTGGGGCCAGGGAGGTGCGTTGTTTCGAATTGGAATACGTGAACTCGAAACCCAGGCCCTTCGTGTTCTGTTTTAGGTGGGAGATGAGCAGTGCCAGTTTCGCGCCTAGGTTGTTCCAGAGGCCTTCCCGGGTGTCCGGTAACGGGGTTCCCGTCCTGTGACTGTAGTACCCGTTAAGAAGGCACAGCGCGGCCTGTGTGTCTGATATGTTGCGAATATCCGCGTAAAAATCCTGCGTTATCGAAGCGATTGTCGAGATGACAGCGGACATCAGTTTTAGGGACGTGGAATTCTGAAAGTTGGTATTGCCACGCAGATCCCTGGGAAACACCCGGCGTTGCATGGCGTTGTCTGTGAGGCTACTGTACCACGGACCGTACTGTGGCAGCCATTGGTTTTGGTTCATGTACAGACCGGGCAGGAGCTCCAGACGGAGATCCTGGTTTACCGTAAAACCCGCGTCCCCGGGGGCTATTGTGACCACGAACGTGTCTCCACGCGTCGGAGGGGCGATTTTGGGTAGCTGGTCTGTTGACCGTTCGGTTTCTGCGGGGTTTTTGTTCGGTGCTCGCAAATCGCCGACCATGTCTTGGATCGTCTCTATGTCGCGCATAACCATCTCCGTTTCCCGTTGGTGCGTTTGCAGCACGTTGTCTAGCTCTAGCCGGAGCAGGTTTTTTTTCAGCGCGTGAACCCTGAGCGCCAGCTGTCGATTTCGCATCACGAACGCGTTTCTTTTTTCCTCCATTAACGATGGTTTGTGAATAAACAGAACGTTGTTTGGATGCGGGGTCCAGAAATTCGAGGTTGTTGGTTGCGTGGGTCTTCGCGGGTATCGCATATAGCATTTTTCTAACGCGCGCATCTTCCCATTGGTTAAAAAATCCGTTAAGCGCCACCGACGTGGTGTTGATAAACGTAGGCGGAAACGCTGATGACTCAGTATGAATAGTTTTGAGTGTTTTCTGGTTCTTAAATAGCAGCAAGGGCCTCACCGACCAGTTTTCGTGCCCTTTTGGCGCGGCACGGCCTATATATGCCACGGAATCTGTCAGCTGTTCTAACCCCTGCCGTCTCTGTGATATTTTTATCGCGCTGCCTGGAAATACAAACCCGCTCAGGCACGTTTTAAGTTCGACCACGTAGCAGGTTTTTTGATTCTTGCTCTCTACAGTTAGCACGCAATCTGCTATTCTCTTGCCCAGGGTCACCTCAAAAAATATTCTAAATTGGGCGTCCTCGGTAGCCTCGCGCGTCGAGCAGATTGAGAGGAACTTAAAGATATCTCCGAGCGATCGGTGTTTAATTAACCGCCTGTATACGGCTAAGTGGGCGCGAATCCCGGCACGCTTACGCGCGGTTGGAAGGCACTCGAGGGCCGCGGAGTGTCGGTGTTGATTATCGAGCGACATGGCTGAAGGTGGGTCTGACTTTACCGAAGAGCTTGTTCGTCAGATGAGGGCTCGTAAGCCCAGATGGGATGAATCTTCCGACGAGACCGATGACGTGGACACCGAGAGCACCGATCTTGACGATGACGAGGTGTTCCCCGTGGCAGAGGCGCGCGGCCCGCTGCGCCCCGGGAATCAAAACTACGACACGCCCCCGTCACCGTCCGGAACGCCGTGGGAATTATTGCACCCGGACGAACTGTATGCGCATCCGAGGTGCCCGCCTCGAAGGGCTGCGGCGCCGGGTGGTGGAGCGCGTCCCAAGGTGTCCGCGTTCTCGGCTCGACTTCAATATGTGGGGCGACAGAGTTTAGATGATAGAGAGACGCGGCAGCTTACCTCTGCCCAGTTCTCATCTGGGAGCGAGCACGACTATGCGGAAATACCGGATTACCCGGTACGGCAAGTTGGGAGTGGAGGAAAGGGACAGGCGACCTCGGGTCGCAGGGGTGGAATCTCCGGGCCGTCGTCGTCAAAACCTAGCCATGGTGCCGGGTTAACGCGAAAGACTAAGACGTCGCTTAGCGTTAGCCTTAGGAACCTGTTGCGGATAAAGGACGACGACTCCAAGGTGCGTGGGCCCAGCCCCGTCACCGTTCCAGTCCATCTCATGCAGCCTCATCCCATGACGGAATACAGAAATGCCTTTTTAATTTACCTAGAGGGGGTTATGGGGGTCGGGAAAACAACGCTCTTAAATTCTATGACGGGTGTAGTGCCGCAAGAAAACGTACTGAGCTGCCCAGAACCCATGAAATTTTGGACGTGCGTTTATTCAAATTGCCTCAAAGAGCAGCGCAGCATAGTGAAACAAGGCGCCGGTGGAAAATCGATTACCTCTGCTCGCATGTACGCGTGTCAGAGCAAATTTGCGCTGCCGTTCCGCGCGACGTCGGCCGGTGTCGGCCGTAACCTGCAACCATGGTTGGTGGGAAACGGTGGCACAAAGCCCGCGAATTGGATCGTTTTTGACAGACACCTCCTGTCGGCCACCGTGGTCTTTCCACTGGTTCACGTAAAATACAACAGACTGGCACCGGACCATCTGTTTCAGATCATATCACTTTTTTCGGCACACGACAGTGATGTTGTTGTTTTACTGACGCTCAGCAGCTCGGAGGCGCACAGGCGTATCCAGAGTCGAGGTCGTAAGGAAGAAAAGGGGATAACACAGAACTACTTGCGACAGGTGGCGTGGGCGTACCATGCGGTGTTTTGTACGTGGGTAATGATGCAATATTTGACCCCGGAACAAATGGTTCAATTGTGTGTACAAACTGTGTCTATAGAGGACATCTGCAATATGAATTCCAGGCTGACTCATAGGTTTCTAACCCTGACAAAACTACACGAACAAAGTATGATACCCATGGTGTCCGAAATGCTAGCAACTGTCAGAGAACACGTGACCTTAATGGAGGTTTGTTTGGGCTTCTTTAAAGAGCTACGAAAACTCCAAATTTTAATTGTCGATGCAGGAGAGTATCAAGATGATGCGTGTGGTCTCTGGGGAAATATTTATGGGCAGGTGATGTCAAATGAGGCTATTAAACCACGAGCTGTGAATTGGCCAGCCCTTGAAAGCTACATTCAGACGCTAAACAATTTGGAGAGCAATGAAGCACATTAACAACTGTATGTGGTTATTCGTGCTTGTATGGTCTGTAATCAATGGATATGAATATAATGAAGAACAGGTACCTGGACTTCAAATAGTTCTTTTTACCAAGGCAACACCGCCAGTTAAGACAGACATATCGACTGTGGAATTAGAATTTAATCGAACAAAATATCGTATTAATTGGAAGAACGTAAGCGAAGTGTTAACTTCTCGTGTAATACAAAATGCTTGGTTTAATTCAAACCTTTTAGAAACGTTACACGAAACCATGCAAAAAAGGAAAGGCATTCTTAAGTTAAAGACAATTAATGTTAATAATACAAAATATAATTTTTGTGAAAGTTTTCCAAGTTTGGAAATAATAAACATTACCTCGGATTTCAACTACAGTTCTTTACCTGGATTTCTTGGATCATTTAATGTAATTAATCATGAATTAACAAGTGGAGTTTTGGTTTCTAAACGTGACTTATTTACAGATACCTCGAATATAATGGGACTTTTTTATGAAATTAAATTAAACGCAGAAACGTTCAAGATAACGTTTGATGATTCAAACGTTATTATTTCAGGTATTATGACAGCAAACTGGATTTTAGTTTCTATCACAAATTCAAGTTCAAAGGTTAATGGGCAGTGTGTGGCGTTAATGTTTGGTGAACCTGAAAAATTTCCACCATTAAAAGGATATGTTTCATATAATGATTTGGTGGTAATAAGAGATGAAAATTATGCACTGGCTTTAATTGCACCTGTGTCTTATGGCACACTGGGGTTAAATTTCTTGCCTCAAAATTTGACAAAAATGTTTTTTGAAATTTTAAATAGTCCACTAACTGTCATAGATTACCTAAAAGGAAAACTTTTTGCCATGGAAGCCAAAGGTGCATGTCAAAATCCTTCAAACGAACAGAACATATTGTCTTTTGTTTTTGAAGTTACTGCCGTTCACTTTTTGTTTGTAAAAAAATTAAATGAAAACCAACCCGTAAACGTCGGGTGCGTTGTAAAACACGTGGCAGCCTTAAGGAGTTTAGAGAAATTGTTTAAGTTATGTTTTCCAAATTTTGAATTACATTCACTTAACTTGTGGACACTGTCACGCATTGCAGCGTCACAGGTTGCTAATTTACCACCAAATAATGTAATAACGCTAGATACGGAAAAACAAGAAGTTATATTTTCTATGTTTAAATTAGCATCTGATGACAACGATGTAAATAAAATTATTTTAAATGAAATTTCAATCATAAGTGATCAGATGTATACTATGTATAGTAATACATATCAGCTGTCAAGTATTTCTAGACATTTTGTTATGGATATTTATGAAGTTTTAACAACATTATCATTAACCAACATCGATGTATATGCGTTTTATTCATACATATTGTTCACCTCAATGTGCAATAATGTTGAGATATCCTACATGATTAACCAAATATCTCATCCGGACGATATTGCCATTTTCCAAGTGTTTTCGCCTTGTTTTTTAAGCTTAAGGTTTGATTTGGATGAAAACAAGCTACGGTCGGACGCGCCGCAGACGTCAAAAAGAACTGGATCGGAACTGGCACTGGGTGCGTCGGGCTTTTGGCGACTATTGCATGCCTTTCACGCCACGCGCGTCAGTGCGTTCTCGGTCATAAATTGTACCAGACTGGCGTGGAAGCAAGTTACCGCGTTAATGCCGCTTGAAAACATCACGTACGTTATAAGCCCGGTGCGTCCAGAACACGCTCGCGTTTACGAGGTCTCCGAGGTGTTTCTTAACAGCGCCATGTTCATCTCGGCCGTTTTTCCAAACTGCTCACATTTTACGCCGCCCAACGCTAACCTGCATATACCAATTTTGTATAACTTCTCTGCACCCAGGGTAGGCTGCCCCATGTGTAACTCGATTGTTCTGAGCTACGACGAAAACCAGGGATTGCAGACTATGATGTACGTGTCGAACCCCATTGTTCAAGCTAACCTGTTTTCACCATACTCGCCCTTTTTTGACAACGATAATTTTCATATCCATTATTTATGGTTAATGAACAACGGTACCGTCGTGGAAATTCGGGGACTGTACAGAAGACACACACTCAATGCGATTGCATTAGTTTTTGCTTTTATTGGAACAATGTCTGCCCTGTATTTTCTGTTTAAGTTGTTTTCCATCCTAACCTAAACTGTCAATAAAGCGTAAAACTTTAAAAGGTTGTTTCCAGTTTCCTTCTTGATTTCCACCCGGGGGCTTAGATCAGCAAGAACTTCGGACAGGGGTGTGCCGTTACATATCGATTCTATTACCTCGGCGCCAACTTGAATAGCCAGGTCTCGATTTTGGGGAGGGAACATTAAAAAATATTTGTCGGCCGCAGTTAACAATCTCTGAGGAGCCCTGCCAGACGCTTTAAAACCCTGCTTAAAGTGATGGGACTCTATCGAGTTTAAACAGAACACCATGTCTTCCAGACGCTGCTTAACGCGCGAGAGCATGCATTCAAAGTATTCTCTTTGATAGGGGGCCGCTGCCTTGGAAGTGTTCGCGTACAGCATCTTGAAGTGAAACAGAATATTTTCCAGACCCAGCCGCTGCAAGAGCACGTGCTTCAGAAAAAGGTGTTGAATTGGTTTTAATTTTAAATTTGGCAAAAACATGATGGAGTTGTTGGCGCGTTGCATTATGGTAACGGTGTTAAAGGCGGTAATCGGGCTCTCGCCTATTTGAGGCTGACGTAGGCCCATAGTGAAAAATATATCGGCCAGTAAACAGTCCGGTCGCTCGTCGGGGCTGAGAACCGTGGGTGGTCGCTTTAAAATCGATCGCGGACTCACTTTAACCCGCTGAGGAGCGTCGCGCGAAGATGGTGGCGCGTTTGGGTCGTATTCTTGCATGGTGTTGGCCAGCTCGTTTATGGTTAGTTGTTTGATGTTTGTCAGGTTTGCCGGTGTGGTTTTTTCGATTTCCTGGACCTGTTTCATATTTGTAAGGGGTATCGGTGGGGTTTTCTCAATCTCCGGCGCGGTAAACGGCCTACAGTGCAAGAAAGAAGCATTGTCCGCAATCACTAATTTCGAGTTGACGGTTATCGGCGTGTCTTCAAAGTCGGAGCTTCTAATTACCGGGGTTCTGAATAACAATATGCCTCTCTCGCCGTCTTCGGTGCCCACGCATAAACAGCTGTTTAGCGCGTACGGGTGTGGTGACACCATAATTCGCAGCATCGATAAGTCCGGACGATTGGGGGCGTACAGTGGCATCATGTTAGCGTAGAATGTGCCAAATTTTTTAAACAACAGCGGAAGTGGGACGGCGGGTCCCGGGAGTCCAACCATCGCCGCGAGTGCCGACGAGTATACGACATGACAGACGTACTCGCTGTTAGACAGCTGGGCCGCTCCACCGACCAAGCGAGCCTTTAAATCTGGAATTTTAATCATTAGTTTTTTCCTTTGATAACACGTTGAAAGTAAAAATGGTGACCGTGGCTTTGCTGCTATATTTTTGCTCTATTTCTCCAGTGCAGTCCCAGTCGTCTAATAGTGTGACGAATTACCTGTGGTTTTAAGTTTAAAAACGCGTGGCCCGTTGTCGCCACAAACGACATAAAATTTGCGTTGCGCCCTAACTCGTCTAACCGTATTTTTTTACTTCGCACGTATATCTTTGGAATGAGGTTGCATTTTTTATACCCTAGAATGGCACACTCGTGTTTGCTTTTGGTGTGACTAATAATGCGTTTTGAAAAGTCGAACGCGCCCAGACGGGCGGCACGACTCAGCGCTCCCAGGTCCAGACGCAGAAACGAACAACATTCCACCAGACACTCGACAAAGCGCTTGTGCAGAGTTTGGATTTGCGCTTTATTTCTTGCCTCCAGTGTTGTAAATATCGTGTTTTTAACCCGGTCGATTCTGGCGTACGGGGCGCTCAGGATCGGATCCAGCTCGTTTGAAAGCTTTTTAAGTAAGGGTTTGCCGTATATTTTGGAGATTGTCGCAGTGGCCGCCTTAAACCAGGAAACGTTGCATCCGTCTTTGCTAGAAACCACGGATGGGAAATTAGTGGTCCAGAACACGTCTCGCCGTCCCCTTCTAACTATGTACTGGTTTTCGAGTCCGTGAAGGTCTAAGGTAGAGTTCCAGTTTGCGATCGAAACCGGGAAAATATGTTTTACCGGCAAAAAGCACCGCAGGTTTCCCATCGCAAACATAAAGTGCAGCATGTCCCCGCTTATGTTTATGTTGATGGCCGCCCCGTTGCACAGATTATCGGAGTAGAACACGCTCACCGTAAACGACGGCTCCTTCACGGAGAGTTTTTTCATCACAAAGTTATTTGTGAGCCGGGGGATGTCGATGATCGACTCTAACGCGTTGGTGTGAGACCAGCATGTGATTTTGGTGTTAATAACCATATTAGTATTGAAGACGGATATCTTAAAGTTATGCAGACTTAGGTGTTTAACTGGCTCAAACAGTTCTGGAAGAGGTTCGGTCTGTTTGTCTTGGGTTGACTGTTTATGCCGAGCGAGGCTCTTGTTCGCGTCAAAAATAAAATTTTGATCTCTATCTTTTGGAGCGTATTGAATTCGTAAAAACATGGCTTCCAGAACGCGAGGCGTCTCGCCCGGGCCTAAAAACTCGGCGTTGGGATACAGCCTGTCGCACGAATGGCACACGTGTTCCGCCACAGACATACACATCGCGACGCGAAATACGGGGATCTCCGACGGAAACGTTAGATAGTACGTTGATTTTGTTGTTACGACGACCACCTTGTACGTTTTTTTGCCAGGATCCTTTCTGTTTATTTTTACGTGTAAATTTCCACTCAGCGATTGATTTACTACGGTTTGATAGTCAATGATTAAATCGCCCGAGACTCTAATGTCTTGAAATTTGTTTTGTTTCGACATGTTTTTTAAGAGGACAGGATGGGATTCGAGGTTGTGGATGATTCTCGTCTGGATGCGATGGAGTTCGTGATGAGAATTCCAGTCCGAAAGGAACCCCAGAATGTTAAATTTTAGGTAATCGAGATGTAGTTCCGCGCACGGGGGCGGACACCGGGCGAGCGTCAGGGTTTTGAACGGTTCGAGAAGTTTAAAGTAATTTTGATAACACACACCGAGGAGATGTTCCGGTAGCGTACGCGTAAAGGCGTTAAAACATTCCTCGAATTCCCATATTTGAAGATAACGACAGAGAATTCGAAACATGCTTTGATGGTGTACGTTGTGAACCGTCAATGGTGGGCAGTACAGCGAGCGTAGGGTTCGTTCGTCGCTCTGTAGCGATACCGCGTCGGACAGCTCGTATGTCAGGACGGTGGGTAAAAACATATGCGTCTCGACGTGGGAAAATGTAAATCCGATATCGTCATCAATTATTAAACCCGGTCCGGCGTACTCGTTGCCGGTTTTGCCGACGATACCCCCCTGGCGGTGTATAAAAGGGTATAGCCCTTCTCCCAATACCAGACGCCGGAGCGCGCGGCACGCGTAAAAGGTGGTCTCCGCGTGCATCGCCCTGTCTAAGCTTTCGAGCGTTACGTTTCCTAGAAGCTCGCCATTTGTGGCCAAACAACAGAAAATTGCCAGTTGACCTCCGAAGTCGGAATTAACGAAACACCGTGCGTCTGCGGATACCGTAGCGGGACACGCGGGTAGCAGGACAGGTCCCCGTAACAGCGTCATGGAGGCGGCCCTGGAGGTGCGACCCTTTCCATATATGGCCACCGATGCCAACCTGCTCCGTCAAATGAGGGAATCTGCTGCCAGCGGACTTTTTAAAAGTTTTCAGCTTCTGCTGGGAAAGGATGCCAGAGAGGGAGGGGTTCAATTTGAGGGTCTCTTGGGCGTATATACCAACGTAATTCAGTTTGTGAAGTTCTTAGAGACGTCGCTAGCGGTTGCCTGCGTTAACACCGAGTTTAAGGACCTCAAGCGAATGACTGATGGGAAAATTCAATTTAAGGTCTCGATACCGACTATTGCGTACGGCGACGGCAGGCGCCCCACGAAACAAAAACAATATATCATCATGAAGGCCTGCAATAAGCATCACATAGGGGCCGAAATAGAGCTGTCTACGGACGATATAGAGTTGCTTTTTATTGACAGAGAAACGCCCCTCGATTACACAGAGTACGCCGGGGCCGTGAAAACGATCACGGCCTCGCTCCAGTTTGGCGTGGACGCGTTGGAGAGGGGTCTGGTTGATACGGTATTGAACGTGAAGCTGAGATCCGCCCCTCCGATGTTCATTTTGAAAACGCTCTCCGACCCGGTTTACACCGAACGGGGGTTAAAGAAAGCTGTAAAGTCAGACATGGTATCCATGTTTAAGGGCTACCTTATGGACAATTCTTTTTTCCTGGATAAATCGGACGTCGCCGTTAAAGGAAAACAGTACGTGCTGTCTGTGCTTTCCGACATGGTGGGGGCGGTGTGTCACGAGACGGTCTTCAAGGGGACAAACACGTATCTGTCGGCCTCTGGGGAACCCATTGCCGGCGTCCTGGAGACCACGGAAAACGTGATGCGAAAACTGCTGAACATGCTGGGTCAGGTCGACGGGGGCATGTCCGGCCCCGCGTCTTACGCTAATTACGTTGTTAGGGGAGAAAACCTGGTAACGGCCGTGACTTACGGTCGCGTGATGCGGACGTTTGACCAGTTCATGAAACGCATCGTGGATCGTCCAAACGCCCAGCCCGACGTCGACGAAGATCGGGACGCGGTGGCCAACGGGCAGGACACCCTCGCCAAAACGTCAATCTCCGCGGCCATCATCCAGATTGGAGATAAGCTGGTGGCGTTGGAGAGTCTGCAGCGCATGTACAACGAAACCCAGTTCCCCTTCCCGCTGAACAGGCGTATGCACTATACTTACTTTTTCCCAATCGGGTTGCACATGCCTCGTCCTCAGTATTCGACTTCGGCCACGATTAAAGGGGCCGAACATCCAGCCGAACAATCGGTCGAAACGTGGGTTGTTAATAAAAACAACGTCTTGTTAAGTTTCAACTATCAAAACGCGCTCAAGTCGATCTGCCACCCTCGCATGCACAACCCGGGTCCGTGCGGCCAGGCCTTGGGACAGGCTTTTCCGGATCCAGGTCACGTTCACAGATACGGGCAGAGATCGGAACACCCCCCGAACATGAACCTATACGGTCTAGTGTATAACTATTACCAGGGCAAAAACGCGGCTCACGTGCCAGATGTCGCCCTAAAGGCGACGATGACCACGGATGAGTTGCTGCACCCGACGTCGCACGAGACGCTTCGTTTGGAGGTTCACCCCATGTTTGATTTTTTTACGCACCAGCAGCCCGGGGCACAGGTTATGTATAGGGCGACCCACAGGAACATGGTGGGCAACATCCCGCAACCCCTGGCACCCAACGAGTTTCAGAACAGCAGAGGCTTGCAGTTTGACAGAGCGGCGTCCGTGGCCCACGTCCTGGACCAGGCGACGATGGAAATTATTCAAGACACGGCGTTCGACACGTCATACCCCCTGCTCTGCTATGTCATCGAATGCCTCGTACACGGACAGGAGGATAAATTTCTAATAAACGCCCCATTGATCGCCTTGACCATAGAGACGTACTGGAACAACTCCGGAAAACTGGCGTTTATTAACAGCTTCCCCATGTTACGTTTTATCTGCGTTCATCTGGGGAACGGCAGCATCTCCAAGGACGTGTACGCTCACTACCGGAAAGTTTTTGGTGAACTTGTGGTTTTGCAGCAGGCGCTATCGAAAATTGCGGGGCACGAGATAGTTGGACGCAGGCCAGTTTCCGAGCTGGTCAACTGCCTCCAGGACCCCAATCTTTTGCCGCCGTTTGCGTACAACGACGTATTCACCAATCTACTCAGGCAGTCCTCGCGACATCCCATGGTTCTCATAGGAGACGAGGGATACGAGACGGAAAATGACAGGGATACGTACATTAACGTGAGAGGCAAAATGGAGGACCTGGTCGGTGACATGGTCAACATATACGAGACCAGAAATAACGCGGACCACGACGGACGTCACGTCCTCGACGTCGGCCCGTTTAACGAAAACGAACAGCATATGGCCGTGCTGGAAAAAATATTTTATTATGTAATTCTGCCAGTTTGCTCCAACGGACACGTCTGCGGCATGGGCGTCGATTTTGAAAACGTGGCGCTGGCCCTGACGTACAACGGCCCGGTGTTTGCCGACGTGGTTAACACCGATGATGAAATTCTGGATCATCTGGAGAACGGAACGCTCCGCGAGATGCTCGAGGCATCGGATATACATCCCACGGTGGAGATGATTCGAACCCTCTGCACGTCGTTCCTCACTTGCCCCTTTGTCACGCAGGCCTCCCGCGTCGTGACCCAGCGGGATCCCGCGCAACTACTTGCCACGCACGATGACGGGAGATACGTGAGTCAGACTGTCCTCGTTAACGGGTTTGCGGCCTTTGCCATCGCAGACAGGTCTCGCGATGTTGCCGAAACTATGTTTTACCCGGTGCCGTTTACCAAGCTGTACAGCGATCCTCTGGTGGCCGCCACGCTCCACCCACTGGTCGCCAATTACGTGACACGCCTACCTGCCCAGCGCGTGCCGGTCGCGTTTAACGTTCCCCCCGCCCTCATGGCCGAGTACGAAGAGTGGCACAAGTCACCGATGCTGGCGTACGTGAACTCGTGTCCCGTCACGCCAGCGTCCTTGACCACGATGGTCAGCATGCACATGAAACTGTCCGCGCCCGGGTTCATCTGTCACGCGAAGCACAAGATTCACCCGGGCTTTGCGATGACAGCCGTTCGAACGGACGAGGTGTTGGCCGAAAACCTGCTGTTCAGTGCCAGGGCCTCCACGTCGATGTTCATGGGGCAACCGTCAGTCATGCGTCGGGAAGTCAGGGCGGACGCCGTCACGTTTGAGGTGAATCACGAGTTGGCCTCGCTGGACATGGCGCTCGGGTATTCGTCCACGATTACGCCGGCCCACGTCGCGGCTATCACCTCGGACATGGGAGTGCACTGCCAGGATCTGTTTCTGATGTTTCCCGGGGACTCCTACCAGGACAGGACCGTCAATGACTACATCAAACAGAAGGCCGGGTGCCAGCGAGTTGGCGGTCCCGGGCAGATTCGCGAGCCCGTCGCTTACGTCGCTGGGGTACCGCACTCGGACAACCTGCCTGGCCTCAGTCACGGACAGCTGGCCACATGTGAGATAGTTCTAACGCCAGTCACGGCCGACGTTACCTACTTTCAGACCCCCAACAGCCCCAGAGGACGGGCGTCCTGCGTGATTTCGTGTGACGCGTACAGCAACGAGAGCGCGGAACGTCTGCTCTTTGATCACTCCATCCCGGATTCTGCTTACGAATACAGAGCGACGGTTAACCCTTGGGCGTCACAGCAGGGCTCCCTCGGAGACGTGTTATACAACGCGACCTCGCGTCAGGTGGCGGTGCCCGGCATGTACAGTCCGTGTAGACAGTTTTTCCACAAAGATGCTATTTTACGTAACAATCGGGGCCTGAACACGCTGGTCACTGAATACGCGGCCCGCCTCACTGGGACGCCCGCGACCAGCACCACGGACCTGCAGTACGTGGTGGTCAACGGAACGGATGTGTTTTTGGAACAGCCGTGCCAGTTTCTACAGGAAGCGTTTCCCACGCTCGCCGCCAGTCACAGGGCCCTGATAGACGAATATATGTCGAATAAGCTCACGCATGCCCCTGTGCACATGGGGCACTATATGATTGAGGAAGTGGCCCCCATGAAAAGACTATTAAAGATCGGAAACAAGGTTGCCTATTAGTTTAGCTCAAACGGTCTGGAGCTCCTCGACTATGGCTTTAGATAAGAGTATCGTGGTGTCTGTAACGTCTAGATTGTTTGCCGACGAGATAGCAAACCTCCAGTCGAAGATAGGATGCGTTTTACCTCTCAGAGATGCCCACCGCCTACAGAACATCCAGGCGCTGGGGCTGGGGAACCTGTGCGCCCGGGATTCCGCGGTCGACTTTATTCAGGCGTACCACTATCTGGATAAATGCACGCTCGCGGTCTTGGAAGAGGTCGGTCCAAACAGTTTGCGGCTAACGCGCATCGATCCCATGGACAATTATCAAATAAAAAACGCGTACCAGCCCAATTTTCATTGGGATAACTACTCGGAACTGGTAGTCATCCCACCCGTGTTCGGACGCAAGGAGGCGACCGTTTCCCTCGAATCTAACGGATTTGATGTGGTTTTTCCCGCCGTGGTGCCAGAGCCGCTGGCTCAGATGGTGCTTCAGAAGTTGTTGCTGTATAACATCTACTACCGTGTGGCGGAGACGGCACCCGCCGACGTCAACCTAGCCGAGGTCGCCCTGTACACGACCAACATCACTTACATGGGTCGTAATTACGCGCTGGACGTGGACCCCGCGGGGTCACACTCCGCTCTGCGGATGCTGGACGACCTGTCCATCTATCTGTGCGTTTTGTCAGCCTTGATCCCCCGCGGATGCGTCAGGCTCCTGTCCTCCCTGGTGCGTCATAACAAACACGAATTGGTGGAGATATTCGAGGGGGTGGTTCCGCCGGAGGTGCAGGCTCTGGATCTCAACAACGTGAGCGTGGCCGATGACATAACGCGCATGGGTGCCCTGATGACCTATCTACGGAGTCTCAGCTCTATATTTAATCTGGGCAGGAGACTTCACATTTACGCGTGGTCATCGGACACGAACACCGCTTCCTGCTGGTGTACGTATAACTAAATACGGGCATCCGTGCCTGGAATGTCGATACCCAAGATTATGACGGTCTCCCGGGACAATGAGGGGACCGTGTGTGAAGTCGCTTTGGACAATGAACGGCAGAGGGCCATGATTTATTATCCCAAAACCACCGGACCGGCTGATGCGAGAACGTCGCAGCGCACCGACGCCATTAAGGAGGCGTTCGATACGGAGACCCCGGTGGACATTGTAAAGCAGATTGTTAAAGACGGCTTAGAGATATCCGGAAGAAACTGCGTTCGTTTATTGCTGTATTTTTACTGTTATCTGCAATTCGTGTGCTTTGCCCTACTAATCACGTGGCAGTTAAACCCGCACGCGGGCACCCCGGGGTTGGCATTTGCTATTAACCCTCTGGGACCTAGACACGTGTCAAGACTACCGCATCCGACCATTGTCGCGGTAGGCTGTGGGACCGACGCCATATGTAAAAACTGCAGCGTTCCCGATATACAGACGGAGCTCGGAACGGTATACCACAACGGGTCTAGCGATTCCGGCCAGCGCGCACACTACGGCCTAGCTCTGTTAAAGGCAGCCTGGCTGATAATGGGAAATGTGTGCCCGGAACCCTTAGTAAGGCAAGCTGCGGGAATACTGGGTCCTTGGAACGAAACGGCGTGGTTAGACTTTAAATCTGCAATTTCAGCAACCACCTTCTGCGGTTCCAGAGGCGTAGAATGGTCACCTATGCGCGAAAAATACCTCTGCCGACCTACCTGGAATGACGTAATTAACTCGTCCGGTTTTACCAATGAATCACTTTGTCCAAACATTATACGGGAGTCTGAAAACGTAATATTGTTACATGGTGCTGTTTAAGAACAATAAACTTAATCTCGAGCAATGTGATTGGTTTTTATTGGGCTGGGAAGGGATTGAAAGTAATGGGAGAGATCTCGGGTGACTATAAAGCAGCGCGGGTTTGGAATAACTATATTGGGAATTTAAAACAAAGTCGCTTATAGCTAATTTTCAAAACCATGACCGCACAAACGAGCGCGGGGTTAAATCAAACAGAAGTGTTAACAAGGCAACCCGACTCGTTTCAAAATTCTCCATTTTATCGCGTGTTAACAAAACCACCTGTTATGGGGTTGTTTTTTTGCGTATTCATCTGCGTTTTCTTGTTGTTGTGGTACATACTGCATAAGATGTGCGGTAAGAAGCGCGTTATTGCCGATTCGTGTCGCGACCCGCGGCGACCCGCGTATGAAATGATGGGCGATCGGTGGGGTCAACGCCGTATCAATCCGTAGAAAAACTGCGCGACAATTAATAGCGACGCGTGCGTGTTCGTTTGCTCGTCTATTCCAGCGACTTAAAAACGAACTTGTCGTTAGTCGCCATGTAGTGCGCCATTACGGTAGCGACGAGCACGTCGTCTGACATGTTTTTTTGTTTCGCACAGTACGTGTGGCTTCCGTCTTTCAGTGGAATGCATCTTATCGCCTTGATTTGATCTATTAGATACGAAACTGGATCGAACGATAGTTTGATAGTGTGAGACACAACAGTTTGACTGGCGCTGAAGGTTCCAGAGTTTACCGCATAAATAAAAGATTCAAACGCTTTGGCTTTCTCCGGTCCCAACATGTAAATGGGTGCACGGATAAGCGTGTTCTTGTCCGCGTAGTGTAAGAAACTTAAAGGGGCCGAGCAGATCTCGTTTAGCACTGTTGATATGGCGACTCCCGCGTCTTGACTGCTGTTGCCTTCCACTGCAACGTTAACGTGCAGGATTTGCGGATGGAGGGTGATGATCGCTCGGATCAGCGCGGCGGCGCATGACGCTATTTGATAAGCGGCGGTGCCTGTCAGATCTCGCAAGAAAAAATGTTCCACGCCCAACAAAATGCACTTAATTACTTTGTGATTTATCGCCACAACCGCACCGATCCCTGTTCCAGACGCGTCCGTGTTGTTGGTGTACGCGGGGTCTATGTACAGATAAAGACACGGTTTCATCGCGCCGTGAATATCCGGCGACGTACTTTCCACTCTGCACATGTCCAGCTGCGAGAGCGAGGAATCGCTGACGATCTTGTGCATGCTCTGCGCGGACGTCGCGGCGTCCCCCATGAGTTCCGTGGAGAACGCACCCTCCAGAAAAAGATTGGTGGTGCTGCGTACAGTCTCGTCTATTGTGATGTATGCTGGAATATGCAGACGGTAGCACGGGCACGCCACAATAGTGTCTTGTAGGTTAAAATCATCTTTGTGATCCGGGCACACGTAGCTTACCACGTTCAGCATCTTTTCGTGGGCGTCTTTCAAATTAAGCAAAAAACTAGTCGATTTGTCAGATGAGTTACTCGAGGAAATAAAAATCAGTTTCGCGTCCTTCTGAAGCATGAAGCCCAGAATCGCGGGAAGGGCATCCTTCTTTATAAAGTTCGCCTCGTCGATATATAGAAGGTGGAACGTTTGTCCCCGGATGCTCTAAAGGCAAGGGAAAACACAAAACGATTTACGTGAGCATGGAGAACAATACGCCTAAGGATAGGATCTCGGAAAGTGACTTTCAACGGTGCCGGGCTTTCTTTAACCGTCCCATTAGAGATCTAATCTCATCTGGGGCCGATGCACTGAACCACTTTAGCCTGTCGGAAGCAGACGGTCAGCGATTGGAGCGCGTAGCCCTTCTGCTCGACTTAGTGGGAACGGAATGTCTCTCGTACACCACGATCGCTGCAAAGAATGTCAAATGACACGCGTCGACAGCCCTATATGTAGATTTCATAACGTTTTCAACCTATACCAGTGTTTGGATTGTAAACGCTACCACGTATGCGACGGGGGGCGCGACTGCGTGATTGTGTACACTCGAGAAAATCTGGTGTGTGATTTAACCGGAAGCTGCGTTTTGGATAACGTCCAGGATGTGTGTGCGTACGGTCCCTCCGAGCGCCGAGCACCCGAATCTTTTACAGATCCGGCGGTGTCACATAGCGCGAGGGAGAGTCTTAAGGGTGATATATTGAGATACTTTGAGACTGTCGGTGCGAAATCCGAAGCGTATTCGACCGTGGTAAAAAACGGACAGCTGAACGGCATCGTGGGGGGATTAATAGACGCCACGTTTAACGAATGTCTGCCGGTAATGAGCGACGGGGAGTGTGGCCGGGACCTAGCCGCGAGCATCTACGTTCACATAATTATTTCCATATACTCTACTAAAACGGTGTATGACAATCTTCTATTTAAATGCACGAGAAATAAAAAATACGACCACATAGTAAAAAACATCAGAGCGCGATGGATGCGCATGGTCTCAACCGGCGATCCGTCGCGGGACGGTGCGACGGCATCTTGCATTTAATTCTACCGAGAGGGTTCATGCTAGCGAATAATATAACATGCTGTGAACGTCAGCGATTCTTTGTGCACACCAGTTTCGCCACATCGGGTCGCGCGTCTAAAACATTGCACGTGTGGGGGCGGGCTTTTCAAAACCCCTCCGCTGACTACGGAGGGAGTCCATCCGGTCCGTGGTCCGGGCTGGCGATCAGTCTACCTATGTTTACCACGAACGGAAAATTTCATCCGTTTGACGTGGTTGTACTCGCGGCCGATACGCCAGAGTCTGGAAGCTCGTGGACCGTGCGGTTCTTGTACATGTCGTTAACCTCCGCGTACAAAAACGCAATCCGCGGCTTAAAAGATACGGTTTCGCCGGCAGACGACGCCGCCGACGTTGAGGTTCATCCTTTGACCGTTTTAAAAGAAGCGTTAACATCACCAGACACTAGCACGCTACACGTACCACAGTGTAACCCTCTACAGATGCTGACCGGACTCCTACAGTCCAGAGCACGGGACGACTACGTGTCACACCATCGTGCGCTCGAACGCCCCGGAAATGTACGGGGACAGCAAGTAAGCGCCCCGGTTCGAGCGGAGATGCCCAACGGATCGCCGAGCCGGGTTAAGCTCGGATTCAGGCCCCCGAAACACACCGGTCATCCCCGGGCGTGGGCTCAAGCGCGGCACGTTTTTTCCTCGAGCGCGTATTACGTGTGCGTCTACGAGAACGAGGATCTAGATACGAAGTGGCAGCGGCTGGATCCGCAACCGCTACCGCTAGACTGGTCAGATCCGGTTTCGCATCTGTTAGAGGGCGATGTGTTTTTAGGTGCCAAACAGAACGCGTTTGTAGATTCCCTAGAAAAGACGTGCAGGTGTCAAAATTATACAATTAAGCAATTCTTACCCGTATTAATAGACAGGCATAACGACACCGTCGACTTAATTAAGGAACATTTTTTAGAGGCGTGCTTTGTGATTCGAAACCAGGCCTCAGAGAGGAGCGCTTGGGTAAAGGCGGCGCTGTTGCGTAACGATCTTAACACGTATTGGAAGGATGTTTTGGGACTATGGGAGCATGGGCCTCATAAACTAGGCGCGGTTATAAAACGGCCAATATCAGAGCCTCGCGATGCCGACGTCGACTGGAGTTGGCTTTTGAGCGACTCGGACATAAGCCGGACCATTAACGGCCAGTCGACCGTCTGCTTGATAGTGTCGCATACCCTAACCGCCTGGTTGGTGCTCCCAGGGGGCTTTGTTATTAAAGGCCACTACGACCTATCGAGCGAGGATTTAATGTTTGTGGCTTCCAGATATGGCCACCAGTCGGCGTCACATCCTTAAGTCATTTTTAAACAAGGAATGCATATGGTTACGGCACCCCGGTACGTCGGCGTTTGTTCGGGTATACACCGCGACCACGGCGCGTTCTGCCGTCTTTGACCCGCCGGTTAATAGCGAAGAGGCCTTATCGTATAACCATTTAAACGTCATGCTCGCGATTATGAAACCAAAAGAGCTCGGCCCGTGCGTCGCGGTGTACATGAACGGAGAAATTTTCGATTTTTGTGCTGCGGAATCACTTGCCATTAGGGATGTGCCCGGCAGGGCGGACCTCTGCTTGATGCGTTTTGGTCCACTGTACGATGCGCCGAGGAGCGTCCCGATACCCGGGCCGCTGAACCCCCATCCGCGAGAGACCGTACCCGGGCTAACAAAACAAGAGATCATATACACCTCACAGACGGTGCCTAGGGGACAAATACGCCAGGCCATCGAGGGCAAAACGTTCTTGCAGATAAACCCGTTTTTGTGGTTCGATGGAGGGGCGTTCTGGCAGTTGTTCCTCTCTGTGGATTTTATGCTACTCTGTCCATCGCTGGACACCGTTCCGTCTCTGGCCAGGATCGTCGGACTCCTCACGGAGTGCGACAAGAGCACGTGCAAGCTGTGCAGGGGGCTGTTTGTACACGTCAACCCGTACCGCGGATACACGCCTCCCGACTCTCAAGGAACCTCCCCGTCGTGTCCCTGCCTTATCTCGTGCGGGGCCAGGCGCTCAACGGACGTGAGCATTACGGGACACGTGAATCTCCTGGGCCTGCTCTTTGAGGCAAAAGTACTCCCCAAAGTGTCAAAGCTGCGTTTAAAACGTAACCCCCACCCGGTACCCGTAGAGGATGCCATGGCTGGCTTGTTGGACGACGGGACCGAGGTGCGGCCCAGTTCGCCACCCTGGGCGCTCATTCGCCTGCCGGACCTGGCCAGTCGCGTGATGCTGTACGGATGTCAGAATTTAAAGAGCATGTGCTTACGTTCTTATTGAAGCACGTCGCGCACATCAGTGAACTCGGGCGCCGTCCGGGGCTCACGTACACGATCGTCCCATTCTCCTTCTTTATGTTAAGGTTTTTTGCCGGAAACCACCTGGACAGCGTGGCGATGACCTCGGAGAAGACCGCATTGGCCACGTGTTTCTGGTGGGCGACGTAACCCACGTGAATGTTTTCAACCGACGCGAGAAGGACGCTGATGATGGCCACCACGATCCACGTCTTCCCGTGGCGACGCGGAATAACGAAAACGCTGGCCTTCTGCTTAAACGTCTGTAACACCTCGTCCGTTGTTTCGAATAAACCAAAGTATTGCTTAAACGTAGCAAATAACTGGTGTGTTTTTTCGGGTGCTTTGATGGACGCGATAAAATAAAAGGTGTGCATAATCAACTGCTGTTGAAAGGGTTCCAGGCAGCAGACCCCGGACACGTAGCTACCGTTTAGAAATGACGACAGATTAGCTAAAAATTGCCGCAACTCGGCATAGACTGGACATTCGAGGAAAGTTTCGTGGGTCCGCTGGGCGGACAGGTATTCCATGTGCTGGTCCTGGGTACCCTCCCTTTGAACCCCAGAACACGCCAGTCTCAGGAAGTTCGCGAGTTTGTCGGTGAGCCTGGGCAAGGCGGCGTGACTGGAATTTCTGGGTTTTCCTAGTGTAGGGGGCGGCATGGGTTCCTGGAGTCTGCGGTAGGTTTGCAAATAATCGTCTAAAACCGAACTATATGCATTGACGGAGTGAATAACCCCCAGGCACGGGTGGGCCATCCGTTCGCTTTTGTCGTTACCCGATATAATAACGGGCGGCTGACAAAACCAGTTTTCGCGCCCGCTGTCTGCGACGACGCGCAGGTTGTTTCGAAGGCGGTCGCGATAGCTGGTTAACAGCATGTTCCCTCTGAGTTCTTTCTTGACTGGCGAGAACGCCGAGACCGGTCGTCGCTTTGCTAGGGGCGTTCAATTAGCTTTAGACCTGTGCGACAACACGCCCGGACAGTTTAAACTCGTTGAAACGCCTCTTAATAGTTTTCTGTTGGTATCGAACGTCTTGCCAGAAGCGCGACCGGTTCGAGACTGCCCGCATCCGGGAGGGTTTGACTTTGAGGATATTCACCTGCCGAAACTCACGCGCATGCGGCGTGTCCTGGAACGATACGGTGACCGTGACGACGGCCGCGGTGAATGCGGAAACGTGGCAGTCACTTCCGCGGTTGCGCCAGGGGCGGTGTTCTACGTGCAGTACGGGCAGGAGGAATGGAGGTGGGCGCTCACGTTAAGAAAGGACAAGTTGGTTAAAATGGCCGTAGAGGGCCTATCCGACCCCACGACGTGGAAAGGTCTGGAGCCAGTAGACCCTCTACCGCTTATATGGCTGCTGTTTTATGGGTCCAGATCGTTCTGTCGAGAGCCAGAGTGCCTCTATGAACGCAATTTTGGCATCAGGGGACCCATACTGCTACCGCCACACGTTTATGCCCCACATAAGGACGTAATGACCTTCGTCCATCACGTAATTAAGTACGTTAAATTTCTGTACGTAAACGCGGACGTTGGTTTCGAATCTGAGACGGCCCTGCCGTTTGAGGCTTCACGGTTGCGTGCCGCAGTCACACGTCTCAAGGACGTAGAAGCGGATGACGCGTACCTGTCCGCAAAGTGCATGTTGTGTCACCTGTATAAGCAAAACGACACGGTTTCTATTCACGGACCGCACGTGGGAGGAGTTATCGCATTGGGAGGAGACGGGTCGAGATATATAACGTCTAGTGTTCGGGCTCAACGGTGCACGAGCCGGGGAGATTTCATTTTGATTCCTCTGTACAACCTGGAAGAGCTCGTAAGCATGATAAGGGAACATGGCCTCGGCGACAGCTAAAAAAATGTTAATCAAGTCTGAGCTCGAGTCGGAGATAAACAAAAAACTGTCGATCTCCGTCTTCGACAGGTTTGGGGCAGACAGTGCGGTGTTTAGTGCGCAGTATAAGGGAACCAGGGAATCTCTACGGTCATACACCAACCTAAAAAAGAAGGACGATCTGGCCACGGTCGTCGGAACGCTAGAAACGTCGCTACGTGAAAAACAAAGCGAGCTGGAAATACTGAAGGCGTTTAACAGGAAAAAAATTGCAGAGTTTGACACCGTGGCGGACGCGGTCCGCGACCTCAAGGACGAGCTGTACGGAGAGCTGGAGGTTCTGGGTACGCTCGAGGATGAATCTCTTCCCGTGGAAGAAGAGTCCCCAAAAGACGACATTATTAGATGGAAATTGGAGCGTTTGCCCAGAGTGTGCTCCAAAAGCCCTTGATCCAATCCCAAAGGTGCATTCGGACATTGAAAAAGCCGCCGCGTCTCACATAACCGTCATTAGGACCCGCAAGACGCTCGCCCAGCTTAAGATACCCAGCGACTGGTGTCAGTGTAGTCACCGGGCAACGGACTGGACAGCCGTGCTAGGTCGCGGCTCGTATGGCGTGGTGAGATCCATGTCCCTCGGGCGCTGCGTTAAGCATTTTGGTAGCCGGCGTGAGTTTTTTTACGAGTGCATCTTTAACGATATCGTCCGCGCGTGTCGGGAGAGATATCCCCGAAATCGCGGGGGCGATCGTATACTGTGTTTTCTGGAGCCGTGCGTACCGTGTCGCGCCCTGATATTCCCACAGCTAACAGGAAACCTGTTAAATGCCGACCTCAAACACGTGGACCCCGAACGCCTGGCGGTTGAGTTTTCCGAGCTGAAGGAAGGCGTTAGATTTCTTAATAATATGTGTGGGATCGTGCACTGCGACATCAGTCCCGAAAATATACTTATCAAAGGGGAACTGACGACTGCATACGGGAGACTTATGATTGGAGATCTAGGGTCAGCCTCCTTACACACGGGAACCCCTTGGACCGGAGTAATGGTGACCTCCAAACTGGGCTTCGTGCAGCACACGTATCATTTCAAAACGCCGGCAAAATTTCTCTGCAAACACATTTATAGGCCGTCGTGTCTCCTTTATCGGTGTCTACTTTCGTGCACAGGGGGGCCGCGAGCGTTGGTGCTCGATCAGCCCTTCCAGATCACGCCTCAGCTCGGTCTTACGATTGACATATCCTCCCTCGGTTATAGTTTGCTAGCGTGCTTAGAGAAATATCTTCAGCCAGCTGACCCATTTCCCCAGCAGGGAGCGTTGGCGGGCGCTTCCTCTGAGTCCGCCCACCCGTTGTTTTATTTGAGTTGCATGGTGCCCAGAGTAGTCATCGCCGAGATTTTCTCTAGGGCCTGGGACATTCCCCTCGATTTGGGCATTGACTCATCTGGCAGTGCGCCAGCTATTCCCCTGAGAGAATCTTACAGGCGTGTTTTTGCGGACCAGTGTAGTTTATATAGGGCGCAATTCAAAGAGGATGCGTTAGAAAACGCATCCTCGCGGCTGTGTGGTTCAAAACTTAAACTAGTCCTTCAGAAGCTGTTGGTCAGGGACTACTTTAGCCACTGCGGAAACTGCGGAGATCATGGATTTTTTTTCAGATAAACCCATGGTTCAGGAGATGGCGCTGCTTGACATCGATGAGCAGCAGCGGCTCATCTCAAAGATGAGTCTGGCTAACTTTTTAAGACACGATTGCGTTAGGGCTTTTTTTGACGAGGCCAAAAGGGGGATCAGCATGCCGGCCATGAGGTTCGTGTATAATTTTTACCTGTTCGCCAAAGTGGGGGATTTTATTGGAAACACGGACGTGTATGATTTCTACATAACCAAGGTGTTCAAGGGAAGGCGCCTGACGCTGCTGGCCGACGTGTACGACGCGTGTTTAAACATGCACCCGCACGATCGACATCACGTGTGTGCGTTGATTGAACAGGTCACCCGCGGCCAAAACATCAACCCTCTGTGGGACGCTCTGAGGGACGGCATAATTTCGTCGTCAAAATTTCACTGGGCCATAAAACAACAAAATTCATCAAAAAAAATTTTTAACCCGTGGCCCATAGTCAACAATCACTTCGTCGCGGGCCCGCTGGCGTTTGGACTGCGTTGCGAGGAAGTGGTTAAGAAGATACTGGCGACGCTGCTCCACCCCGGCGAGGCACACTGCGAGGACTACGGTTTCATGCAGAGTCCTCTCAACGGCGTCTTTGGGGTCTCCTTGGATTTTGGCATTAACGTCAGGTCTGATCCTAAAGACGGCCTAGAGTTTCACCCGGACTGCAAGATTTACGAGATAAAATGCCGGTTTAAGTACACGTTCTCTAAAATGGAGTGCGACCCCATCTACGCAGCGTACGTTAAGCTGTATCAAAAGCCCAGCATGCAAACGCTCAAGGGGTTTTTGTACTCTATTGCTAAACCGGCTATAGAGTTTGTCGGCGAGGACAAACTCCCCAGCGAATCGGACTATTTGGTGGCGTATGACAAAGAATGGGAGGTGTGTCCGCGGAAAAAGAGGCGCTTGACTGCCGTACACCATCTAGTTAAGAAGTGCATGATTCATAACTCTACGGCGCCGTCCGATGTGTATATATTGTCGGATCCTCAGGAAACGGGAGGCCAAATTAATATTAAAGCTCATTTAAGAGCTAACCTATTTGTAAACGTCAGGCATTCGTATTACTATCAAGTTTTGCTCCAGTCTCTAGTCGTGCAGGAGTACATTAGTCTCTCCAAGGGAACTAAAAATCTGGGAACGCAGAAAAACTTCATAGCGACTGGATTTTTTAGAAAAAGGCAGTTTGAAGACCCGAGTAACTGCACCATCGGTGAATTTACCCCTCTGGATCCACACGTGGAGATACCGACCCTGTTAATTGTGACGCCGGTATACTTTCCCAGCGTGGCCAAACACCAACTGGTAAAGCAGGCAACTGAATTCTGGTCGGCCAGTGCGCGCGAGGCCTTCCCAGAGCTACCATGGGATTTATCCTCTCTGTGTGCAAACGCCCCGCCAACACCGTAGACGTGAAGGGGGAACCTATAGACGTTTCCAAAGAATTCGATCCCATCATTGACGAAGAAAACATCGTACTGTTAACCGCGGATTCTTCAACGCCGACCGTGCTGTATAAAAACAAACCCAAGCAGCCCAAACATAAGAAAAAAAATAAAAAGCCAGAATTTGTTTAAGCATGCGTTTCTTTATTATTATCGTGGGGTAGGGGTTAGCGGGAATCATATGTACTTTGTGTACGCTTCCTCAGAATCGCTCACCTCTTCTTCTGTTTCATACAACGCGTTTAGTTCCGGGGAGTACTTGACCTTTGTCGTTTTCTCTTTGGTGCTTTGAGGAACGGGTGCGTATTCGGGAGCCTTGGCGCACCATTTCCAATCGTTTCTAATAATCCTTAAGATGATGGCCAAGATGCACATAACCGGAATCATGGAGATGTTTACGGCTATAACTTTGTGCAGGCGGGCGGATACAAATACCTGGTCGTAACGGACAACTGGAAGTAGCAGAATCAGGTAACTGACAAAAACGCCAACGTAGAACCCGATCTGGTGCTTTAGATACTTTGCTAGAAAAAGTTCTGTATTGATATACCAAGCTATCGTAAGTACAAAAAACAGGTTTATAGCACCAAAGACGATGTCGGAAACTAGCATATAAAAACTGTTTCCGATCGCCATCATCGTGCCTAGAGAAAATACCAGCATCTCCAGGGCTATCAGGGAGAGATAAAGATTGGCGCCGATGGGTTTACCGTAACGCAACAGGGTGTCTAACAAGCTATTCTCCGGAATCTGCTGTTCCAGAACGCGCAGGGACCAGGTGGCCGAATTGCACGAGATCATAGCCTGGACGTGCGTAAACGACAGGCAAAAATGTATACAGTAAACAAACGAGGCTAAAAGTATATGCTTGTAAGACAAGACGTGAATAAATAACTGGATGGTCCACAGCCGCAGAATGGACATGAAAACTACACTGTGGGAGCCTATGAGCACAATCCAGGTCTGGAGGCTGGTCATGGTAGTCGCGTGCACGCGTTTGGCCCTAAAGATGGCCACTATGGCCCACGCGTAATAACACAGTAGATAGCCGTCCACCACGAACGCCCAAGAGATGTACACGAACATTTCGGGGGCTTCCAGAAACAGCGTTGGCGTCAGGTGTTTTGCCGAACTCCTAACCGTTAAGTTTAGCGCGCTATAGTTAACCAACGTGTTAAAGTAGCACGGAAATCCGAGTCCTGGGAACGTGGCTGTCAGGGGCACGACCGCCGACATAATAAACATAAGTCCGAGGATCACCAGTAGTTTCACCCACGACGATAAGATAAACGAGTCGCTCCGTGAGATTTTCATGTTTTGGCAACCGCTCACAACCGCGCCCAGCAAACCGGCAGTAATATCAACGAGTGGCTTGCCTGTTAAGAAGTTAAATAGGCCCGCTTTTAAATATCACATTTCTGTGCAAAGGAGTCGAGCTACGCCACCATGAGCGCCCGGGAGGTGGCACTCACGGGACATGTTTTGCGCATCTCCCTGCATAGCGCGCACGAGCGCGACAAGTTAATGATATGGCAGGTTAATTTACTTTTATGCCAACAATGCGGAATTAAGGGAGATACCGCATACCTATTCGTCACCGAAACCTTAACCAATACCGAATGGGGAACCATGCCCGTGATGAACCGGCACGTACCGTCCATCAACGAGTACGGCCGTAATCACATGCAGTGGGAGCTCCGCATTCGTTTACGGAATCCCATTCTGCGAGCGCTAACCGGTTCGGACGGCGCGGTTAACGTGAGGGTCAGCGAACCGGATATGGTGATCGTGGGCTGCGAGCGAGTGTCAGATCACTCGTGTTCGGTGCGAGTGACTGGCGCTTATCTTCACTGTGATACCACTATGGAATTTGGATTAGATTCTAGCGTGTCTCCCACCCGAGAATTTTGGTTTTCGGAGATGTTTTCTAAATGTACAGTGTCGAACATAGAAGTTTACCTTAAAACGGCGGCTGGGTTGTACTATAGGGCGTCCAGCGCCACGCAATGCCGAAAAAAGGCGAAAGAGGGCGCGCTGGGTATTTTTGATATCTTTAATAGCGAGTCTCGCGAAATACGGGTCGCGGGGCAAAAATACCTCTTGAGTATCGCCACGGCGGCCTTTCACGTCCTCTGGGTGGACGAGACGTGCATGTGGAACGGGGCCCTGGCCGAGTTTTTTAGAGCGCTACACAATAAGTTGTTTAACGACCGGGAAGGCCTGCCGCCGGCGCTTACGTACGTGTGCCCGGGAGCCACTTTGGAGGGAACCCCCTTTCCACCTTACTTTTCCGCGTTTCCACACCTCCCCATAGTGTTTGAAAAACCGCGCAGAATTGACGTGACCTCGGTTCAGGAACTGCAAGAATCGCAGATTGCGGTACACTGGGCGCCGTTTAAACATTCAATTTTAGGGGATCAACTGCTCATACCCGGCATTTCACCTGGAAAGCCGGGTACACTGCCCGTGCGCTGGCCACTTTGGGTGGAGGACGTTAACCTGAGCCTCTGTGAGAGCACCGAAAGCGTCGCTCGCATAGCTTCCCCACATTCTATCATAACTTTAGAAGTCTCAAATCTTTTGTGCCGGCGCCTGAGGGGCCACCGCACGCCCGCCGAAAACAAGTTAGAGTACATAGCGGCCCTCTGCTCTAACGACCTTCGGCTTGTCCTTCAAGAGGAATATAACCGGTTACTCGCCACCATCTTCACGTGGGCGGCGGCTAGCGGGTACACCTGGGCGGCCATCGATAAAACTACAGTGTTTGTAAAATCCCCGCCGCTCAGCGCGGATGTAAGTGGTTCATGTCCATCTCTAAATAGTTGCTAGCGACAATAATGTTGCGAGAGCTTAAAATAGCATTTCATTTCCTTTCACAGGAACAGCAAAAGGTCGTGACCCATCTTGAGAAGCTGCTGGGATTTCCCGTAGAGGAAACGTTCCGCCCATCCGCTTGGCTAAAGTTCACAGTTTGCTCCGCATCCGTATTCCTAAAAATACCAGCCGGGGTTCTGTATGCCGGACGCGAACAAGACCCCGTCGGTGAAGCAAAGCAGGACTCGTGGTTAAACTGTGTGGTGCATGGCATGACGCTAACGCTTAACAATTTAATGTCACCGATCGAGGCGCTAACGAGCATATTACCCACGCTTTTCGCCAGCAGGCGGTGCGTTAGCTTCTGGCTCCTGCCACGTGTGTGGATGAAATCTGCGCCTATATGCCCTCCCCTACCTATTGACTGTGTCGTGCCTTTACGATTTATCGTTACCAAACGTGGACCGACCTGTTGGTATAAGGAGTGGCCGTTACCCGTAGATACTGATTTCATGTACTATCTTCAGGAAGCTTTACGTATTTTTAGCATTGTAGCCCACGGGGAGGTCACGGAAAGTTACGCGGAGGACATACGACACTTAGAGAAGTTTGAAAAGGTATTATGTTTATTTTAGAACAGGGTTTGTCGGGGAAGGCTGTGTAGACTGGTTATTTGGAAGTATTTCAATACAGATGCGTTGTGGAGATGTTTGGTAAAAACCGTGCTGCAATAAAACATGTTAAACGTTTCAAGCTGGCTGTCTTCTTCCCTGATGTTCTCTTCCAGACGAAAGGATTCCAGATAAATTGGCTTCAGTAAGCCTCTCATATCGTCAGTATTCTCGTCCAACAGCTTGTGAAGTTTATACCGTACAAGGGGCGGAACGCGCAGAACGCCTTGTGGCGGGTTTAACTCGTGGTATGCGGCCAGGGTCGATGCGATCACTTCGATTCCGTACAATATAAACGCCGACTCGTTGCACGTATACCTCTCGTGTAGATACCTGGCCCGGTCAAGCGCGGACAGAACAAATGATAGGGGTGGCTTATCGTAGTTCTCTAACATGGAAAGGATGCAGCAGAGCTCGGTTACGCTCGCGCTCGCTGGCTTAAACAGCTGAACACGGTCGGAGAAGACGTGCGGATAGATGTCCAGCGCGTCTACCATGTCCTCGTGTTCGATCACGCAGGCAAACACGAACCCGGCAAATGTCGCCGACTGAAGCCGGGTTCGGACGTGCACGCCTAGATCCGGGACGTTCAATCGCCCTCGAATACATAACTTGGGCGTATTAGAAGCCATGCAGATGCTGTTTTTTTTATGCACTTCCAACATCAGCCTAGGCAGAACCGGATAATTATAGGGGCCCCTAGATGAGCATTCCGTTTCAGTCATGACCGTTTCCGATCTGTGCTGTTCCCCCATTAAACGCTTCAGTATTTGGTCCATCGGTGACCGACGGGCTCGCGTGTTCGCAATATTTGTGTCCTATGTCATTTATATACACCGACAGCCTGCTGTCGGCGTACAGCTGGTCCGCGATATCATGTAAACTCAAGGAAATGAGAGAGTGATTTATGAGGTCCATGTGAGTCAGTTTGGCGATTATGTACGTAAATGGGCCTAAGAGAATGGAAACCGTGTCCTGCGAGTAGGCGATGCTGGTCCGTTGTCCCTGGTTGTCAACCACCGGGGTCAGGTTGTACGTCTGAAACATTTCTCCCTCCCACAGGCTAGTCAGCTCTCTGAGCATCTCCATGAACGGGGGAACGTATTGTGAAAAAAAGCTGTTTACTACAGAGCTGCCCTTAGGGATATGACATTCGGACAGGGTGATGCTCGGATCGCGCAGGCCGGATAGGGCCTGCAGTGTATTCTGGGTGAGTATATTAATATCGTGTCTAGGCTTGCCGGCCTCCGGCAAACTCTGGAGCAACTGCGTCTCGATGCACTGAATTTTCTTAATGCAGTCGTCTCGTTCTTTCTCGAGGTTAGCGATCGTATCGAACTGCTCGTTAATCTGGTTTGTCAGGCACTTGAACACGGTGTTAGAAACCTGTTTTCTCAAACCCTGGGTCGTACTTTCCGCGCCCGTCCCGAAAAGCTTATTTTTATCTACGATGTTCTGAGAGACGTCTGTAACAAAATCTTCCACGACGTCTGTGATGCCGCTCACGGTCTTGTTCTCCGCCAGCTTTATCAACAGGTTTAAGAGCTCCCTCTTGGGGTCGGTTTTCTGAGACGATTGCTCCAGGCGAGTCAGTATGTCTTTGTACATGTCGTTGCACGTACTACCGACCAGTGCCTTAAGAGGCGCGGTATTTAGCAGCTGGCACAGTTTTGCGTGCTCCGCTGTCCTGTGACACGTCATAACAGCGGTAAATAACCGGTACAGTGGGCTGTCAAACGCGACGCGTCCATTATAAATTATAGGGCGCGACACAACCTCGACCGTTATATCTTTTTGCCTGTAGGTGCCGATATAAGATGCCTTCTCTACGTTAAACTCCACGGACACCTCCGCGTAGTCTGGGATGTAAATGGACGTTACATCGGTCATTATCGCTGTAATCTCCTGCGCCAGTTTGTCGACGATTCGTGATATTGTGACGTCTCCGGAGGCGTACGTGCGCCTCATCTGCTGACAGTGCGCTTGTATCCGGGCGATCGTGTCACCGTCCGGCGCGCGCCTGACGACCGGCACTAGACCCATGGCCACCACCCAGTCGACGTATCGTTCGTACGATAGAACAGTTCTGGCGTGAAGTACCTGATTAATCGTGTTTAGTAATAATTGATCGACCGTCAAACGAACAGTACGGGCCCACGAGTCGAAAGTAGACCGTTTAAACTCCGGCGTGAGGTGCTCGACGCCGCGCCAGCGAGTCTTTAGGGTGGTCTCGAAGTTCGTCCAGTCCTTTAGGACGTTGTCGTACGTGCAGCTTCCCAGTGCCGTCCTGTACAGGTGTATGAACAGCTGCCTTCCGAAAATCCCTGGATTTCGGAGGCTGGAGTGCAGCGTCTGACCGCGAACGTACGCGTACTTGCCCTGCAGTATCTCAAAGAGCGAGATGGAGAGTTCCGTGGGATGCACCGGACACGTCGAACCCAGCCCGGGATTCATCTTGAACATGACGTCCGATGCCAAAGTCAGGGGTGTTGTGGATCACGTCAGTCGCCTGTCAAATATAACTACCAGTCCACCGGAAATGGGTTGGTACGACCTGGCCTTTGATCCGGCGGAAGATTCTGGACCCTTCTTGCCATTCACCGTATACCTGATTACTGGAACCGCTGGCGCAGGGAAGAGTACCAGCATATCGGCTCTATATCAGAATTTAAACTGTCTGATCACGGGCGCGACCACGATTGCGGCACAGAACCTTTCGCGTCGCCTGAAGACGTTCTGTCCCACGATATTCAGCGCGTTCGGATTTAAGAGTCGACACATTAATGTCGCCGTGAGAAAACCTCAGCAGACCGGGTCCGTCTCGATAGAGCAGATCCAGCAGCAGGAGCTGTCAAAGTACTGGCCGGTCATAGTGGACATTATGAAAGAGGTCATGGCGAAGAAGCCAAACGGCATGTACGGAACTATATCCGACGCCGATTTCGAAACGCTGGCGAGGATGACCGGGCCTTCTCTATGGACTTCCAATATCATCGTTATCGACGAAGCCGGGACCCTATCCTCCTACATCCTCACGGCCGTAGTGTTCTTTTACTGGTTCCTCAACAGCTGGCTGAATACCCCTCTATACCGCCAGGGGGCGGTCCCGTGCATAGTATGTGTCGGTTCGCCGACGCAAACCAGCGCGTTCCAGTCGACTTACAACCACGGAACGCAGAAAACAGAGATATCGTCGTGTGAGAACATCCTGACGTTCGTTATAGGGAAAAAAATGGTATCTGACTACGTGCACCTGGAGAAAAACTGGGCGCTGTTCATAAATAACAAGCGCTGCACAGATCTACAGTTTGGACACCTTCTGAAAATTCTAGAGTATAATCTTCCCATCCCGGACGAAGTAATGAGTTACGTGGACAGATTTGTCGTGCCTAAAAGCAAAATTATGGATCCCCTGGAATACATAGGCTGGACCAGGCTGTTTTTGTCACATAGCGAGGTGAAGGCGTATCTGACGAATTTACACACCTGTCTGACGCTGGCGGGCGATACCAAGGACACCAAGCTCTTTACCTGTCCCGTGGTGTGCGAGGTATTTGGTAAACCGTTCGAAGAATACAAGCGAGCGGTCAACCTAACACACCTCACAGTTACAGAGTGGGTAACAAAAAACCTCTTTAAGCTAAGTAACTACTCGCAATTCGTGGATCAAGATATGTCAATAGTGGCCACCGAGTCCACCGAACGCTCGACCCACGTTACGTTCGTTACCAAGTTTGTTAAAAACAGCCACGTGTCTCTAAACGGGAAAACAAAAAAATGCATATGCGGCTTCCAGGGCACGTATAGCGAGTTTAAGAGAATTCTAGACAGCGAGCTCTTCGTAGAAACGCACTCGCACGATCGCCCGGAATACGTATACGGGTTTTTAAACACGTTACTGTACAACGCCATGTATTCATTTCACGCGTACGGCGTGTCTAGGGCACACCAAAAATATCTGGAAGACCTAAAATTCGCACCCCTCCCGGCCTCCCTCGCCCCAGGGGGTGTAAACTTGGAAACAGTCCGCGACGAGTTAAACGTGGACGACGACATCTTCTACCACGTGTGCAGTCCGCCGCCCCCAGCTAATGTCACCTCCCTCCAGGTGTTGGTAGACACGTACTGCGCCCTGAAGGAGGTGTTCGCCTCCAGGGTCAAGCTGGCGTGTCGTTGGTTTGGTGAGGGGTTTGAAACAGAGACGTTTTCCGCGTTTACGGTTAACATGGTCGTGAGGGACGGGGTTGACTTTGTTTCCCCTTCTGAACGTCTGAGCGGGTTGTTGGCGTTTGCCTCGACCGTGGAATCGTATAAGATTAAAGGATACACGTTTTTACCCGTGGCTTTTGGCCGCTTTCAGGGCCTGCCCCTCAGCGATGACCTCAGGAAAAAGATGCCCTCTCTGGTCGTGCAAGACTCTGGCGGGTTTATCGCATGCCTGGAGAATAACATTACCAAACTGACGGAAACCCTGGAGGACGGGAGCGTATTTCAAGTATGCTGCGCGGGGGACTATGGGGTCAGTTCAAATCTAGCCATGACTATCGTGAAGGCCCAGGGAATGTCACTGGAGCGGGTGGCCGTGGTATTTGGGGCCCACAAAAACGTTCAAACGAGTCACGTATACGTGGCAGTGTCCAGGGCAGTCAACTCAAATTATCTGGTCATGGACAGCAACCCCCTTAAAACTCTCCTCAGGGAACCCGTGGATAACACCTCCGCCAAACACATAGTCCGCGCCCTCCATAACCCAAACACCACCCTCATCTACTAAATAAACCACGCAAAGTGAAAAAACATCGTGCTTTTATTTAATCCAGCCACGGCCACGGGTAGTTGTCGTTTCCACACACCGGGGGGGTAGCCGCCATATTCTGACGCCCGGATACTCCAGCGCCCTCTGAGCTGGAGGTCGCCCCTCCCTTCGCGGTCGAGGTTACACGTCTCTTTCGCCCCTGGGTCGTGCCCACGTAAATGATGTCGTCCTCGCTGTCATCGTCCAGGCGGGACGCTCTCCGCTTACAGTTTGCGCGGGCGCCGCCCACGGCCCCGTCAACCTCGTCATCGCTGTCTGAGGATGAACACAGATCAATCACATCGGCGCCACCCGAGCCCGCGTTGGCGTCGAACTCGTCTTCTGTCCCGACAGAGTTCTGGTCATCCTCATCCTCGTCATCCGATGAGGATATAATAATAGTTTCTTCGCCTGCCGCGGCCCCCGTTTCCTCAGTCAGGTCGTCATCGGATGACCAATCGCCCTCTGGCGGCGATCTAGAAACATCACCGGGCCAGGGGCCAGTGGAACCCCGCGGTGAAAAGCCATCGGTTTCGTCATCATTGTCACTCTCATCGTTGTCCTCATAGTCATCTATAAAAAAATCGTCGCTATTCGAGTCTGATGACGGGGGGGCGCGGTGCTGACCCGTGACCACCGCCACGGGCCGCGGGCCCCCAAAAGCGGTCAGCGGCGCTGGTGCGTTGGGCTGTGCGACTGGACCGGACTCGACGATGACGGACGGTCTGGTGTTACTCGGACGAAACAAGTCGCCTTCACTTAAAGCCAGGCCTATCTTAGGGGGGGATGAGACCGGCGGCTCAGTGTTGGTCTCTTCATCCACGTCACTGTCATCATAGTTGCTGTCCTCCGACCGCGAGTCTGTTTCATCTGGCGTTTTTGGAGTAGTGGGAGGAGAGTCTAAATCAAAAACACTATCCGGTGCGCTCATGTCAATAACCCGGGGACCTTGGTAACCTGGCGGCACCGGCAACGCGGTGCCGGCTCCGGCGAACAGAAAACGTCTTGTTCTCTTTTTTGGCGCCCCCGGAATTGGCAGCATCCTCGGCGTGGCCGGCGGCGTCCTCGGAGGGTCCGATAAGAACATGGCCATGACCTAGACGGTCACCTATAAACCCGTACCGTAGAGTCCGGATCAGTTAATACTCCAATCAACGGCACCCCTCTGATTTTGAATCAGATAGTCATTTGCGAGTTTAAAATGATTGCAGCCTAGAAACTGCGGCCAGGGAGAACCAGCCGCACCGTGGGCGGCAGCCAGGGGAGACGGATGGCGCGCCTTAAGGACAAGATGCCTCTGCCCGTTTATCAGCGCCGCTTTGTCTATAGCCCTTCTTCCCCACAGCATAAAAACGCACCGCTGAAGCTTGGCAGACAGGCAGCTTATTATGTAGCTGGTGAACCAATCCCAGCCGAGGCTACCGTGTGACCCCGCCTTCCCCCTTTCCACCGTCAGAATGGTGTTCAGAAGCAGAACGCCCCGTTTTGCCCAACAGTCCAAGCACCCGTGAGATGGAACGTTAAACCCAGGTACAGTGTTGGCTAACTCCTTAAAGATATTGTTTAGACTCGGTGGTATGCTGTAGCCCGGAGCAACGCTAAAGGCCAGTCCGGTAGCTTGACCGCGATGGTAAGGATCCTGACCGAGTATTACAACTTTAATATCCTCGGGGTCACAACAATACGACCACCACATGATTTTGTCTATCGGTGGATAAATCACAGTCACATTACTCATGTCTGTTACCCGTTTCAATAGAGCCGCGAGTTTATTTTTTAAAAATGGAGAAAGATTTAAAAATTCAAGCCACGAGTCACTAAGCAGCAATGTGTGCGTGGGTAATTCCTCTAACCGTGCCAGGGACATTTTGCGCCAAACTACTGTCTCGAGCCAAGTATCCATAAATCCCCACGCCTTGCACCTACTTTACGCGTGCGGGGGGCTGGAATACGTTTGAATGTTGTTAAGTCCAGAACGGGCTGTCGAGTAGTTATACTTTCATTATCACTATGGGTGTCCTTAAATGCAGCCAAAAAATCATCCAAACTAATGCGCACGTAATTCAGTAAGTCAACTTCCTCTTGATAAACGCTAAAATCAAGGCTACTTAAAATTCTTATAAAAAACGCCCTAAGGTGAAAACCATTAACGCATAATTCTGTAGTAATTGTTCCAACTTTATATCTTAACGTTGCAACGCAGCGTCCTTGACACCACGCCAAATCTGTAAAGTGGAAAGAGGTTATTTCAAATGGTAAAGGAATGTTAATTCCAGTCAGTGGCACAATGTCACAACACGGATTTGGAATTAAACCATGACAATATCCAATATACAGTATGCAATAAATTGTCAAACTTAATGTATACATGTTCCTTATATTTCTTATCTCATATAAATCTTCACTTCGTACTTATATACGTTGTAAGCTGCACGTATATTATATAAATTAAAAACCTTTAAAGAGAGAGTAACTAAAAATACATACTTCCGGATATCCGCCCAGCTGTTGCCCCGAAAATACAGAAATGACTACATAAACAAACCTGAAACCAATTTTATTCTTCACACATGCAACAATATTTCAGAGCAACACCATGTTAATAAAAATACACAGCATGCACATTTTTAGCTAAGCTCCTCAAATGCAATTTCCTCGTCAATTAATGACTCAGCAACCTCAGTTTCCGCGTCTGTGTCGGAAATAAATGAGTCCAGGATACCCTCATCATCGCCACAAATTAATTCCAGGGTTTGTAAAAGTTCATCCACTGAATCAAATGCTGTTGTCAAGGATGTTGATTCTAATTTTGTCTCATCCAGGCCGTGAGTGGGCGACATTCTTGGGCAAGACCCCACGAATCTGGCACTCTCCATACAAACGGAAGGACGCATCTGATCGTTCACGAGGGGAAGCATATTTATTTTTATATCATCAGGAACCGGGCCCGTCAATGACGCACATATGTCCATTAAAATTGGAGTCGCGACACTGGTTGAGTTAACAGTAAAAAAAATCGTGTCAGTCTCACAGATGCAATTATTTTTTAACCACACGAGGGCATGATAAAACGGCTCGTCTGTGTCAAGGCCGCTGACGCGGCAAGCGCGGCTTACGGCCATATCCAGATTTGTTAAATCTGTTCTAACGTACGCGTCTAAAATCAAATAGAGCCACGATAAGTTTAAGCAGGAGGCAACGCGGCTGGTTTCCACCCGTACATCCGCGCTCAGAAACCCAAACTCTCTAGGAACGCACATCAAAGCGTTCAGACAGAATTCCGAAACCGAAACCCTAGCTCTAAGCACCATCTGGTTATAAACTGCGGTTAGGAGACGAGCGGCCCCACATTGCCTCTTGTGAGGATTCAGTCTGGGTGGCCTGCAGGCTTGCTGACAGGCCTGCAGCTGCCTGGCGGCGCTCGTGCAGTTCTGACAGCCGCACGCCTGCTCCAAGGCGAGACAGAGGCGCTCTTTACAGTCGCGCCATATCTCGGCCACCGGGGACTCACTAGCGTGATCCTTTACGTGCATGTATAGCTGCTGGGTAATAAACCTTACGCCTTGTAAAAGGGGTATAAGGTCTGTCTTCTCCATTGTTTTCTCTGAATCTATAGCTACTTCTTTGAGTATAACCAGAGACGCCAAAAATCCGGGATGGTCGATCCCTTTAAAAAATCGCAAGAGCGACCGGATAGCTCTGTCCGCGTTTCCATGCCGTTCAAAGGCATCCACGATCGATCTCCAGTGGGACTCAGTTTTCCTGTTAACACCCGGGACGGGAATAGAAACAGCCATGACACCGTGAACTTCCTGATGGCTCCTAAAACTAACCCCGAAACAGGGCTAAATACCAATGACAGTCACCCCTACCCCAAGCCACGCCCCCATACTAATAGACCGGGGTGAGTAACCACGCTCTCCTTTAAAAACCCATACGTCGGGTTTGTAAGGTAAACAGCTCGTGTATATTTCAGACGCCTGTCATAAAATGGATACCGACGACACTCAGGTAATTAAAACTTTTTTATTCAAGGTTTATGAGGGCGTGTTTACAGTGGTGTAGGTGGGAGCATATCTCGCCAATGGGAATGTTTGATGAATCCACGCTCAGCGATCGAATCAGGTGCTCCGTGTACTTTACTAACGCGGCCGAACCTAGGTCGGGAGTGTTTAGGTCGTACCAACCAAAAAACTGCCTGGCCTCGCCTTTCAAAAGCTCGATGCAGGCTTTAATCGTGTCCAGCAGCTTATCTTTAAAGATGCAGCTCTGGTACATTTTTATGACGGTGGTCCAAAAGAGACAGAGGTTTAAAAACACGTTAAATTGCGTGTCCTGATAGTCCTCGTATATCACCCCCTCCACAAGAAAAAATTTTTTAACTAAACTCGCCAGGTACTGAAACGATGGCACGGACGTGTCGTGGAAGGTGTCTATCATTTCCTTCACCTCGCCTTTAAAGGCGTTGGTCACGCCGACCATGTGAGACAAACACCAACTCAAAGGTGACGTTGGATCGTGAGGGGGTAATAATTCGTGAACGTGGGGGTACTCCAGTTTTAGGATCTCCGGCAGGATGCGGACGAGTTCTTCGTCAAATCCTAAGCAACCGGCATCCACCAGGGGCAGTACTGAGTTAATAAGTCTCCGAATCCTATCGTTTGTAATCTTGTGAAGCTCCTTTAAACAATAAACCATGTTGCTTCGGCACTGCGGCACGATAAACCGCTCTCCTTTCCTGTGCTGCATCAGCACCTGGAGTATCTTGGACAGGTATAACGCCCGTTCAAGTCTCAGGGCGGCTGCCTGATAGAGCGGGTTGCGGGCATTGACGGTCAGTGTGTTCATCTCACCGACTATCATACCGAGCGGCGGATAGTGGAACTTATACATATGATTTAAAAGATGGTCTTTCCCGTGATGGCGACTCATGGTCGTGTTTTAACGTTCACAGGGTGTTAAGAAACTCAGAAGGTCCTGCGTGGACAACTTTTGCGGACTCTCCGAACCTCTCAGGGATAAGCTTTACCATGCGGTGCTTCTTATAAACGAGGCATATGTAAAAAAACATGACCCACGTGACCTAAATAAGCTCACAGAAGAAGTCTGTCAATCTATAGTACTGGAATGTGCCTCGCTGGGTCCCGTCTCCGGGCTCATCACGGATCTGAATCTCTTTAACCTGTTCTGCCTCTACCGGGGATCCCGGGTAAAAACCCGCGGGGCCGCCACGTGTAACGTCCCGTGCGCGGAATGCGCACAGGGCGTCGTGCGAATCCTCACCGAGCGGGCCCTATGCTGTACAGAAAAGATGTTTATAGCGTCAGCCTGCAGCGGAGTCGTCTTACCGCCCCAGTTTGCCAAAGTGCTACACGACGTATATGCGGAGATGAAGGCCAAGTGTTTGGGGGCGTGGCGTCGTCTTATATGTTGCCGGAGACCAATCATGGCCATTGCCGATTCGGTCCTAACCACGTATAATACTTTAGATTCTGAAGGGAAGATTGACCCTAAACTCAAAGCCCTGTGCAAACTTGTTTTTCAACCCATCTTTCTTCAAAGAATCCTGGCCCCAATGCAGTTACTGGCCAACGGTAAAATGGTCCCCGATAATTACTTCACCATCACCGGCACGGCAGAGAAAAGGCGCCCTGTCGTGACTGGAAATACTAGCGGAATGACGTGTACTGGAAGCAGCTTGGTCCCTGATTCTCTGATCCTGCCAGTATGCGAACCGGGGCTCCTCCCGGCACCCCTGGTTGACCTCGCTAACGTCTTAGAAAATCCAGACATCATCCTCGGTGCTCCACCCCTGAGTCAATTTGTCATCACGAACACGCATCCAAGTCTGCCTCAGTCAGTCAGCATTATCACGCCAACTCAGGGAGTCCCTGGCCAATCTTTTATAGACACGTGGAAGGCGGTGTCGCAGAGCATTCACCACCAGGCGCAGGCGCCCATCTTCGCCGCCGCGCTGACCGGGTCGACCCCCGCGGCCCCCGGACCGTACATCGCATGTTCACCCGTCGCCGGCACGTCCCGGCAGGTGGAAACGCGCGTGGGCGTCGATTGCGGTAAACCAGCGTGCGCGCCACAGACCGCGGTACCCGTTTGTGGCGCCACCAAGCGGCCGGAGACGGTATCACAGCCCTGCAGCGTCCCCGTGAAAAACGTCCACATCGGAGGCCGCGTATACGCCCCCCTAGTCAATATACCAGTAATAGACCTAACGTCCCCGTCCAGCTCGAGCCAGAGCCCCGGTAATAACGCCAATACTCCAGAAGCTCGCATGGCGGCCGGCTCCCCGCCCTTTGCGGAAACCGCGGCGTCGATCCCGGCTAAAAGGAAGCAACAACACGACGAAGCGTCGAACAAAAGATTGAAGGGTGACGGACTGAACGTCGCGACCGCGGCCCCTCTACCGGGACCGTCCGCGGTGCGCGTTCGAGAGCAGGGATTATTTGACTTAATTGAAAACACCTCGTCGTCGATGGATTCGAACGCACAGGGGCAAAAAACCGACGACGACATGCTAGCTGCCATCCTGCAGGACCTATATGGCCTACAATCCCCCCCAAATATCAATGCCCACCCGAGCGGCTCGGACGAGGAGGAGATCTTTCCAGAAGTCAGCCCGCCACCTAGCGGCCACTCGTCGCCTTGAATGATTCAAAGCTCAAAAATCACATCACCCGGACAGTCCCACGCAACCTGGCGGATGTCTCGCAGTAAAAATATCACCATCCGGAAAGTCCCTGTACACAGACATGAGCTCCAAACGTACCCAATTTCTAAACTATTTTCGGACATCCGAAAAAGGTTGCCATTGAAGACATTTTTAAGAGTGTCACAAAGTGTCACTTATTTTCAGGTTTCTAACCAGAATTTGCACATTCAGTTTCATAACATATAAAGACACCTGTTTTATTTTCACAGATCTGGCGTGTTTTTATTTCAACAAGCGTACTAAAAAACTATGCCTCGGGTGAAAACACAACCCACCAGACCCCAGGGGTCTGAATTTATGTTTCCAGATTTACACGGTGAGACGCACGCAGGTATGGAGTCTCAAAACATCTGCCCGGACGGTCAAGATTTGCTAGGCTCGTATACCTACATGGATCCTAGCGGCCAGTCGTCCCAAACGACACATAACGGTCAGGGCAATGACGGAACGGTCGGAATACCGGGAGGATACATAACGGGCGACCGTCTCCTGGGTATCTCGTCCTTAGGGATGTACCAAGAAGGCACGGGGGAGGGCGCGTATCTCAAAAAGACGACCGCGTGCCGCAAACGTTCTGCCGCCCTAATCAGAATCGAGCCCGGGACGTCGATTACCGAACCAGCCCCATCCCATGACGGGGGCGCGAGCGCTAAGCTCCTAAAGGTGAGGGTGATGGCGTCGGGTAAACTCCTTAACACACCCCGGCTTAGTTGGTGCGTGTTTACGTTTAGTGTTTAACGCGTTAACGTTTGCTTATTTTAACCCTGTCCCACACAGCCCGAGCCGAACTCTTCGCGGTGCTATTTTATGTCACAGCATTCTGATACGTCCGACGGCCGAGTTAAACGCGCAAGGCAGTGCAAGACGTCAGGAAAAAATAAAGTACAAGAGTTGCAGCAGGTATACTTTTGTTCTGGAATGTTAATTTATTGGGGTATCCCGTCTCCGCACTAATCGGTAAAACCTTAATTGTTCTCTCATCATCGCAGTAAATCGCTTAACAACTCACGTATATTCCAATAGGAACTGGAGACCAAAACAAACCAGCTCGCGGTCCTCACCGCTCACCACGAGGCCCTTCAAAAACACACGTCGTTCTTAGAGAAGATGGTGATGCTGATGTGCAAAAACGGAAATAAGAAACCCACTTCATGAATTAATTTTCCCACCCACGCCAGGCCCATTGATTTTCTACTGTCTAGGTGATGTTGGTATTCAATAAAATGCAATTTTACCAAGTTTGCGGTTTATCCATTTCCTGTTTTAAAAATATTAAACAATTCCTTGGGGGATTAAGGGATTAAGGGATTAAGAAGTTACGGGATTAAGGAATTGGTTTTTCTGGGAGCATGGGATTCGGGAACATAAATCGGGCAATGGGACTATGCCTGATGATGTGGGTGGCGTGGATTGCACCGGGACTGTCGGTGTGTCCGACCTGGCACCTGACGGATGGGAAATACGAGGCGGTTTACAGACACTACCTAAAAGAGTGTCTCAGACAGGAGGGAGCGGGGAACCCTGACGGTCCCGGCAAGAACGAGGGGTCTGGTGTCGAAACAACTCCCAAAGTTAATCCGCCCGTCCGGCCAACCGTCCCCACATCGGGTCAAAACAAAGTTCCGTCTGAAACGGCACCTAACGCCAAACTCTCAAGCGAGCCGCCGCGCATAAAACAGGTGAACGCTCTCCGAGTGGCTACCCCGAGATCGGCGCAACCTATCCAGGCGGTAAAGTCAACTACGCTAGAGTCACAGACAGGTGGGAAGACCGAGGACGGGCACCGTAGCGCGTTCTTTCTGCGCGCAGACGAGATGCTCAACCCCTATGTGGTCATGTCTTTCAGAGCCATCCGCGCGCGTTCCGCACCCGAGGCCGAGCCGTCCGCCAGCTATCGAATCGCACTCACGAGAACAGATCGTACCGCAGAACGCCCTTCCTTCATTTAAGCCAGACCCTCGTCTCACGGTCCGCATCTATCCCCTCCGCCCCGAGCAACGGCAAGACAACCCGAGTCGCGACCACGGGGCGACCGAAACGGAGCACGAGGAATACCGCGCAGCCGATTCGGTACCGTGCGCCCCCGGACAATGCGCGGGTGAGTCGCCCGCATCCGAGGCACGCCTGTCGCAGACAACGCAATGGCACCCGGTTCAGCCCCTGTGGGCCATGGCTGTCATACTGGGCCTCACCATCGCGGGGTACGCGGTATATCAAATACATGCACATAAAAACTACATGACACTTCACTGCGAATAAAGGGTTCGTTTATTTTACACGTTAGTCTGCGTCGTTTCTGGTTCTGGATTGGGCGCGCCGCCGTCTGAGCGATCCGTCCGCACTGGCTCCGATTCCGCCTCGAGTGGTCTCATCCATGGATACGTCCACACGTAGGCTAATTCCCGAGAGGGCCTCCTCAACCTGGCCACGCGTTACGGCCTTGGCGGTAACCGCCCTCACCTTAGCTTCGATCTTACGGGTTGCCACGTTACATAAGGCCGAAACGGCGGCCGCGATTTTAGCCTCCTTTTCGGCGGTAGAAATTACGGGATCGGCACCGGGCCTGGTGGGATCTCCGGAATTGAGCAGTTTTTTAAGCTGCTTGTTTTCCACGGACAATTTCTGAACCTGGGCGGCTAAATCCTCCATGGTCATCTCTTTCTTAGGGGCGCGCGTCTTGGGACGCGTGGAAGCCATGGCCGCTACTACGCGTAACAGAAGACAGCGGTAACGTTTAAATACTTTCAGGCGGCTACCTAGGTCACTTATGCGCCACCGTTTCGACGAATTTGAAGAAACACATATATGTCAGATACAGAAATGTTGCAATCGCGACCAACACGGAGTTTATCACCGCCCAGATGCTAGAAAAACTAGACAGCATGGGTTGGTACGTGTCCGCCGAGCAATCATAGTCATAGAAAGAGGGCGTTGTAGACGTCGGAGGCGTGCCCGTTCCGGTAGTCAGGGGGGTGGTGACCGTGGCGCACACCGGCAGACACAGATATAAGAAAGCCGGCAGGGCTAAAGTAAGCAGAACCGACCCTGTCATTTTGGAGCCGCCGTCTAAAAAGCAACCCTCCAATTTGGCACGCTCGCCGTCCTTTTATATACTACCAGTTAAACATCATGGCCGGCGTAACCGCCCATACGGTCACATATGCCTTCGACTCCTTCAAGTTTGAGATAGTACCGAAAAACAACTCATCTCGTATCATGTTTCGCAACAAATTTCCAGTCGTTGTCAAACCGGGAGAACCGCTGGTCGTGCCTCTGGGCCTACGAATTTTACGCGCGCCCCAGTGCGCGTTTTTTCTCAGCGGGGAGCCAACGGACGAAGTGTATTACCATACCGGACTTATAGATCAGGGGTATCGCGGAGAAATCAAACTCATCATTCTAAACAAGACCAAACACACCGTCACGCTGTACCGGGGAGAGGTCAACGTATCGCTGATCGCGTTTATGTACGCCTCGCCCGGTCCCCTGCCATGCCCGCTGCTGAACCTGCCACATTACTCCCTAGACGCCGGATTTGACGTCACATCGCCGCACGCCATGACCATCCCCCCGACTGACCGGACCCCGTTTACGCTAAGTTTGTATTATAAAAGCCCGCAGCTCAGCACACCACACGTTCCACTAATCGTGGGACGATCTGGACTGGCAACGAAGGGCCTGACCGTGGATGCGACTAAATGGACCCAGTCGTTGGTCCACCTAAGGTTCTATAACTTTACCAAAGAACCCATAGACATACCCGCAAACAGCCGCATATGTCAGGTAGTGTTTATCCACGAAGACCACATCCCTCGCGGATGGAACATTCTAAGATCTAGAGTACAGCTCGGCAGCGCCCTCCAGGTATCGTGGGCCAGAATTAGGTTCACCGACGTGGCCACGCTCCCGGCAACGCACGCGCTCAACTCGCGACCCCCTACGAGCCCAACGGACCAAGAAACCAGTCGAGGGGCCAAGGGGTTGGGGTCGTCCGGGTTATAAATTGAAACAAGGCATCATTTTAAAATTGTTTATTTGTAATAAAAGCCTACAAATTCGTATCAACCATCAGTCTGCGCGGCCTGTATTATTTTGTCTGACACAATATTGTCCGCCGCGGCCATCTGGGTCGTCGGTTGGCGAATCACCGGATGGGAGGGGTTGGAGGACGCTTCGGTCTCCACTAACACATTGTTAATTTCCGCAGCCCACGTCACAGAGTCGTCGGATGCGATCGTAGTAGCCAGTTTTTCCATTTCCAGGAGTGAGACTGTCTCATCGGCCCGTTTATTCAAGAGCGCGTGAAAGGCGCTCTCGTCCACCGTAATATCCCCTATAGCCAGGGACAGCATAGCGTTCCATATGACGTTCTGTATAGACTTTAGTTTAGAAATCTGAATTCTGACCGTCTCCTGGCACCCGGCGGGTACCCTGGCGGCGTCAAAACGACGAAGATACTCGGTTATTTTATTGGACTGTACGGCCAGCAGATAGGTCTGCCGTAGGGCGGCGGTACACATCTCTGCCTGTTTTACGTCGCCCATGTCCACACCCGGAGGTAACCCCATGGCTATTTCTGTCCGCCAGTGAGTAGGACACTCGTTAAGAGGATCGGGCAGGGGACGATACCGGCATCCCACACGCCCAAACGGACTAAACCCGCAGCACGTCCAAAATGAACCGGGTCCGGCCATTACCAAACGGGCGGGTGAATGAAATTATGGCGATCTTCTCCACCAGTGGAGATATGGCCGAGGTAATTACGGATATATTAACGGACACGCGAGTGACGGCGTCCTTCTTCTGCGTGCTGCACAATCGTGGCCAGGTGCCTATAAATACTCCACACGCCGTGATTAAACTCTGCCTGCCGGCCAAGCGCCCAGGCGGAGGGCCAAGATGTTTGCCATTAATGGTCCTGAACCTGCCCGTGTGGCTACTTAATCTATTCCTGACAGGTGACGCACCGTTAACATCTGAAAACATCAAAGATCATATTGACCTGCCCCAGACCGAAGAAATACTTGGACCCATATTAAGCGTCCTGGCATGCAAGCGGTCCGCGCAACAGACAAACCACGACTCGTTCAAGTCAAAGGTCGCCTGGTTCAGGGCAAAGTTCGTATCCGCCCTGAGAAAGGTATACAAGATGACCCCGTCCCCGTATTGGATGATAACATTATTCGGGTCGTTTGAGGCCTCTTTCGTGCTCGCCGGCACGTTTTACTTTTTTAAGTCCCACACCTGCACGGCGGAGACGCTGGTCCACCTGACCAGATTATTCAGCTCCAGCCAGGGCCAGAGTCTGGTTACCGTAAACACTTATGACGAACTGGGGCGCGTATTCGGTCGGTCGGAATTCCTTGGAATTGTTCCAACTTTCTGGGCGTATCTCAAATACAAGCTGCGCCAAGACGACGTGGAATCCAAGGCCATCGATCAAACCATAAACTCCATACGTGGGGGTTTAATGCTGTCACCCCAGGACCTCGTCCACTTCATCTACCTATCGTTTTATGAGTGCATGAACGCCCAAACGTTCATGTCGTACTCTCGTACCACGGCCAGGCTACCGACCACCGTGACCCTTGAACCGCCGCGACTATGTCGACACCTGGAGGCCGACTTTAAGGAACACGTAATGGCATATTACAATAAAACTAGTTACCTGAGTACTTACATCACCGTAGCCACAGTACCCGCGCCTCTCCCGGAAGGATACGAAAACTTCCGGGAGCTAGCAACATGTCAATACTGGTGCGGACAATCTAAAGACGTGGTGGAGATTATGAATAGAATCAACGATCAGTACCCGCAGCTGAATCTCACGAAAGATTTATCTGGCCTCCTTGACCTCGCGGCCCTGGATCCGGAATCCGGAGGTCCCAAGGAAAACCTCTTTACGACGTCCCTGAGGATTCCAACATACAGGTGTGAGTTTTTGAACAAGCAGTATTTTGTCCTCATGCACGCCGACAACATAGACGAGTACTGGAGACAGAACATCATCGTGCCAGAAGACGCGCAATTGCGCGTCCTGACGGACCAAGATCTCACCTCTAGAGTATTCTACTGCGATTTCGGCCTATCTCTACCCACATTCAAACAGCAAATTATGGTTTCCCGCCACGAGTACTTTAACCCACGGCTCCCAGTTTATAGATGGGTGTTAGATTTTGATTTAAAGGTAACCGAAGGTAGAAGGACCCTAGACGATATTTACAACCTGTGTTTAACGCTGCGACAAGTGATACTAGAAACGTTGCAGTTAATAGGGCCGCTGAGACCGCACCACCCCGTGTATTTTTTTAAGTCGGCCTGTCCAGCCGTAACCTGGGCAGACGACATCTCAGATACCTCGTTCTGCCACTGTGACGAAAAAATAGGAATGAGAATTGTAACACCGCTCCCAGTAGGATACTGTTTGGTGGGGTCCGCCCCACTCGTGTCCCTGACTGACATCCTAAACCGCGTGGTCAAACTGGACACGCGGTTAGCCTCGGAATATCCCGGGATCCTAGAGGAGAAAGGCCCGTTTGACTCTGGCATATACGCCAGGGGGCGAAGCGTTCGCGTGCCGCACTGCTATAAAGTGGGTCCCGGTGGCGAGCTATCCCGGCTCCTAAAAATCATTATCTGCCACCCAGAAGAACCAGATAAATCTTTGTATGTAAAAAACGCGTTTAGGGTATCTAATCTGCTGCATCACTCCCCGGGAGATTCCGTCGCCAAAAACGGCCATCTGGTGTACGAGGTCACCGACAGAAACGAAGGATTTCTAGAAAGCAAAACCAAAAACAACCTTCCGAAGACCATCACAGATGTGGCTGAAAAAATCGAGGAAACCACAGGAAAACCACTAATTGACTGGGCAGCGACCGCAGTGTGGCCAAAAGTACATGAGACCATACAGCGCTTCTTTCCGGATGACCGCATCGGCCAATTTGCATATGTGAGCTTTATGCACTCCGGAGACAACATTATACAGGTCAAACCGCAAAAAGGAAACAACTTCTTCTGCATTAATCATAAACACCGAAACCACGCTCAGACAGTGCGTGTATTTTTAACCCTACATTCCACAAAGGAAAGCGAGGTCACGGTGACCTTTATGAGTCAGTGCTTTGCTGCAAAATGTAATCATAATAGCCCAACTGCACATTTTTCATTTACGGTACCCATAACCGGCGCGTAATACACGCTGATAAAAACAGCCGTAATGGGCGGCTTTTTTGGCTACCTTGTATCAATTTTCACGGCGTACCACCCCAATCGCCGCAGCAGCTGGGGTTTCGTTAACAAACCCAAACATGGCCCAAGCGATGGTGAACCTGGAATACATGAAGGATATCTTGGACGGTAAGAAGACCCCCTATGTTCCCAGTGGCTCTATACTAAAACCGCAGCTCATCAGGTGGCTGGTTTTACACATGTTAGATGCGGCTCGTGTTACATGCGTTAATCTGTCTTGTAGGGGGCATATCGTCGTCGGACTTCGACGACTCCTCTTCGGACGAAATGGACGATCTGTCTCCCACGCCGGAGCCAGGCCCGTCAACTACCAGAAACAGTTTTCCGGAAGCCCCCAAATCAAAGGTGGTCGCGTTACCTAAGATTCGTAAGAGATCGAGGTCCAACACGCCGGTGAAGATTCAACACAAGTCTCCACTCAACCGTTCGCGCTCGAGGTCCAGAACGCGGTCCAGGTCCAATCCAAGGTCCGACGAGCCCCACGGAAGATACGCCAAAAGGTTTAAACCAACGGTCGACGCGTCCCGTCCTCGTGACGCGTGGCCTCGGGGAGGCAAGGGCAAGGCGCCGTATCCACGCAGAAACGCCTTCGCTGGACGCAGACGGCGAATACACGGCCACGATCAGCGAGGGAAAGCCGCTCTAACTCAAAGCATCAAAGAGTCCATTAGAAAGATGCACCTTCCACCCACCATGCTCTCTCGCCCACACGATAAAAAGGTGTTCGAGGCGCTCCTGCCACGACACCTGGGACAGTGCCTTCAGGTCTGCCTGCCGGCACCGCCCCCGCTGAAGCCCGAGGTGTTTACGGATCGGCAGCTTAACGCCATAGTAAAGTCTGGGGGACGCAGGGACACGTTGGTGGCAAAAAGGGTCAGTCTGGCCAAACTCACGAGCATCTACAAGCCTCTACTCACGTTCGTCACCGGTAGAAACAACCAGGCCCACTGGCTGGCGACGCGCAAAGACACGCTGGCGTCAGCCGGACTCGAGGCCCTCGCGGCGTTCATCGAGGAGGGTCTCGCGTGGGCCCAGGTGTGCGTATCTCAAAACAGACCCCTAAACGACAGCAATTTAGATATAATATTAGACAGTAGTCAGAGCGTGTGCACCTGGTTCATCTCCAAAATCAGGCATCTGCACATTCCGTGTTTCTTGGAAAATCCCAGTGAGGTCAGTCTGGTGAAGCAACTAACGTATCTGGTGGGCATAAATAACCGACTGGCCGAGGCGGCGAACCTGGCCGGGGAGGTAAAACTAAACTTTAAGTTGGCGATGCTAATTGGGTTTGCCCTGACACTGCCGGCCCTTCTGGCAGAACATAAGTTGTCTGGGGAGAGCCTGTACCTGTTCAGGTCTTTTCTGGAAAAATATAGACCGGGAGATGTTATGGGGCTCCTAAATTCAATAGTGGTAGAACACTACACCCGATGTCGCAGCGCCGAGTGCATCATCACCACCCGTGCCATGGTCGGGTCGGGTGACGACAATAAGGGACTTTTCTTTTTTCCATCGTAATAATTCACGTATGTAGTTACATTACGTTATTCGCGGGCCTTTATGCAATAATCCACGTTACAATAAAAGATGTAAAACCTAGCATGCCTTTGAGCGTTTCTGCAAGCGTCTTATGCGCGCGAACGCCTAAGCATATCTCGCCATCTAGCGGCAAGTTTATTCTATCGCTGAGGGGCGGCGGATGTTATTCACGGAAGCGCTACCGCGAAACAGGGCCGGGCGCGCGCTGGCAAACCTAACCCGATCGCCCGATGCTCACCCACGACACTGAAAACAATTTTTAAGGTTTTTATTTTAACACACGACACCGTACATTCAAGGTTTGGGGCTCATAGGGGATTTTCCGTTATTAGAGGTGCCGATATATTTCACGCTGGTGAACAACGATAGATATCGGCGCTCGTTCCCGGTCCTCATCCTCGTACAGTGACCAACCCGCAATCCAAATCTGTGCAAACGGCTCTGGTGGGCCGGTATCAGACGGCCCCGGGGACTGGGATAACCTTAATAAATAACGGTCTGTGTCAAAAATAAGATGCCCGACTCCCGACGGCACTCGTTTAGGTTCCGGGGTGTTTAAGGTATTGCCACTAAACCACAAAGAAATAAATCCCAATCCATTCATCATAATCCCATATTGAGAGCTGCAAAAAATAATGCCATCCTCCAGGGCCTTTAACGCGGTCTCTAGCCTGTTTGACAGAGCATCGTCATCTAAAGCAGGCACCGGGGGCAGCCACAGCTGAAGAGGCCCGTGGGCCATACAGGCGTGGTGTTCATTTTTGTCCGTAGGTCTCGTGGACATACGGACGCCCATCCCGGTTCGGGTAAACACCTGCGATTGCAGGATCCCGTAGTAGTACACCTGAATGTGCATGAATCCCCACGGGTCGTCGACAGATGGCGCCAAACACGCAGAAAGACTGCTCGTTACAGCTCGCGGCTGGCTTTGTTCTTCAGGTAGCTCGACCACGCCCACCTGTCCATCACCTCGCCTCCCGTCTCCACCGGTGGCGGTTGCGGACGCGGATGCCGTCTCGGTGCCCGTGGACGTAGCGGAGGCTCCGGCGGGGCGGGCGCTAAGCAGCCCGAGTAGTTGCTTCACAGTGTGTTCCGATACCCTGCCAGTTTCTTCAGCGCCGCTGCGCCTAAACATCTGAAACCTCAAGCCGCGCAGTTCTGCGCTCACCCCAGCGACGCGAGGGCATAGCCTGCAGAAAATCTCTTCATCCGAACGCAACCTAAAAACCACGGTCGCAAAAGGAAACCTCTGTGTCGTATAGTGTTTTTCTTCTATAAAATAGGCGCTCTTTCGAAGCGCTCCCAAAAGACGGGCCTTTGCCTGACCCATTCTAGACCTGCCACACGGGAGGGGGATGTTTCTCTCGTTGCAGTAGGCATCGTACACCCTTCCGTCCCGATTGTAATCAAAGTCAGGAGTCCATGCGGTCGTAGCTGCCAGCACCACCCTACTCTTCTCGGCGTCGGCCCAAAACAGTCCTGCAAACGTCGCACGGTCCGCGTGAGTGACGATCCATTCTCGAAGTCCCACGCCAGACGGACCGCGGCCCCGAGGTGGGAACCAGGTAGCCATGTCTGTATATGTCAGGGTAATACTCACCGCTTTCAGTTCGTGTTAAAATAACCAAACTCCGCCCATGCGGCTACCGCCGTGGGCGCAGATGTGTGCAGCGGTCGCAAAAGAATCCCACCTGGGGCGACCAATTCCCTCAGCACCCCGTCAGCTGGCTACCGGTTGACTTCCCTCACGAGCGTGCCGCCCCGTCGTCTTCTCCGCTCGTACCCCCGTCTGAATCGTCCGTCGGATCGGGTCCGGAATAGCCAGGATCTAATGCCGGGTCAAACGCTTGACTCGTCCCCTCGCCCGGATCATCTGTCTGGTCATAAGGGGCAGCGCGCTCCTCAAATGCCACGACCGACCCCACGATGCAACGACCCTCTAAACCGCGAACGGACGAGGTCTCGCACACGTAACGTAGTCTCAAGGCAATGGGGGCGTGTTCCGGACTAGGCGACTGGACAGACGGACACACGGCGATTTGCGCGTAATCTCTGGGAGGGTCCTCTCCGGGGTTCGGAGACCTTGCCAGCGCTCTCAGATACTCCACGATGTCAAAGACCTGAAAGGGTTGCCTGGACGGCAGGTTTTTATACCCTTCTTCAGAGTTTGTAAGTACCTTCATGGTTCTAGTTTCCAGATTCTTCACGGAGATGCCAGTATCCGTGAGGACAACCAACAGGCCCTTCTCACACTCTTTCTGCATCGCCCGCAGATCTTCCACGGCGAACCTACAGTCAACAACCCCGGCCGCCGGAAAAAATCGCGTCCTCTCGTCTGGGAAACAACACGAGTGTCCGGCGAGCACCGGGTTCGGTCGACTGCATACCCGTATTCCAGCAGAAACGCGTTCAAATCCGACAACGTTTCCAAAGTACAAGAAAGTCATCTGAATGGCCCCAGGTAGGCGATGCTCGTGCGCGCGCCTGATTTTCCCCATCCAACTCCGCGTCAACGGCGCCTCGGTCAAAACCCGCCTACGTTGTTGTGCGGACCCGTCTCCAAGGTCGTATCGGAAATCACTGGCCACTCCAGAACACTGACGTTCGGTGGCCGACATCAGGGTACACGTAGGACAGCTGACCACCGGCTCCGGTAACAAGCGAAACAGCCTATATCGGTCACCCCACCGTCCGTGGGCCTTGTTGGTCGCCCGAAACTCCCGTAGACTCCGGTGGTGTCTCATGTCGGACAAAAACCTCAGTTTTTTGAATCTACCGTAATGGGCCGGCTTCTCGCCCTGACATATGCCGCGCATGTCGCAGAAGTCATCAAAAAACTTTTCGCCGTCATGTCCAGCGGCGGTTAACCTGGGCCACGGGACCCTGACGATGGTCTTATCTTCATTCTCCCATACCAATCCGGGGTATTCTCCCGATTCAACCGCGGCAATAAGCCAGGCCTTTACGTCCACGCCACGACCCGCCATCCCCGCGCGCCGAGGCCCCGACGGACCAGCCCTTGGCACAAATGAAACCCGCGCGTTCGCGGTACCGGTTAACAAACGTGAATCAGTGACGGAGCAGCTCGCACCGAAACGTGCGGCGAAGTCTACTCAAAATGTGATTAGGGGAAGAGTGACAAACACCTGGCGTACAATAAAATTTTGAGGCAGGTCACTGACCCGTGCCTTTCTCTGGTAAGCATCAACCCCCAGAGCCACCATCTCCAAAAAACTACAGACTGCAGATACAGAACACTTTATTGCAGACAGAAGGCGCTCACGGTCCTAGCTAAATTAGTCATAATCCCCTGGCCACTCTACACGCTGGCAGCGGATAACGCCTGCCACAGACACTCATGCCAGATTTGAATAACTAGAGGAACAGTGCTCTGCACTCCGCCATCGGGTGTCGGTACGCCCCCAAAATACAAGTAGACGCAAGCTTGTGGCTGCTCTGCCCCATCAGGCGGTGTTCTGACCATTGACTTCAGATAATCAACCAAGTTAAACACGCGACACACGCGAGTGCAAGGCAAAACCGTAACCGCCCCTGCGGTTTCGACGTTCCCTTGGATAAACGCCATTGACTGTCCCAACCACCTAATGTAGATTCCGGAGGGATCGGCCCACAACGCCAACCCGCGCAAAAGATCTTTATCCAGGAAGCGCAGCGCCTCCACCTGAAACGGTGCCAGATTTTCTGGAATCTCCGGAACCAGTGCCTGCTCGGTGGTCGGCGCGGCGCATATGTGCCCTTGAGGGCGACGCTCGGACGATGGGAGCACGCGAACGCCGTTGGGCGTCTCTGTCACGACATCGCCCACTCTGTCTCCATAATAGTAAAACGTCATACGTAGCATCCAACATTGCTCACCAGAAGCTCCCACCGCGCCGGCGTACTGAACACCGGCGCCCAACGGACCAAATGTATCCACGGCCTCGTTGCGCAGCCCCTGTAACATAACAGTGGTACCGGAGGCCTGATCGCAACGAGTACACGCCCTCACGGTGATTGGCAGAAGGCGAATGGTTCTGCATCTGTGCGGATATGGAGCAGTAAGGTTGTCCTTATTCGACACGTCCGACACGGTCTGGCTATGCCGTATGGCGCTCGACAACCAGTTCTTGCACTCCTTGGCGGTCAGCTCCCTGCCGGCCGCGCGCATGATGCCCCTGGACCGACAATAGTCGATAAAGATGTTTTTTTCAGCCTCCTCGACGGCCCTGTTTCCTCTGTCGTGATTCCAAGGTATGCGGATCAAAGTCTTTTCCTCGTCCAACCAATGCATTCCAGGATGACGACGTGTCTCGCAACACTCCACCAGCCATCCTCTAAGGCTGGAGGGCTTGGTGACTCGAACCGGCCGCTCCATATCCTCAAGGAGTGCACGCTAATACCAAACGCTACACAAGTGGCCTCCTGACAGGCTTGCACCTGCGACCCCTGCAGAGTTACGCGTACCAAAAGGGAACTTGTGGTCTTGACTACCGGGACAGCACCTTGGTGTTATTTTTATCTGTAGTGCACTTACGCGGCGGAAGTATGTGGCCTACAAACGCCACCGGGAAGGATTCACCTGTCCCTGAACCAGCTCGTCCTGACAAAGCACCACGGAAACCGGCACCTCTGTACTCCCAGCGGTTCCCGGCTGCTGTGAGAGATATATAGTCACGCCGTTGCAGGGCGCGGGGCTATCTTGTACCGGAGAAAAGGCAAGCTTCCGCATGAAACCAAAAAATAAAAAATTTGCCGTTTGGAGAGGGGCATCACCGCTTGTTGGCTAACATCACCGTCACTATCGTTACCAGCCACGTACAGTATCCCCTTGCTCCTATTGTCGACGTACACGCCGGTTTCGTTGCCGTGCACATAGAGGCCCTCGGTATACGCAACCAGCAGCGTTTTTATCTGCGCGATCTGATCTTGAGTCAGAGTATCATTTTTTTCGGGAGGTGGAAACCAGACCGTAAACCCGGTCCCGTAAAAACACAAATGGCCGGGACGGGGGACCGGGTGCGGATGCAAGCGAACGCCTCGCCGATCTCCGGACGAATGATCCAGCGCCAGTGCTCCAAAATAAAACACCTGGATTCTTAACCGCCAAAACGGCACACTCTGATGAGGCAGAGGCGCTTCTGGGACACCGAGACGCTGCGCTCGAGCGTACGCTGATCTCGTCGGGGGAACCAGAGTAGGCAGGGGCGCCGGTAGCGGCATTCCCGGTTCGAAGCCGACGCCGCATACCTGTTCCAGATAATTAATGATTCCTTCCGAATTCTCATCCAAGACGCACGCGAAACATCCAGAATCTATCAAAGGCTTTATGCGAAAGGCGGTCCAGCCGCCGCTGTGCGTTCGTACAACCCCATGTTCCCACTCTTCAAATCCCGCATTCTCCCTCAACCCCCGCAAAAATCGTCTCTTGCATTCCAGCAGGTTTCCATCGTACCCAACCTGCAAACCTCTCTCTACGCAGTAGGCGACCACGGCAGACTGTTCAGCCGCCTCTTTCCTCCAAGACAGTTTAAAGCATTTTTTATCACCACCGCGCCACACTAAATCGGGATACGTCTTCGCATCGAGATGGTGGAGAATCCACGATCGCAGATGGCTGTTAGTATAATCTCGAGTCGCCATGACAGTCGATATTATGTACGGTGGGGCACAAAGCCACTCACCCCGGTGATACTTGTGATTCTGGATCTCCTTAAAACGCACACCTGTCAGGGTCTGCAGATCTATTTTTGAAACTTCCTCATTTTATATGCCCATATTGTATCTGCTCTCACGTTTGCCGCTCACCTGCGACGATACGGCTCATGCACCCGAGTTTCGCTCCTCCCACGCCCTGAAAAATACCAAGCCCCTGAGTCAAAAAGTTAAGCGAATGGCAAAACTTTCGATTCCAGGCACTAGCGGTGCGCGGTGGACATTAGAAAGTGTTTCACCCACATACTCAGCTGTGCACTCAAGCCTGACCACATGCCACGCGACCATTGCCATATCACACACGACGGTACAGAAAAACGAAAGCAGACTTGATATGACATCATTCAAGTTAGAAATTTATTAAACATGTGCACCCATCTGACAAAACCGCAAATATCTATTCAAAGTGCCTATATATTTCTGTTTGGTAAACATACATAGATAAGGGAGCTCTCGAACAGTTTCGCTCCTCGCCCAGGGAACAACCCGAAACCCAGAGTTTAACAAAGGCATCGGGAGGACCGGGGTCTCGCGGGGAAGGGGACCTGGCCATGTCAAGTAAATAACGATCCGTGTCAAAGGCCCACACATGCATCCCAGTATAGGCGCGATGTGGCACACCGCGCGGTTCCACGGTATTCCCCTGAAACCACACGTTAGGAGCCCCGGTAATCGTAAACAAGATGCCCCTGCTGGTGCTGCAAAAAATTATTCCGTCCACGAGCCATTTCAAAGCGTCTTCGAGCCTCCGCGCCATATCGCGGTCAGGAAACTGTGGCGCCGGAGGAAACCACGCCTGGAGAGGTCCATCCAAAACACACACGTGGTGTCCCGGTTTATCCTGAGGTTTTGACGAGAGTCGAACACCCTGCCCGGTGGCGGTCGACAGCTCGGCCTGTAATTGCCCAAAGTAATAAATTTTTATATGCATGTAACCCCAAGGGTCGCCGGCAGATGGCGCGGCACACGCCATCAGTCTGGCGCGTAAGAATCCCGACGAATAGGCCTCATCGTCGGACTGTGTGCCGTCTGCGCTCGGCTGACCTTCGCGCTGTTGCTGTTCCTCTCGATCACCGCCAGACGCTTCGGGATGAGCTTGCATTATCCCTCGTCCGAGCATGCCAAACCGCATATTGCGCAGCTCGAGGCGGAGCGCGCCCACGCGCGGACACACCGGACAGGACATCTCCTCAACAGAACGCAATCTGAAGACCACTGCGGTAAATTCATTTAGCTCCGAAGGAAATTCCTTATCTTCATCAAAGTACTTGCTCTTTCTTATGGCCCCCAAAAGACGTCCCCTGGCTTGACACAGCCTGCTCCTTCCAGAAGGCAGTGGGATGTTTCTTAAGTTACAGTAGGCATCAAAGTGTCGACCGTCACGTTGATAGTCATAGTTGGGAAGCCACGGGGACGTAGCCGCCAACACAATCCTTGTCTTTTGCTCGTCTGCCCAAAACACTCCCGGATACAGACCACTGTCGGCTATGGATGTCAGCCATTCCTTAAGGGCCATACCATAACGAGATGGGCCCCTTCTAGATTCCCCAGCGGCCATGACTATGCCAGCAGCGTTTAAAACCCCAATGGAGTTTCAGTTCGATTTAAAATGAAGCAACTCCGCCCCTGCTGTGACAAACATAAAGAGAGTGGCACACGTGTGCGGCTTTGGCTGTTCTGTCAGATGGACCTCGCCTGCAACATTTACTTCCTCCAATTAGGTGCGAAAGCAGATACGCTGGTCTCCCCTGTTCCCGAAGCACCGGCGCCGGCCCCAGAGGGTCCCTCGTCCCCGCTGTCGCCGTCTGCGTCATTGCTACCAGCCTCACCAGATGCCTCCTCATCGCATACATAACGAAGTTTCAGGGCCACAGGAGCATCCCAGGTGTTTTCAGACTGACTAGACGAGCACAGGAAAATCCACGCACAATCCCGCGGAGGAAGATCACCGGCAGCGGGCGATCTAGCCAGAGCCCTCAAATAATGCAGCAGGTCAAATACCTGGAAGGGCAGCGTAGGGTGCAGCTCATAGTAATTTTCAGAATAGTTGGTCAACACCGTAATCTTGCGTTCCTCCATGTTTTTCACGCAGATTCCAGACTCGGCCATCACACAAATCAAACCTTTCTCGCATGTTTTCTGCAGAGCCTGCAGATCTGCCCTGGCAAACTCGCAGGGAACGGCCTGGGGCGACGGCAAGAAACACGTCAAGGGATTGTCGGCACAACACAGATGTCCAGGACGTTTGGGATCCGGACGTCCACATACACGCACGCCGGTGCCGGCTTTGACAATTTGAACCCCCACGTTTTCTCCGAAGTAGAAAAATGATATCTCGATAGCGCCAGGTACGGATGGTGCGGATGATGCTGATGATGAGCCCTGGAGCCTGGCTTTCCGTTTTTGAGTGGAGACCCTCAATGGCAACCTAGCCTTCGGCCGCTGTTGCCGCTCGAGAAAATCCTCTTGACCGCGACTGCCCATGGAACAGCTGTGCAGCGATGTGGTTGCGATTAGGTTACACAGATCACAGCCCACCGTGACCTCTGGAAGCAATTGAAAGAGTCTGTATCTGTCCCCAGAGACGCCAACGGCCCTGCTCGGAGGCGTTAGCTCCCTCAAATACCTGTGAGATCTGACTGCATATAACATCCTAATTTTCTTAAACTTATTGGCATGTGCACTCGAACCGCTCTGACACACGCCGCGCGCGAGGCAGAAATCGTCAAATATCTTGTTGTATTCTTCCTCGACTCGACTGTCGGTCGACCTGTTCCACGGAACACGTATAATGGTTCTGTCCTCGTCATCCCATATAACTCCAGGGTAGTTACCAGACTCAACGGCACCGATCAGCCAGGCTTTCAGATCCATATCGCGTTCCGCCATCTCGCGTATCCAGAACCTCACGAAGAACGGTTCCGTAAAAACGCAGATCCCCGCAGGACCCTAGCTCCGTGACCAAAAAGAATCTAGAACTGAAAGCCTCTTGGCTATATACGCCCACGGGGCGGCTCTCTAACAAAGAAAAAAACGTTCTCAGAAAAAACTGACAGGCAATCTAGTCAAACCCAAACCTAAAAGCCGTCATTGACCCCTATCTTCCCCTTCCCGGGCGGGTGCGGTTTCTCACATGCCAGAGGCAAAATGAAACAATACACATAATGAGACCCGTGAGAGTAAAAAACTTTATTTCAAACAGAAAGTGCTTGCAGATTGTGCACTGCAAGCATAATAACAGCATGTGTGCTACTGGGCAGCATCCCCACAGGCACGCCACAAACACTCGTGCCACACCTGAAGGGACAGCGGAATCGTAGGGGCAGGATCGCCATCCGGAGTCGGAACACCACCTATGTGCACGGACGCATATGCGGCTGGAAACAGCGTTCCTCGGGGCGGGGTGGAGGACACGGAACTTAGATACTGAGCGAGTGAAAACACGCGCGCGACTCTTCCGTTGTTGATTATGTCCACCGGTCCCTGTGAATCTCCGTTGCCCAAGAAAAAGGCCGGGATGTGACCCATATACCGAACGTACACCCCTGAACCGTCTGCATAAATCATCAGTCCGCGTATGATCTCCTTCCACAGCCATCTCAGCATGGTTGTCTGGTAAGGAAGCAGGTCCGGGGGGATATGCGGCAGCAGAGACTGTTCTGGCTTAAGGCCTGCACAGGCGTGCCCTTGCAAGGGTCGCTTGGGTGGCGGTAACAGGCGAACGCCGTTGGGCGACCCGACCTGCGTGTTACCCACCAGCCTCCCGTAGTAAAAAACAACCAGCCGTACCATCCAACACTGCACTCCGTCGTGTCCAACGGCGCCGCCATACTCCCTGCCGGCACCGAGGTACCGAAACCTCGCAGTCACATCGTTGCGTATGTCCAGGAGCATGCCAGTGGTGCCATCCGCCTCGTTACATAGCGGACAAGATCGTACAAAGATCGGCAACAAGCGAATAACGCGGCACCTGTATGGCGCCGGTGCAGACAGATCATCCTCGGTTGACACGTCCTCCACGGTCTGGCTGTGGCGTAAAGCGCTGGCCAACCAGTTCTTGCATTCCCGGAGGCTCAATGGTCTTTTACCGCTGTTCCGAATGCCCTTAAATTGACAATAGTCAATGAAAATGTCTCTTTCGTGATCAGAAACGCCACCCGCGCCCTTTAAGTGATTCCACGGCAGACGAACCAGAGTTTTTTCCTCATCCAGCCAATACATCCCAGGATGTTTATTTTTATCGCAACAATCAAGCAACCAGGCCCTCAGGCCGGACGGCCTGTTAACGCGGATCGACCTCGACCGTCCCTCCGCCATTGCTGAGGGTTTGTTCGACTGAACCAACTTAAAAGATTTATTTTCCTTTGCACCTGTATTTCACATAGAGTTACACCTTCAGGCACACACCGTGGGATAACAGGGACAGCACCTAGCAGCTATTTTAATTCAGGGTGCCGCCTACCGGCGGAAATTTGCGGTCTACAAAATCCACCTAGCCGGTCGAATATCACCATGAGTCAATTCGTCCTGACAGAGCACCAGAGTGACAGGGACCTGGGGTCTTTTACGGGAGCCAGGGCGACCCCCAAGGTACATGGTCACTGCGTTGCTGGGAACAGGGTCACCGGGAACGGGAGACTTGGCGAGTTTGCGCAGCAGACCGAGAACGTAGAAGAGTTGAGATTTAACACAGGATCGCACAACCCGCTGCGCGGGGTTCCCCTCCGCGTCGTTCCCAGCGCAGCAAAGCGAGAACGTTGTTCTGTTATCAACATACATCCCAATATCATTGCCATGTATAAAGATGCCCTCCTCGCACCGGTCCAAAATCTCGCACAAGGTCTCTCTCTGCTCTGGCGTCAACGGCCCATCGCCCCCCGGTGGTGGGAACCACAACTTAAACGCCGTACCATAAAAACACTGATGGCCGGCTTTGGGCAAGGGGCGCTTATGCAAGCGCACCCCCCTGCGGTCATCGGACGTGTGTTCAGCTACCAGCGTTCCAAAATAAAAGATCTGAATACGGAGTCGCCAAAACGGAGTAACCTGTTCTGGGAGCGGACGCGCGACAGTCGCCAGCCTGGCGGCTCTGCCATACACGGACCGAGCCGCACCGCCAGTCTCCCCCGGAGCGGGAGGAGGCAGTGGAGTCAAAGGCTCAAGCCCGTTAACGCACGCCACCTCCAAGTAATTCATGACGGTCTCCGAATGACTGTCCAGAATGCAGGCATAACACATCGGATCTACGGCAGGTTTCAGGTAAAAGAATCTTTCTCCGCCATAACGCGTAGTCGTCGCCTTGGAATCGTCCTGCTCAAACCCCGCGTTTTCCCTAAGCACCCTCAGCAGTCTTTTCCGGCACTCAGACACGTTATTTTGACGTCCACACTGCAAGTCCCTGTCTAGGCAGTACGCAACCACCGGTTGCAGGCCCTGCATACCTCTGTGCCATGATATCTTAAAGCTCCTCTTTTCCTCGTCACACCAAACCAGGTGCTCGGGATACTCCTGCGATTCCAACTTAGAGATGATCCATTTTCGCAGGTGATTGTGAGTGGCTTCCGACTCGGCCATGGTTAAGTCGATCCGAGGAAAACCGCCGCCAAGTCACTCGGCGGTCTCCTGAATTGTAACTGAAGTTTATGCCCACCTTATAGTGTGCACGTGTGTATGTATGTGCACTGTAAACCGTTCGCACTTCCTCATAAATCACCCCAAAGCGTTTCGGTCGCCCGCCCTAGCTAACCCGCACATGACACGGTTCACGGGGTCCCAAGTTTCACCACTCCCCCACGAGAAAAACGAAACGTTCAAGTTAAAGGGCACCAATCTCAATTTTATTTAAGGAAAAGAAAACCACCGCCATTAGAAGGTTTCCACAAGCACACACCCCCAGCAGTATTCTCGGCGAGTTTGCGGCCCGCTGTAGTTTTTTTCGTATTATCTGCAATTCACATCCAACCGCCCCGAACATTAACAACAGAAAAACCGTAAATACGCAAACCCTGGTGAACAGATTATGAACCCCCGGACCCAAAACGTGCGTAAGGGTTAGCATCACGGCCGCCGCTAAAACATACAGCAGAGTCAAAACGTGTGACCGATACACAATTCCAAGGCAACAGAAAAGCCCCACGTGGAAAACAAAAAAATAGTGTATAAGTCCAAAAAGCAGAGGTGTCGTTAATCCAACAGAAAGGATGCCCGCGGCCGTCCCTCCAATCAGAACCGTCACCAAATAAAAGTCCCACCCACACACCTCCAGCGCTTGCTTGATCGAGTATGTGATGTACCGCCTAGAGGTGAGCGAAAAAATCGCATGGCGCCGCTGTAAGCCCGCCTCGTAAAGTGGGTGTGACCGCAGCGCTCGGAGCGAACACACGCCACCTACTATGAAAGCCACTAGGGGCAGCAAAAACGCCGGGGCCAGAAAAAGGTTCTTAAGGACCAAGAAGTAGTACACCGTAAACGCTCCCATAAATCCGAGTTCGTAATACCTGTGAGCGATCGTGGGGCACAGATACACCACGTCGTTCGCCACCACGACGCACAGCAGCAGACACAGGCACGACGCCACAAAAATCGAAACGTGAACCCACGGCAGCTCCACGCCGAGGGTAGACGCCATGGAGCCGCCGATAACGAGAATCGCCGAAATGGTACACGGCACGTCCACGTGTTGGGGGAGCCAGGCCGGTAACCCAAATATACAGAGCAGCAAAAGCAACCCGTGTAAGCCCACGGCGCCCCACGAGAAGATAACGTTTTCTACGCTAACAAGAGGTTCGAGAAAATACAGCGCATGATAGATAAAACACAGAATAAATGGGGCGGCGGCTACGGTTCCGCACATGAACGCCAGCCAGGCGAGGGACGCCTCCGACGTGTACGTGCCCATCGCCCCAAATCTAAAACAGCGGGTTAAACGTCGCGCGCGGCGTCTTTCCTTTGCTCTTTCCGCGACTCGGAGAGCTGCTGTGCTTGCGTTTGGCGTGTCTCTTGTCCGGTCGAGGGCCGTTCGTTCGCGGTGATTTGGCGCCCCCGTCTGACGACTCGGCGCAGTCCGCGGCGTCAGGGACGCACCGCTCTTCTCTCAAGTCCAGGTCAGGCGTCTTTGGAGGTGACGGACACTCGGCAATTCCCTCCTCGGCACCTTTCGCGAGGTTGCCCGGGACGGCATTCTCCTGGCCGGTAGGATCTACCTTTAATAGCATTACGCCCAACTTGACGTCAGCAAGAGTATCCGTCAGCGGCAGGCCCTCGACTTCCAGGATCTCGTTGGCGTGCCAGCGGAAACCGGGCAAAAAATATCCCGGAATCTTACATGCGCTCAATGCGGCCACAAGAGACTCTAAACTCACATGAGTCGTCAGATCGCTAGAAACCACACCCACGTCCAGTTTCTTTCCTTTGGCGCAAGTCCACTTGGCATCCGGAGCGTCCGGTTTAAAGTCAATAATCTTACTGACCCCGTCTACGGTAAACGTGGCAACGGCCAGCGTTTCGCTCAGGGACACCGTGACCACCTGCCTGGCACGGGTCTTCTGCTGCCTCAGCCATTTGGACAACAGGGTCAGGGTCTTGCCCGTTAGGAATAGGCGATTCCCGGTACCGGCCTGCTCTAGCCTGTCGTGGAACGAGGGCAGGTTGGTCTCGTCCACGACGCTCTTGTGCACGGTGCTCGTGTGATTGTCCCCGTAGGCAATGGTCGTTCTGACAAACTGAGGCTTTCCGTTGGGGTCCGCCTCGTCACCGTGGTGGTAGAAGGCCACGTTCATCTCGGTGATGTTAACTCCAAACATCTCACGGGTATGGGTGAACGTGTTCCCCAGCGAGGTGTTTCGAAAGCTAAAGCTAACCTCATCCGTCATGTCCGAGTACACCATGAGCGGCGCCAGCGCATTTTTTAGCCTGAGCCCCAGAACGCCCGCGTCTCCGACGCTGGAAAGTACGCTGAGAACGGGGGCTCTGCCCTGGCCGCTAATCTGTATCACGCCCTTCTTAACGCTGCCCTTAATGTGCTCGTATACCCTGCGAATGTTCCCGAGCGCCTCAACGTCCACCCGGGCGCCGTAGTGGAAAGAGACCGGCATGGCTACGGCTAACTCAATACCCCAAAACGACCAGGAGAGAATCGCAAAGACAACAGAAGCAACATTCAAAGTTCAACCTTTTAATAGAGCCTCTGGCCCGGAAAATGAGTAACATGGGACACATGGGGACTACAGATCATTATGAACGGATGTGACATATTCAGAGTTATCGCGCTCAAAAAAGTTCACGCTCTTTGCGCTCGTGTACGACAAGGGACACGCGTCGGGGGGGCGGGCACCAAACAGGGGTGGGACGTTTATTGACTTTAGAATCCTGTCGGCCGTCGCCTGCAAGAACCGCTCAATGTCGCCGACGTTCACCATCGTGACGTTGCGGCTCTTGGACCGTATAAACAGAGTCTCTATTTCCACGGCCTCGCGAAACAGGGCGTGAATGTACGAGACCGGAGGGCACTCGTCGCTGGAGATCATAGTGTTGTACAGCATGCCGGCGGCCCTGGTGTGCAACAGCTCGTCCCTGGAGATGTAGTCGTTGGCCAGACACACCCCGCGCATAATTCCGCGAAGGCGAAAAAGTCCTATAGAATAAAATGAACTTATAAAATAGATCCCTTCGATAACCAGGAACAAGAGCACCTTTTCGGCCCTCGTGCTTGCCTTGCGCACCCGGGAATGCAGCCAGTCTATCTTCTTCGCCAGGGCCGCGTCCTCGACTATCTTTTTGGCGTAAACCATCAAGTCCCCCCGGTTGCCGCCAAAAAACAGGTTCAGAATGTTAGCGTACACCTTGCCGTGGATGTTTTCCATGGCGACCTGTTCGGCGTAATAGTGTGTAACGTCGTGATTCTGAAACTCTTTAACCAGGTCCTCAATGTTAAAGTTTACCAGACTCTCGGCCATCCCCAGGAACGTGAAGAGAAACTGGTAAAACTCCCTGTCGGTGGGACTCAGGAATCGCACCTCATCCGAGTCCTCGTGCAGGGAAATCTGACTAGGAAACCATCTGTTTTGCCACGTCTCCTGGGTGAGCGCTAAAAACCCAGGGTGGTCGCTCTCGTACAAAAAACGATCCGGGGACTCCATGCCAGCGGACACTATTGACAGGACAAGCATGCCGCGGCTCGCTCGCCGTCGGCCTTTTGTACGCGCTCAGGCTCCGCCCCTTTTGACACCGGCGAGGTGGTGTCACCCACGACCTGATCTAAGCACTGCAGGGCATTAAGTTTTGTCTGTTTCTGAATCCGACAATAATAGAGCATGGTTTTTAACCCTAGCCTGTACCCCGCTAAGAGTAGGTCTCGGATGTAGCTAGCTCTCGTGGCCTGCTCCTCCCTCAAAAAGAAATTCAGCGACTGGCTCTGATCTACAAACGGGGCCCGCGCACCGGCCCGCTCCAACTGTTTAATTGGGCAGTAGTCGAAAGCGGTTAAAAAGATCTTGTATCTATCCTTCAGGGGTTCTGGAAAGGAGGCCACGTCGCCCCCGTGACGGCGCACCGTGCGCACGTCACACGGCCTCACTTTTTTAAAGAAAGTTACGTTCGGTCTCAGGACCTCTTCTTTGCTGGTGACCTTGGATGAAATGTTGGCAAAGAACGGGTAAAAGGCCTCGGTGTAGCCCGTCAGCTGCGAGGTGCCGGCCGTCGGCATCAGCGCCAGAAACTGGCTGTTAAAGATTCCGTGCTGGGCGATGCTGCGCCCCAGCTGCTCCCATCTTTCCAGGGGCGGGTGGGACGGGGTCACGCCGTCCCACGTCTGCCAGTGAAACACGCCCTGCGCCAACCTGCTGCGCTCCCATCCACGGAAAGGCTTGCCCCGGCCCAATAAAACAATCTCGTGACTAGTGTGAACCGCCTCAAAATACATCGCCTGGAAAATCTCAACGTCCAGCTTGGCGCTTTCGGCGTCCAGATAGCCAAACCCGAGCTCGGCGAACACGTCCGCCAGCCCCTGAACGCCAATGCCCATGGATCGTTCCTCCTGGCCGCGCCTGACGCTCTCCGTGGGCGAAGCCCCGCCCAGAATACACGCGTTAACGATAATAACCGCGGCCTGAACGGCGTCTTCGAGCAGCTCGAACCCAAATGTCACGTCCCCCTTGCCAGGCTCCACTCCGAGCGCCCCCCTGGGAGGCCTGAGACACTTAGGCAGGCAGATGTTGGCCAAGTTGCACACCGACGCCTGACCCTCGGGCTGCTGCACGATTTCCGCGCAGAGGTTTGAACAGTTGATGGCACTACCCTGAGTCTCGCACCAGTGGTGTTTGTTGAGCGCCTCCTTCAGCAGAACGTAGGGACTGCCAGTCTTAATAACGGTGTTAATAAGGGCGTACATCATCGATTTTAACGGCAACGAGCTAGAGTGTTTGCCCGCGGCCACGAGCCTGTTGTACTCGCTCTCGAATTCGGCGCCGTATAATTTCAGGAGATTTGGCGCCACCTCTGGGGCAAAGAGATGCCACTGACCGTCGGGGTTCGTCTCGTATAACCGAAAAAACAGCTCCGGCACGCACACCCCCTGAAACAGGTTGTGGCATCGCTCCTGGTTCTCCGGCATCTTTGCGTTCAAAAAATCGCAGATCTGATGATGCCATAATTCCATGTAGGCACTGGCACCGACTGGGCGGATGTTGTTGTCGTTAAAGTACCCGACGTGAGCGTTGATCAGCTTTAAACAGCTGGTGATGTTCTTTGACTCCGCAAAGGACGAGACGTCTATTCCAACGCCAGACTTACTGGCTAGCAGGGGGGACATCTCCTCGTGCAGGGCCTTCAGGGTTTTGTTCTCGGTCGCCATGGACGGCTTTAAAATAAAACAGCTAGAGAGCTGACCCCCGCGAAGCCCGGCGGACCTCAACACGGGGGTCGCGCAGCACACAATCTGTGACGAGATGTAATGAAAGACGTAACCGACCAGATACATGTCGTCCAGCTCGGTTTGGCTCTGTACAAGGTGCCTGAGGGTTTCCCTGAGACACGGAAATTTGATACACTGACAGGCCACGAAGACGGCAACCCTCATAAACATCTGAGCCACGCTCTCAAAAATGGGCGAGGAGCCGTGGGTCCTCAAGACGTAGGTATCGTAAAACCTAACCGCGGAAAGGTATCCGCAGTTAACGAGCTCAGAGTATGCCTTGCTCTGCTTAAATTCCTGCAGAAGACCGTCGAGTGCCGCCTCGTGCGTAGACATAAACGCGTGAACCTCGTCGCTTAGTTTTTCCCCAAATACAGCGAGGTAGTCTCGCACCGTAACCAGGCACCTGTCCTCCATGATCCTGTGCCAGAGACGGCCGGTTAGAGAGTTGGCCTCGACATCCCAGCCAATGGTCGCCTTTAGGGAATTCACGAGAGTTTCGGCGCATCGCTCGGGGTTGAGGTTAGAACAACACCCACCTGACCCCCCGTCGGTAACTAGGGTTAAAGCGCCAGAAGATCTGGCCGCGGAGCTAGAACTCTCGGTATTCATTTTTAGAGAAATAGTTGCCAAGACCCCGGGTTCGAAACAAACTCCGCAAATTTTAACACGGGTAGAGCGGCGCCCTTAAAATGTAGGCTTTGAAAAGATGGGTGTGAGCTAGAAGGCACGCTTCCAAGTCTGCACACAACACCGAACGCGAGCCGATTTATATACAGGTCATTCTGCAGCTGGATGTATTTGGTGCGAATCACGCCGCTGTAAAAATCCCTCAGTTGGGCAGCTATTTCACAATATCCCTTACCGGACTTAAAGAACCCAAGTCCCAGAGCCGGTCTATTGTTTGCCCTAGTGTAGGTTAAGCACACATAAATGGATGAGTGGGCGGGCAGAGGCTCGTCGCGCAGGCTGGGCGGGCATGAGTCATCCAAATCCACAAACATATCACTAGGAAGCGTGAGGCCAATATGTGTAACAACGGGCTCTCTGGCCACCACGTTGCCTTTTAACACGGACGTGACCTTTGTGACAAACGTACTGTGTACCGTTTGCACCAGCGGCCCCACCGGAACGAGGAATTGGTGCAAAGAGCCGGTCTCTAGCAGTTCCTCTAAGTTGGGTATCGCGTCGAGCAGGCCGCTTTCGTGGCCGTACCAAACGCACGCTATCCTGTGGGTTTGGGGGGCGGAGTCGGCGTCCATCCTAGACAAGCGCACCAGCGACGTGGGCGTCAGTAACATATCAATCGAAGAACCGGTATCAGTCTGTTTGAATGAAAACAGATAAGTGCCTTGAGGTTCCTGCGAACTCATGGTCTGCGAGTAAATCAAAAAATCTCCATAAGTTTGCGTTTGCGTAGAAACAGATAAGAATCCGTCCTTAACGGCCTCTAATCCCGTAGTAGTCGACACAACATATTTAGAGAGCAGGTCACGTACGCCCCTAGAAAAATCTCGACCGCGAGACAACGAGAGGCGGTGAGGAGTGGGCGGCAGTAAACGCAGCAAGCTATCGTTGAGTTTATTCACGCTCGAGTCCCTGGTCTTCATGGCGTTGCTCCCCGAGAATCAGATGGGCAACGGTTGGGAAAACGGCGGGGGTCTTGAAGAATTAACCGACAACCTCCTGGCGTGCACCGGATCGCTTCAGCAACTCAAACTCCTAATGGAGTTCCAACTAAAACCGCTACCGACCGCTAACCTTTTAAGTATGTCCACCGTCACCCGGTTTTTAAATACTGCAGTTAAAATAGACAACCCCCTGGCCCCATTTATTCAAAAACACAGCGTGTTCTTTTTAATGAGGGTCGCCAGGCTTTCAGAACCGATAAGCACGAACGGGCAAAACGCAGCAACCGCCACGGGCGTGCTATCTGAGATAGTGAATGTTCTGGACAGGGCCATTCAGAGACCAAACGACCCCCAGGCCTCCAAAGACGGCGATTATATCGGCAACCGGGCCATACTGACCATGATAGCAGAGTACATCCATCACGTCACTTCTCACGCCCCATCTGGCATCCCACCGACACCGCCAATGGGTATCGGCCACCTACCGTGCATCGAACAGATCGTACACGAGACCCACCGTCAATATTGGAAACTAGCTATCCCGGAGTCCCTCTTCATCGACGCCAACAGCGTCGCGTCACCGCTGCAGACGTGGTTAATCTTATCGTATTGTCAGAAACTACAGCTGACGTCACCGCCTCTATTCCCCACGGCGGACGAACTGGCCCGCCAATTGGTCACCGGCCACCACGAACTGTTCGTGCCCCTATCGACGGCTCTGGAAACGTACCTAACCATGCCGCTGTCCAAACAGCGCGCGTTCGAAATATACAGCGTCTTCGCCAAGTCAAAAAACATAGTCGAGGGCACGCCGCTGCTGGCGTTCACCGACGAGGCACTCACGACCTTTACACCAGAGTTGTTATTCCTTTACGACTTTGTAATCGAGGCTCTCTGCAAGAACCAAACATACGGGTGTTCTCGTAACGCCATCGAACATTTTATAAGAAAGGGTGTCGATTTTATGGCGGAGTTGGGGGCGTTCATTGAAAAAACGTGCGGATATCGGTCGTCCGTAAGCCTTTCTAACGTAAGAGAAGTCAACACCAGGCTAGCGAGCTGCGGATTATCTAAACAGGCGTGTAAAGACTTTCGCGCCATGATCCTGATGACGCCACACGAAACCACACCGAACTGGGAAAATTTTACGGACTTTTTAGAGATGGTAAACCAGTTAACCCTATACGGATTTTATTTTTACGAGTGTATCGACCAGTACAGTCCCACGAGCATAGCGCTCTCGAGCATCCAAAATATCATCAACCGCGTCGACGCGGAACAGAGCGATCGCGCATTGTGGCGCACCCCGTTGATTCGTTCTTTTCCGTTCCCCTGGAAATTAAACAACGTGCTTGCGTTTTTTAAGCCTAGCACCCCCAAGGCGATGCTGCAAAAGATCTACGATGCAATACCGTCGTACTTAATGAGATCCCTATTTGAAATAGCGGCCAACAAAGCGTGGGGCAACGTGGCGCTCGCCGAGAGCGCCACGTTGAGCGACATACAGGGCACCGAACCACACCACGGCCCCGTGTCCCCACAGGCTATCGCAAAGTATTGCAGCCGCCTCCAGGTAAGCGCGACAGATTACGACGCCGCCATAGTCTCCAGTCCGGGGTTCGCCGCCGAGTTCATCAGGACAAAACTATATCCGATTCTCAGCGAGGTGCTCCGCAGCACGTCCAAAAAGAACCGCTCGCTATTTCAAATCCGATGGCTCATCGTCTTCGCGGCGGAAGACGCCAAAGACCTGGCGCCCGTCAGACGCTCGCTGGCCCTGGCGTACTTTCAAATAATGGACATTTTAGAAGAGAGGCATTCCCCCGAGTCGTTTTATAACCTCCTAGACTATCTCCATGAAACATTACGGTGCATACGACAGATCATACCTGACGCCACGTGCCCTCAAGAATTTCTGCAGTACTTATTTACTTTTCAAAACCTTCCGATCGCGGCGAGCTTCATTCAGACCTCGAGAACTTTCATCAGCGATTTGGAAAACGGTATTCCCGGCATCCTCGACCTCATCTCCCTAGGCGCCGCGTTTTACAACATGAAACTAATGTACGACTCTACGTCAGACACCGTTGAGGTGCCGACGGAGGAAGGGCAGCCCCTTGTCATCAGTATGTTCGTCTTCAAATCCACGATTCGCATTTTAGAAAAGCTCCTACAGGAAGCCGTCATCGCGTTAACTCAAACGTCCGAACCGATGTACGCGGCGCACATCCGTTTGATGCAGCACATCACGTACGTGCAAAAGATCGCCGGACACGAAGTAATGACCGCCCAACTCCCATCGGTGTTTCACGAAATACACGAGGGATATCTGCAGTGCTTCAAGCGTTTTCAGCGTCTCATGTTACACGTCACGGGTAGCTGTTGCTACTCGTTAACGCGATACTTCGGATTCCTCTACCAACCCCCCTTGATATCAAACGCCATCGTGGAAAAAATTTTAAACTTCAACGACAAAACGGACACGACCGACGACATCTTAAAGAGCCTGTCGCAGCCAGTGGGACAAGGACCGATACCGGTGGACCGCGAAGGTGGCGACCGACTATCAAAAACCGACGTCGAGCTACTTCATAACATATACAGCGACTTTCAAAACGTTTCCACAAAAAATAACCCAACCTCTATTAAACTCGAATATTCGGGCAATTATGACGAAACACAAGTGTCCGTAGACTGGAACACATACGGCCAGGTGACATACCTCGCACCGGACGAAACTTTAAAATTCACGCCCGTCAATACGGAGGCCCTACATCGCATGTTTGCGGAGTGAGCTATGGACTTGCCGCCGATTTTTTCTAAATTTAAAGTCGAGGGAGTGGCCACCACCCACCAGGCAGACTGCCGATTCGGACAGTATGCCGGCTCACAGTGCTTAAGCAACTGCGTCATCTATCTGGCACAAAGCTATTTCAATAAGGAGTCTCCTGTAACGGACACGAACGACCTCGACGACGTTTTACGTCGAGGGTCAACGTTAGACTTCATACTCAGACGGTCCGGTACGCTCGGTTACAACCAATATGCCCAACTGCACCACGTGCCAAGCTTTATCAGAACCGACGCGTGGTCTGCGGCCATCTTTCAGTCACAAGAATATTTTGGATTAATCGGAATCGACGCGGCCATACGCGAACCGTTCATCGAATCCTTAAAATCTATCCTGACACGAAACTACTCGGGCACGGTTCAGTATTTCCTGTTCATCTGCGGCGACAAAGCCGGAGCAGTTATCATTAAAAACAAAACGTTCTATCTATTCGACCCCCACTGCGTACCCCACGTACCAAATAGTCCAGCACACGTAATCAGTTCACCCGACCCAAACGCCATACTAGAGTACGTGTCACCACCGGACCGAGAATATACAGGTAGCTTTCTATACATCATGCCCAGCGAATACGTCAATCCCGAGCACTACATAACAAACCACTACAGAACCATAACATTCTCCAAAGTACAGGGTCCACAGATAGATATATCAACCGGTATAGAACCGTGCACCATCGAAGACATCTCCAGCCCGCCGCGATCGCCGGAGGCCACGTCAAAATTTTCCAACAGAGCGCACGCGCCATCCAAAACAACCAACGCGCAGGGCTTAAAAGCTACAACGTCGACGTCACTCGAGTCTCGCGGCCTCCAACCGTTCGCGACTCCTCAGAATCCGGCGGACGGTGATACTGACACACGACTCTTAACCGCCGGTCAACCGCAGCCCACCGCCGGCCACCAAGAATTCCACACGGCCCCTGGAGCAGATCTACTTCTCTCGGAACTGTCGGCATCCAGGGGGCGGAAACGCAAACTGTCTAGCCTTCAACGATATTCCGATTTTGACGACGCGTCCTCTGACGACGACGGTGCTTCGCGCGTGCGTACGCACGAAGACGCCATATCCGCAGAAGTAATCTGGATGGACGATGACATCTCTCCCCTATATTCACCATCGGACACCCCTTCGTTCGACGACGTGTTTGACAGTCCCCCGACACCCCCGGAGCCCACGCGCAATAACGAAACTGCAGACGCGAACGGAGGGTTTCTAGAGCAGCTCTCCGGGGACGCCGAAACTCCGTTCTCTGCGTTTGACGACATCTTATTGACCCACGACTTCTCTTCGCTAGATAAAAAAATAGAACAGTTAATCAAATACAAGGCGCCCTCGCAGTACCTGCCAAACATATCGGACAAGCAAAACGGGAGACCGGTGAGAGAAGCGGCGGCGCTCCAGGCGATGGACAAAATGATGACCAACATCATACTCGAACACGGACTAATCACAGACGCGCAAGCCAGGGGACCGTCCGCGTGCAAAAACGTCCTCCAGTTTTTTGTGCTGTGGGGCGAAAAGCTCGGCATACCCATAAGCGACGCAAAACGTGTGCTGGACCTCGATCTCCAGATAATACCGTTATACGCGGCCGTCAAAGAAGATAATTTTAAGCAGGGGGTGTTTAAAAACCACCTAACCAGTAAACTCAACAAGTGTTTGGCTTCCATTAGATCGGCACGCGCGGACGCCCACAAAAAAATAGTGTCTGCGTTCAACGCCGAGGGCTTGCTGATTTCATCCAGCGAAACGAACATATCGATCTCGGCAATGAAAGAACGGATCGCTAAACACTTTAGCCCTGACTTTCTAGCGGTCTACTCGGCGGACGAGTTAAAGCATCTGCTGGAGAGAATCCAGGCATTGAGAACCGGCATCGAACAGCGCAACAAAGAAATCCAGCAGGAGGATTTATTTTTTAGCTCCGTGATTACGGCCCTGGACACATTTCAGCCCCCTCCCAAAACCGTACACCCCATAGAAATTACCCCTCAACGTAAAACCGACATAATGCTCGACCACCTGGCGTCAATAACCGCCAAATTAACCGAGGACGCCACGGAGGCCCTCAATAATTATCTGGAAACCCCGTCCGAACACGGAACGCACATCACCAACATCCCAAACTTCTCATCCATCGTGGCGAACATCATATCCACGTTAAAAATCATAACGTACGCGAAAAACGACATGCAATTAGACGTCACGCCCATGACCACGTACAGGCAGCAGCTGTTGTACCTAGGTGGGGAATTAGCAACCATTTTTAACCTGGAGTGGCCGTACGACACCGTGTCACCAGTTGAAGAGCTGCCAGTCGTGGCCCAGGTCAGAGCCAAGATGGAATCGGTGACCAGAATAGAAAAAAACCGCCAAGCGCTCGATCAGATACTGGGAGACGCCGAAACATTACTTGACACGATAACCGCCCCGTCTGCACGTCAGGACCCGGCAAGGGCCATGTCCATACCGATTCTGGAAACCTACATCACTAACGCCGGCGCCCTCATAGGCAGTTCCCACAACGCCCGGTTTGAAAAACTCAAGGCCGCCATCCACGACCTGGCCTCCTCCGAATCGTTCATCATCATGCTACTGAACAACACGCGTCTCGAAAACATATCGGACAACCTCGTCAAAATAGACGGAATCCTAACCGATCACTCACGGTTCCTAACGAACGCCACCGTGGTTAAAACGCTCCAAACGCTAGGGAACAGCCTAACGCGCGAATGCGTGGAAGCCTTGGATAAAAAGGACACCTCGGCCCTCACCGCCGCGCGCCTCCTCGCGCTCCAAACCATCCTTGGGTACGCGTCCGTCCCGGATCACGAGACGCTAACGCGTGTCGTGTCAGGCGTTACCGACGCACAAAGGGTAGCGGCTGGCAAAGAGAAAGATAAATGGGCGCGGACGGTCGAACGTTTAACCGAGCTAAAGCGCACGGTTTCCCAATCCCGCATCGACAAGGCCGCCAGGCGCAAACTGGCCACGATCATCTCCCGCGACCTCAAGGAGGCGGAAGCCTCGCAGGAAACCGTACTGGAGAAACGGTGGAAGGAAGACGTTCTAAAGTTTCAACCATCGACTTCCAAGGAACTCGAGGACTTCTTACAGTCGGCACCGTCCGCCAAGGCCAGAAGATTCGCGGAGAAACACCTTCAGGCCAATCAGCGAGAGCGACCCCCTTCCCCGACGGACACGGTTCCGATGGACTACACTCCAACCCCACTACCCACGCCGCAGGCCGTGTCCACGGCAACCGCGGAAAAAGGCAAGGCCGCGTGGAACAAAATTCAACAGGCCTTCCAGGATTTCAACTTTCACCTCATCGACGCCTCGGACTGGCAGGAAATGGCAGCGGAATACTCCAGACACGGGTCGTCTTTACCGGGAACGGTAGGACCCAAACTGGCACGTTTCATGGAGACCATATCGACCACCCTGAACGACATCCTTACACAAAAGCTGACCTCGCTGCTTCCAAACGGGCCCGCGTTCAGCCCCCCGGCGTTCGACTGGATCGCGCCGTACCAAACTCGCGTGAACGCGTTTTTAAGAACCATAGGACTCCCGATGGTGCGGGACCTGGCCGAAAAGATCCATCACCAATGCCAAACCCTGAGTCACGCGGTACAGTCCGGAGACCTTCAGCAGGCCACGGTGGGAACGAGTCTAGAGCGACCGGCCGCCGACTACCGCCAGATCCTATCTGATATGCGGACCGCGTACAACGACCACGGAATCGCCGTGAGGTCAGAGGCGGCGGCGTACGTCGACGCCATTAACTCCACGGCCAACGTCCTGACGCCCCCCAAACCCAACCTAGAAGTGCCCCAGAAGCTAATGACGGCGGCGGACGCACTGACAGTCCAAAACTTTCCGGAGTTCCTAAAAACTTCGATCCTCCAACAGGAGCAGCAACTGATAGCGCTGCAGAGAGCAGAATTTCGGCAGCTCGAGGACAGCCTCTCGGCCGCCGAAAAACTCCGCAAATCCACCCAAGACGAGATCGCCGGCAAGATGGCGACCACTATCACGCAACTCCTGCCCCTGGCCCCCGTGGTCATATCATCGAGACCGCTAAACTTATCAAAACCTATAGAGTTTTTAAGCTCAACGGTCTACGACAAAATTCTCGACAGGGAGCCCTACGAGACGGCCGTAGCGGGCTGCGCTTGGCTAGAAACCGCCATAAAATCCGTCATGGTATACGGACGCCAGAACGAAACGCAACAGCTAACCGTGCTGCTAAGCGAAGTCGAAAAGCAGCGCGCCCTCGCGCAGCGCCTCCACCACCTGGAACTGTCCGCGAAAAATACGGACGACGTTAACGTGCTGCAACAGGCAATAGACGAACTCGCACCCCAGAGGGTGAAGGGCGGCAAGCCCGCGGTTGAAGCCTGGAAACAAAAATTGGAAAACATAGAATCCCTGATACGAGCCACCCGAACGGCCGGTGAAATATCCTCGGATCTCGAACACATCGGCGCACGGGCGGTCGTCACCCTCGCGGTCCGCGATCTAGGCGCGCTCTACGATCGCTGCCTGGAAACCGCGAATCACCTCAAACGAGCCAACCTACCAGAAGGCTTTTCTGACATCGGCAAAAAACTTAGCGAACTTCAGACGTACATCAAGCACAAAAAACAGTTCTTGGAGCACTTTGAAACTACCCAGCCTGAAGTTTTTCGACGATTCCCGCTGTCCCAAGCCATGCCCGAAAACGCGTCGGCGCGCGTCGCACCTGACCCGTTATCCAGACTGGCCGATCACCTTCACATGCGCGGCAGCGCGCCGCACTTTACAAAGTGGGTCGAGACGATGCCGTCCATCGATCCGGAAAAGCCGGCCCACGTCCCGACCCACGGCGGCGCCCCTCTCCACCTTCAGATTACGTACTCAAACGTCCTGGAGGCGCTGTTTTCCTTAACCCACCTCACACGCCACCCCGTCGCGACGGCCACTGGCCTCGAAAGCGCAACCAAGGCGCGCCGCGGGACGGAGGCGGCCACGTGGCTGGACGGTCAGTGGCAAGACATCGCTCAGACGCTCCAGGACGTCCTCGACGCATACGAGCACGCGACCCCGCACGAGGATCGGGACGCGGCATCCAACGCGTTTTTCGCGATGTGCGTGTTTACGCAAATCGTCAGAGGCGCCAATAGAGCCGTGACGCTCCCAAAGTTCCCGGGCGCCACCGCCGACTTTCCAGAAGAGATCGTGCTAACCCCCAGGGAATGCACAACGCTGGTCACCGCCATGTGGCCCACCCTAGCGGCCGCTATCTTAAGATTAACCTCATACTCGGAAGCCCTCGGTCTAATGAGCGGGTTTCTCCCGCTGATGTTCCAGGCGCTACCGCACCTCACGCTAGAGTCTCAGGTGAAAAACGGTCACCACAACATCCCACCGCGCGTGCGATGTTTCGCCAAAACCGAAGCGATACCATATTTCCCGGCACAGTGGCAGCCGACCAACCTGGAACTGAGTCTGTGGGGACAAACGGACTTCCTTCAAATCTGCGATAACAATCAGCGTAAGGCCAGGCTGGCGGCACTCACCTGGGCGATCACGACGATCGACGGCGTGGTGCTCGACCAACTGTGGTCGACCTTTAAGCCCATGAGAGGCGCGTCTAACGACACGTACGTGGACTTAATTAAGACCCTACACCTAGCCACCTTCGGACCCCGAGGTCCAACGCCAAGCCGAGAGGCAAACACGGAACGCCTACCGTACGTTTACGGACAGCCCACCGGCTACTGCATCGCGGGACAATCAACGACGCCCGTCCAGACTTCTAACGTGCCGGTCTCCGCGTTCGAAACGGTCCTCGGGGCGATGGTGTTCCACGTCCCCATAAGGATATTCCTGGCGGCGGCTCCCAAGCGCCTGGGGCAGGCGCGCGGCGGTATGGGGCTCCTCGCGCCCATCTTAGACTGCGTTCCAAACGTCGAACCCTTTAAAAGCCTGTACGAAGCGCCACGCAAACCCGTTCCCGTAAACAGTCTGTCCCCGTCACTCCACCCCCCCGACGAGCGGCAAATCTTTAGTAGACAGGCCTCGTGGCTGTCCTACCGATATTCGCCAGAGGACCCCGCACGGTGGTCAACCCCGCCGCTCCTCGTGGTCATAGACCCAGAAAACCTGGTAACGGCCACGTACGCCAGCAACGTAACGGAGAATTTTGAAGGCAGGCCGTTCTACGTCATGCCCGGACCGTACCCCGCGGACTGGCCAAAAACGCTGTCCGTATCATCGGATACGTCCGTGACGCACCTCAGTCACGGCGAAATATGTAACCTGTTTACTACCTTGTCGCGGGAACACGCCAGCGTACAAGGTAAGGATATCTTCGCAGCGGTCCCGACAGCCGTCACGCTCAAACGAACCACGGACCATCCCACGCTGGAACCAGATCAGCGGTTTACGGACCAGGTGCCAGACACAATAACAACACCGCGTCCAACGCCCTCGTCTTCCGCCAAATCGCCCCCGACGCCGATGCCCGCGTCGCCCCCAGATGCGCTTCCGGCACCGGACACCGCGGCACACGGCAGACAGCGGCCCGAGTTGACAGCGAGGGACGACAACGCAAACCAACCAGCGCGCACAGACCCACCCACGACACGTAACGAACGGTCTTCCTCGTTCGAGACCCCACCGCTTCCCAATAAATCGAGCGTTCACTCGATCCCTCAACTAGTACCTAAAAACCCAGCAAGCCCGGAAACGATAAACCACAGGCCCCCAGGCCAGGTTACCGAACCAAAAGGAATCTTTGGAACCTATAGGCCCAAAGTGCGAACCGAGCCGGCCAAACCTATACAGACTCACGTAACTCCTCAACCAGCCAAGCCATCTATAACCGAACCCAGGTTACCAGTGAATCCGCCAACCGCCAACGTCCCGATAAACACCACGTACAAACCACGACCAAACATAAACGAGAGTCACGACACGACGCCCGGCACGCAGGCGGCAGATATAGCTCACGAACAGTACGAAGGCCACCGACCGCTTTTAAAACCGCGCCTCACGGAAAGGCCACGGTCGACGTCCGCGGACGCTCTAACCAACCCACACCAGAGCGTGCCGGATAACGAGGGTCCACACGGCCCACCCGCACGCGAAAAACCCGTGTACGAAACCGAAACGCCCATCGAGGACCCCCGGGCCACATCGAATCCGCGCATTCGGTACACGCTGCCCCAAACCGAAAGGGGGGCGCTTAACGTCGAAACTGAGTTGACGCACCGCGAGCCAGAGAGGCGGTTGTCTCGCACCGGGGCGACACCCCACACACCCGAGCCGGACTACTCCCCGTGGACCGTCCCAGGCGACCCAACTATAGCAATTCATCGGTTAGAACACCCCCAGATTATAGAAAATATAGCCTCGCTCACCGTCCCGGTCCCCAGAGTTACCCCAATCCCTCCCACGGACGTCTGGGTCCCCCTGGTTCACGTTAACCTCCAACACGAAGAAATCTCCAGAGCCAAAAATGTGTTAATGCGATTTATTCAACGCGTACGGAGAAAGTTACAGGCATCGTCTGACGCTCTATCCGAAGCTATCGCCAGAATAAAGTTTTTATATCTGTAACACGCACATTCACTTGCTTTTCTTGTTCTGAGACGCGCGTCTCGTGTCCAGAACGGTCGCGTCGCTGGGGGTTAGCGAAGCGGTCCCTATTCCGGACGTCACCACGCTCCCGGGCCCGCCACCCCCGGACGTGGGCGCGATCGAACCCATCAACGAATGGGGACCGCTAGACAGCGTAGTGAAGCTGCTGGAACCGAGGGTGGAGGCCATCGGGGCAACGCTAGGGGGCGCGGAACTGGATCCGGACAGGGCACTCGAGATACTAGAATTGGCTTCTTTTTTGCCGCGCAAACCCCGAAGGTGGTCCTTTCTCAAAATTCCGTTCTTTTTTTGAAGATACACGTCGTAATGACGTTTGGCTGTCAAGAACACCAGATAATTCCGTTTAGCCAGGGCGTACTGGGCGGGAGACATGTCCCCCTGGGGGAGGTTGTTCATCTCGGCGACCAGCGGGTGGTTCGGATAATCCTGGTCCAGACGTCCCTGGACAACCGGCTCCTTCACGCGCAAAACCGACATATCTCAATTCCTATCACACTTTCCGCAGGACAGCGCTGATATCGACGACGTCAAATAAAACAGCTCGGACACGCGCAGCCGCTTTAATAGGCCGGACGCGCAATCGGGCGCCGCCAGACAGGGCACAACGACGCTGACCAAAGCGTTAGCGTCTCGTATGGCGTGTGCCGCGTTGTTGGCGAGCACGCACCGTATATACGGCTCGCCGGCGCACGTGATCTCGAAAAGAGACACGACCCGCATGTAGGAGCCGCCGCAGTAAGAACAATAGATACGCCCGGTGGTCGCGCACACCGAAAGCTGCTTCTCCTTCTGATCGCGACTGAAAAACACGTTGGTGGGTGGAAAATTCACGGTGTCGAATTTTCCCCGTCCAAAGTTTAAACAGTAACCGCACTCGAGGCATATCACCACCCTAGGGGCGGAGGCGGTCTTTTCCAAGACGCGCCTGGCCACGGCGGGGGCCCAGATCGGCAGAGCGATACACGGGAACAGTACATTATACGCCAACACTTTTTGACACAGATCGCGGGATATCTCAGAGTCGGCTGGCTCGCCCACCGGCAACACAACACGAGGCACGCTCAGGAGGCCCCTAAACGCCAGGCTTCGTACGAGGGCGTTGAACGGGTTACCGCACGGGACGGTCGGCGCCAGCTCCCGCAGCGAGGCCAGCAGTCCCGCGTCAGAGGGGGTCGTCGCGCCCTTTTCCTGGCAGGTCCCCAGGCGTCTGGAGACAGCCGGAACGCTCAGCTGCATGGCGACACAGGCGCCCCCGTTCCATTTCTTCCGAAGAACGGGCAGATCCAACGCGTGTTGAGGCGAACAGGTAACCAGCGGAAACCGCTGGCGACAGTTGAGGCTCTTGCACGCGAGACAGCACGCCCTCGGAAACGAGACAACCAGGTACCGGGACCACGCGCCCCTGGGAACGGACGTGAAACTCAAACGTCCAACATCGGGGCAGTCGCCTCCGGCGCACATGCACCGCAGCACGGACACGTACGCCTCCAACAGCCACCGGGCGATATCGTGAAGTTTCGCCCGCGCGTCTCCGTGTTTAAGCGGGGGATCTGCTATCTCGGCAAGGGCCGTCTGAAACGTCGGGGCGTAAATTAACTTGCGCGCCCAATTCGGGGGGTTTCCGTCCCAAGCGGCGAGACCGTACGTCACGAGACACACGTAGCATTCAGGACACAGGCCAACGGCGCGTATAGCGGCCGCGAGATCTAAGCCCATCCGAGAACAATCCATCCAAGGACGGGCAGCAAAACGAGCGCGCCCATGACAGGCAGCCTCGTCTTCAGCCACGCCGGGCAATTGCCCGGCGTCCATCCCCGGGCGCCACCGGTCGGTGCGATTAATCGATCACCATCGCCGGAACCGGGGATCGCGGCGTTCCGAAGCTCCGGACCCGAGCGCTGGCCGGAGGAACCCGCGTTCCTTGCCGCACAGCCGCCGTCGGGTGAACCCGTCAGGGCAAAAACCGTCCTGAGGAGAGTTTTTAACCGCTTGGCGCTTTTGGGAGTGACCACCAAAAACTGTAAAACCTGTCTGTGTTCCGTAAAGTAGGTGCGGCATATGACCATGGAGCTGTACACGTTGAGGTCCCCGGCAAAAACCAGGCGCGCCTTGAATTTCATAAAATCGTCCTGTCCCAGGGACACGGACGAGTTTTTCTCGAGATAAACGTCCGAATTTATAGGCAGATTTTTTCCAAACGCGGCGTCGGTATCACGTGGCTTACACAAAAAACATTTCAGCGTGGTGGCCAGCCCGTTGTTCGAAATCACAAAACACGGGGCAAACGGGTAGGCCAGCCTCTCGAGTTTGTGGAGCCAAAACTTATACACAAACTCGAGATGGTAAACGCAGCCGTGCTGCAGGCGCACGGTGCACACCGGCACCGCCCCGCCTTTGGCATATACGGGAGCCCCGTCGCGGCACCTCTCTAGATCCAGGGAGATTCCTGAGGGGCCCAGGTAAGCGACCACCACGTCGCACAGCTCGTCAACCAGACGTTTTCCGAAACTCATGGTTTTATTAAAATCGCCCTAGGCGCTGTGCGCGGCCCCCGTGAAAACCGCGTCGGTGCTAACGATCTTGTGAATAACCTGTTTTACGGTGTTCACCTTGGCGTCCAGCACCATACAGTGCTCACAGTGCACCGCCCGCGTCTGAGCGCGCCGTCGCAGGAAAGTTTTTAAATACTGACAGTAGTTAATGGCGTTAAGCCTGGAATATATGGTGGGAAACGTAATCTTCATATCCTCCGGCAACAGGGACTCGAACGCCAATAAATCATCGTAGATCACGTGAGCCATAGCTAAAGATGCTCGCCGCGATCGACGCGACATTAACCCCATTCAAATATTTTACACGTTAAAGAGATCGCACACCCGAGGACCGTCTAAACTCGCCTTAAGAGCGTACCCCGATCATGTTCATTCCGTGGCAGCTGGAGACCCTAGCACGGCACCGGTCCTCTCTGCGGGGACTGGTGGAACAGTCGTTTCTTCCCGGCACCCCGGAGGAGGCCTTCGGCAGCCCCGTTTTAATTCATACCCAGGACTCGTTACAACCCGCCTCATCGTGCAGGGTGTGTAACGTCCTATTCGAGCTGGTACGGACGTTCCCACCCCCCAACTCCTTCTTCGAGGACTACGGATGTTTGTGCCTAACGTGCCTCTACGCCCCCCGGTCATGGACCGCGACCGTCATGGTGGCCGCCGACCTCCTGGAACTAATACACACGTATTTCCCTCGGTACGTTCAAGAGGGGCCCGTATACGCCCACCAACGCCTCCTAGGGATTGACGTCCAGCTCCACTTCTTCACCACCAGATGCTTCAGGCCCATCGACAAAGAACAGATACTCCACACATCTCATTTAATTTTTTTGCAAACCGAGTTTATTAGGGGCATGTTAGAGGGCGCCATACCTGGATCGTTCTGCTTTAAAACGTCCTGGCCTCGCACGGACAAAGACAACCAACAACCTACCGTCTCGTGTTGCGCTTCTGGCGGCGACAATCCCGCCGTCCAGGGCGGCGGCCTACCCGAAGACCTGGAAGAGGTTTTTAACTCCGCAGAAGCCACAGGAAAGCCCAGCCTTCTTGACATTTTTCTATCAGCCTGGGCGGAGTCTCAGCTCATCAGCCCCGACATCCAACGGGCATTCGTCAATTCACAGCCCCCCGACTTTCCAACACCAGACGACGCAGACCAAGCGCGGGGCCCCTGTCTCATGCACCCGACCCTCAACCTGAAAACAAAAAATAACACCGCATCCATATGCGTGCTATGCGAGTGCCTGGCCGCTCATCCGGACGCCGGTTCCGTCCTGCGAGATCTGCGTCGCGACATTCTGGAAAACATGGAAAACAACGTTAAGCTCGTCAACCGAATCTCATACATCCTAAACGATCCAGACTCGCTGGCACACGTGCGCGACGAACATCTGCGCGCCGTAATTAAATCGTGCTCGGCTCAAGAGATCCACAAGCACTTTTTCTGTGACCCGTTATGCGTACTTAACACGTCCTCGCACTGTCCCGCGGTTTTATTTAAATGCCCACCCACCGAAAAGTATAAAAAGCTAAAAGCTCGCCTTGCGATCGGAGAGTTCCTAGATTGCAACCGAGTATTTGACTGCGAAACTTTACAGACCCTGACCGTCCTCTTTAAGGGGTCTCAACTGTGCAAGATCGGAAAAACGACCTCGCTAGAGATAACCCGGGAACTCGGGCTTCAACTCCGCAGACACAACATTCAGATCACCCACCCGTTTCAAACCTCCAACCTATACATTTGATTGTTTTCAAAGTTTCCTCAACAATGCCAAAACAGCCCAAACGTCGATCGGTGTCAAGAACGCCATACGCCCCCAGCGTGAAAACACGGCATCGGTCCCATTCCACGGAGCTAGCGTCCAGACGCGGCAGCTGCAAAAGCGAAATCACACAATGGAAAAAATTAGTCTCTGACACCCAGTTCTTTTCCGCCGTCACGCGCCGCCACGAGCTCGGCGTCGACTTTTTAAGAGAGATGGGAACCCCGATATGCACCTCCAGGGCCGTCATGTTGCCGTTAAACCTAAAAACCATCGCACCGGGCCGGTGCGTCTCCCTCTCATCGTTCGGACACTCGTCAAACATGGGGTTCAACTGCTCGTCGTGCACACCGACTGACAGGTCCGCGGTGTCTCTGGAGGCCAACGCGCTCGGCGAAGATTCCGCCAGAAAAAACAGCGAGTTGTGCTCCGTCGCGTTAACATTCTACCATCACGCCGAAAAGGTGGTCCAACACAAGGGATTTTACCTGTCTCTTCTCAGTCACTCAATGGAAATCGTTAGAAAAAGCTTCACGCAACCTGGGTTGCTTTACGCCCACCTGGTTTTAAAAACCTTCGGCCACGACCCGCTACCCATTTTTACGGTCGACGCCGACGAGAGACTAACTCTCTGTGCGGTGTTTCACGCGAGAGACCTACACCTGGGGGAGACCAGTCTTCGACTAATCATGGACAACCTTCCAAATTACAACATAACAGTGGACTGCATCAAGCAGACATACATCATTAAGTTCACCCCCTCGCGGCCTGACAACTCGACCGTAACCGTCCCCGTCAACAGCATCTGCGAGGCGGTGGCCACCCTAGACTGCACGGACGAGTTTCGAGAAGAAATTCAACGGGGCACCGCCATTGTAAACTCCCAGGGGTCTTCGTAAGCTCACACTACCCATAACTAAGGTTAATAACACGCCTTGTAAATGTAACGCTTTTTTATTTACCGTCAATAAAAACTCCTACCTTAAACAGCCCAGTGTTTAAATTTAACAACGGTCAGCACCTGTGGGGAGAAATAACCGGTTCATTCGCGCCACAGACGAAAGTAAGCTGGGATCCCTAGAGAGCAATTGACGTGCGCCGGTATAATTAACGGGAACGCGCGCTAACTGCTCTCCACGGATCGCCACGTAGAAACGCGCGTTTTAAGGACCATCCGATGCAGTCGATAATCATCAGCAACGAGCCGAGGAAGGGCGTACATCGTACTATATACTTTACGGGATGTGCGCCCTTTCCGCGGCTTGTCGCCAACACAAGCGGTCTAACGGAGCACCAGATTACCGGGGCTTCTAACGCCAACGCTGGAAAAATGGACCGGCATCCTGCGTTCACGGGCAACACTGTTGTTCGCGAACGCAACGGTGTTGTCGGTGACCGCAAACTGCCCAATCCTGGGTTGCAGGGGCTGGTCCTCAAAAGTTAAGATGGGCGCCCCCAAACGCAAGCACGTACCCACCCTCTCCGGGTCAACGTTCATAGCAACGCGCACGGAATCCAAAGTACACGCCCGAAATAAGTCCACGGGCACGTGTCTTTGGGTTCCGGGGCCGTTACCATGAGAGCTCATGAGCATAACGCAACGGGCGTTCATAAGCCGGGAACATTAGGCCGAAAATACATTCCAACACACAAGCGGACCCAAAAAACACCTCTAGACAAATAAACTGGAGACTGTGTCTTTGGGTCCCTTCCACGTCGGAATGAAATCCAAGGTGAACGCGTAATAATGCGTGCGTTAAACGCCGTGAGATACGTACCCACCACGAGTCTCTGCTCGCTGCGATCGGCTTAATAAACGCGTTGCACTTTGGGTGCGTCTGTGCAACCAACTGCTGTCAAGTTACTACTCTTCTCTTGAAACAAGTAGCATGCCCAACTGCAGTTAATTGCACCATACCCAGTCCCGTCTTTGGCTTGGGGGCCGCGGTCTCCTCGGAGGCGGGCTTTCAAACACCGGGTATACCGATCTCGTCCGTTCCCGCGCCCCCGCCATTCATCTCCGTCAACAGCGTACAAGCTGTAATAGTGGCCGCTAACAAAGAGGGGACTCTTAGAGCGTTAGCTCACAGAACACAAATGTTAACTCACGAGCAAACACATGTACTCCCGTTTAACTTTTACACAATCCAAACGCGCGGTGACCTACGTCTCCCGTGCACCGGCGGGTGTAAAATACACTCATTCAAACACCGGGCAGTAATCCGGAGAGGTCGGTTAACGAGCGATATCAATATGCCCACTACAACGGGAACGCGCGCTAACCTTCCTCCCCAGATCACCGCACCGGCTTGCGTGAGGCAAGCGCAACGGGCACCGGCGACGTTGCATCCGAGAAACGGGAAACCTTGGGTATTGCGCGTTAAGACACGACGCAACGTGCCCAGGGTTTCCTGCTCGACTCTGGAAACTGTTTAGCTGCTTAGATAATACGGACAGGGGCTTAAAACAAGAATCTGTTTAAACTATTCCCGTGTAGCAGGCGGGAAAAATTAAGGCCTTGCGCTGTGTCTGCTAACGCAAAGGGCATTAACTTTTCCAGTCTGATACGGGCAACTTTTAACAGCGCAACAGACGACATTGGGCCACGAGTCAGTGTCTGCCGCGCAGACCCTGTTAATTTTACACACAACAGGGAGCACGGCTAAACACGGACTAACGGTCCAGAGACCCCGTTGCAAAAGCGAGGCGAGGTTGATGCGATACATTAGAGAATCCAAAAACGAAATCCTGTTTAATAACACGGAAATTGTCTTTGGTTCCCTACTGCAGCGCAACAATAATTGAATACAAACAACTGAACGCGGGTTACGTGCTTGTGTTCGTGCTTGGTGCAACTGTGAGCAGTGTGAGGGGAAGTTAATGTGCTTGGTGCTACTACAACCAAAAAAAGGGCGCAGGCCCCGGGAGGGCGCAGGCCCCGGGAGGGCGCAGGCCCCGGGAGGGCGCAGGCCCCGGGAGGGCGCAGGCCCCGGGAGGGCGCAGGCCCCGGGAGGGCGCAGGCCCCGGGAGGGCGCAGGCCCCGGGAGGGCGCAGGCCCCGGGAGGGCGCAGGCCCCGGGAGGGCGCAGGCCCCGGGAGGGCGCAGGCCCCGGGAGGGCGCAGGCCCCGGGAGGGCGCAGGCCCCGGGAGGGCGCAGGCCCCGGGAGGGCGCAGGCCCCGGGAGGGCGCAGGCCCCGGGAGGGCGCAGGCCCCGGGAGGGCGCAGGCCCCGGGTGGGCGCAGGCCCCGGGTGGGCGCAGGCCCCGGGAGGGCGCAGGCCCCGGGAGGGCGCAGGCCCCGGGAGGGCGCAGGCCCCGGGTGGGCGCAGGCCCCGGGTGGGGTGGCTCGCTCCGGGTGGGGTGGCTCGCTCCGGGTGGGGTGGCTCGCTCCGGGTGGGGTGGCTCGCTCCGGGTGGGGTGGCTCGCTCCGGGTGGGGTGGCTCGCTCCGGGTGGGGTGGCTCGCTCCGGGTGGGGTGGCTTGCTCCGGGTGGGGTGGCTCGCTCCGGGTGGGGTGGCTCGCTCCGGGTGGGGTGGCTCGCTCCGGGTGGGGTGGCTCGCTCCGGGTGGGGTGGCTCGCTCCGGGTGGGGTGGCTCGCTCCGGGTGGGGTGGCTCGCTCCGGGTGGGGTGGCTCGCTCCGGGTGGGGTGGCTCGCTCCGGGTGGGGTGGCTCGCTCCGGGTGGGGTGGCTCGCTCCGGGTGGGGTGGCTCGCTCCGGGTGGGGTGGCTCGCTCCGGGTGGGGTGGCTCGCTCCGGGTGGGGTGGCTCGCTCCGGGTGGGGTGGCTCGCTCCGGGTGGGGTGGCTCGCTCCGGGTGGGGTGGCTCGCTCCGGGTGGGGTGGCTCGCTCCGGGTGGGGTGGCTCGCTCCGGGTGGGGTGGCTCGCTCCGGGTGGGGTGGCTCGCTCCGGGCGGGCGCTGCCCAAAATCCTTGCCAGTAAATCCAACGCAGTAAATCCGCAAGCTAGCCGCACAGAGGTGCGACTGCCTGCCAAGGCTCCCGGCGCCTCTTTTATAGGCTAAATGCCCTCCCAAAATGGTTACCATGGTTCAGTTATGCAACCATAATACCAACAAATGAATCATCAAGTGCACGGCCAACGCGCCAGCGTCCAACCGCCCTCCAACCGTGCAGCGCCGTATATTCGGATCGCCTCCCATACGAATACGGGGCGCGGCATGGTCGCGGGAGGCTGGCATTGCGCAATACCCCCGGCAAACCAAGGGGTACGTGGAAACCAGGCTAACGGGGATTCCCCAAACAGCAGTGAGCGGCATACAGGTTTGTAGGTGAGCTGCCTGTTCGGGGATTTCCCATACCTCAGACCCACTGAGCTAAAATTCAGTGGGACTGCAGGCTGGGTCCTCCCAGGACAGGTACATGCGTGTACAGTGAGGGGGTTTCCCTAATTAGAATATTATATAAATAAATAAACCAGGCTGAGCTTTTATTAATGGGGCCCAGGCTGGGGACCTAGGTACCTGGGGATCCCCCTAACGGGATGTAATTAATTCAAATCTATATAAATTCCACCCTGTTAGGGGGATCCCCATTTGTACCTGGATTAATCCGGGATACAGGCTGTAGGTTCGGTAATGGGTACCAGGCTGGAGTGACTCATACCATGGGATTAAATACCAGGGATACAGGCTGTAGGTTTAGTAATGGGTACCAGGCTGGAGTGACTCATACCATGGGATTAAATACCAGGGATACAGGCTGTAGCATCAGTAATTTAAACCTATATAAATTTACCCTGCTGGGGGAATCCCCATCTGTACCTGTTTTAATATAGAAATACAGGCTGTAGAATCGGTAATGGAAACCAGGCTGTAGAACCAGGCTGGAGTGACTCATACCATGGGGTTAAAATAACAAGGAAAATTTAATAGAATATATATATATATAGGGAACTTGTAAACAAAACCCAACTTGGCGATTGGCTGCCTGATTTGGCCAACCAGCAGCGAGAATCGGCTGATTGACAGGCGGCTGGGCCAATGGCCTGCGGGCTTTTTTGATTGACAGATCGGCCGACCAATGGCAGCTGAGAAAGCGGCCGAGACGAGAGACACAGACGGCCGCGGCAGCCAATCGCCGGCGCGAGTTGGCCTGATTGACAGCTCGGCCAACCAATGGGAGCCGGGCTGGATAATACCCCCGGTTTAAGGGATTACGGCCGTAAACACGGCTGGCACCGTGCCACAACAGCCGGGCCTCGCCGTGACCTCCCCGTGACCCCGCCGCCCTTTCGCGCACCATGGTCGCGCCGCGCGACCATAACGAGATTATTCGCTGACCGCCGGCTGACCCCGGCGACGAAGTGGGGACGATGGGTGCCCACCGCGCCCGTCGCCACATCTTTCGGTGACCCCGTCGCGACCCCAACCCCGAATATAGTGTCCATGGTACCGCGGGAGCCCCACGGGTCCCATTTCCCACGGTTGACTTTTTGGGGACCCACGGCACCCATGGTGACATGTTCCGGTGACCCGCCGGCGACCTCGGGTCGAGTTTAGCGCCCGATGGTCGCGAGACGGCACCTTGGGAACATCTTTCGGTGACCCGCCGGCGAACCCGGGCCGAGTTTATCGCCCGATGGTCCCCGGGCGGACCCATGAGGACATCTTTTGGTGACCCGCGAGTGACCCCTCCGAGGCATCGCCGGCGCAGGGGGCGATATGTGCTGATGACCGCCGCCTACCGAGCGCCGCGGAGTCAGCAGGACATATTCTCCCCGGCGGCCGACCCGGGACCCGTCTCTCCTTCGGTGGTGTATTTAAACTACAAATGAGATTAAATTTAATCCTCGGTCCCCTTAATGGTTCGCGGCGCCGTCGGCGGTGGCGCCGGCGGGTTCGACCCCTCGACCGAGTCCTCGGCGCCGGGGCCGGAGCCTATCGAAGGCACGGTCGTGGGGTCTTACCCACCCGTGGGAGAGAGACCTCCGCGCCGCGTCCTCCCGCGTCCCTGGCCCACCGGGGATGTCTTGTGAGCACTTTCCACCGGGTTAGATTGGACAGGAGAGTGCCCGCAAGACATCATCGGGGTTGCCGGTTGGTGGTGCTGTGAGGCGCTCGGGACCGGCGCTCCGGTTGCGCCACGCGCGCGTGTGTTTTTTTTGTTCTACGCCAGCCACCGTGTGAGGGGGGCGCCGTGAACGCCGGCGAACCCCAAAGCCCGCCGCGCCGCAAGGCGGCGCGGCTTCTACACACCCACCGCCCCCTTGGGACGAATGTTTAGATTTATTTAGAGCCCCCTGGCTGTTTGTGGCACGCCATCAAGCCTGCCACCTGTTAATGAGATCCCTGGCGCGCATCGCCGCCCTTTGCGCATCGGTGCGCGCACTCAGAGCTTACCACCTGTTGGCCAGATCCCCGTGCGCACCTCTCCCCCGCCCCATCCACGTCCCGGGAACATAAACGTTACGTCGTTTCTGATGTACAATTTTTTTTATTTATAGACCCCCGCAACCGCGATACCGCCCTTCACCCCGCGTCTGTTATCTGCCCCGTTTTTTCGCCCGGGGTTCCGGAACCGGCGTTAACCCGGCGTGTTGGCGGCCACGATTTTGGCTACGTCGCGTCTGGAGACGGCCCGTAACAGGTCTCTTAAAACCAGGCAGTCTGAGGGGCTCACTAGGGCCGCCTTTTCCATTCGCGTTAGCCACCGTAGAAAGGTGGGCGACCCGTCGCGTTTGCGACCCAGCTGGTCGGCTGTTAAAAAAACTAAACCTTTCACGTCCTTTTCTGAGAGCTGACGGTTAATTGAAAGCATGAGGTGTTTGTATGGGCTGAAGTAACTGGGACTGGACCGAAGCCGCCCGACAATAAATCCCACGTCTAGCAAAAACAATTTGGAAATTAGGTCCAAACGCCCCACGAGAAACACCGCCTCCAGCAAGACCGGGATAGGAATTCCGGGTTCTCCCACGTTGGGACATAGCCCGTTAGCGAATCCCTCGGCCGTGTTGTCTGATAGGGGGCGGTCAAAGAGCCACAGCACTGCTTCTCTGTCATCTGCCTCTAGGTGGCGCCCGAGGTCAAATAACCGCGATTGAACGGACATGGGTCCGGCGCAATGCCCGCCAATTGCCTCTTGTGACTACGTGAGACCCCTTGATAAATCACGACGAACCGCGGGCGTTACTTAAAATGCGGTCTTCGTCAAATTCCAGTAATGTTGCGGAAACTGACTCGGCGGCGGCCGTAAGGGCTTCCGCCGAGACGCCGATGGCCTTGGCCAGGCTGGCCGGCGGCGGCGCAGCCGCGCCGAGGCTGAACAGGGCGCAGGCGGCCGCCACCAGGGACGGCGACAGTTCGCCGGTCGCCGGGTTCACGATGGCTTTGTGAACGGACTCCACCACCTGGCTGTGGAGGGCAAACACTTGCTCTTTTGTGAAACCGCTCTTAAAGAGGGCGGGACCGATGGCGTCCGTGGGTAACACGGCCTCCAATTTCCACCTCAAGGCCTTGAGGATGGATTTTTCCTGTTTCAGTAAATCCGCCACGGAAAAATCATCCGCCGCGCAAAAGCACAGGAAGTCTGCCTTAAAGGGGTTAAGGTCTCTGATTTTACTGGCCAAGAATAGGCAGGCCGCCCCCAGCCTCTGAAATCGCTGACGGGGGATGCTGCGGCACTGCAGATAGCGATCCAGAATGCTAATTGCCAGAGGCAGAACGCTGCCGTCCGCCTGGTGGGCCCTGGCGACAGAGCGCATCCAAGTTCCCAGAATAATTCGCATTCCCACCGTCACCTCCGTTTGTACGGTCTGGTAACAGGCCGTGGACGTCACAAAGGCCGTTTCGTGGGCCAAAAGGTTAGAGAGGGCCCGGTCCTGATACAGGACGGGGTCGATGGTCCCGGTGGGCACTGGGCCAGGAAAAGCCATGGTTACGGCAAGGAAGATAAAGCGAGTTAATTCCTACCTTCGTTTCACGGAGGCTTAATAGCAGCGCCGGGGCAGGTACACGATTCTCCGCACGGCCTATGTTCTGCCCGCTTCAGGTCCATGTCTTCTGCTGCTCGGCCCTGCCCGTTCCCGGAAAGCCGCGCACTGAAGACGATGCGGAAGCGGCTGGTTATTTGAGGTGAGTCACAGGCGGGGCAAGTTGCCAGACGGTGACGCGTTTCCTGCGGTCTGGGTTTTCACCTGGCAGGGTTGACCGGCTCTTGGCAGCCGTCCGGTGGGGATTTTTCAGTGCTGAATTGGCAGTCCCCTGTCCATGCGTATTATGCTGGCTTGGAACTTGGGGGCGGATGTGTGAAGTTGTTCCCACCGTCTACGGGCCCTTTTGACGGCCTTGGCCGTTCCTCGGCTCTGACAGAACACGGTGATGCAGAAAGGTGGGATGACTGGACTGTTTGGCGCGTCCGGCAAAACACGCACGCTTGATGATCTGATGCCTGGAAACTGCAGGCACCTTGCCAGTCGATACAGGGAATAAGGGTCGTCATTACAAAAGATAACCCCGTGGCGCCACGGCCCGGGGCGAGGGGGGTCTATCTTGTCGTTTCCTAAGGCCTGCCGGTAAAATCTTCTCTGGGGGCGGTATTTTCTGGGTACCTCGTCTTCCGATGTGGGGTACGGTATGGGAATAGGGTATCGTGGGGGGCGCGGTGGGCGCTGCGGGTGGAGCGGTTGCTCCCCCTCCCCGTGTTCTTGGTGCGTTTCAGGTCCACCGCCCTCCTGGGAACTGTGGCTCGTGCATCTGAGCCGCAGGCTGGGAACTCCTCCTGGATGCGTGGACGCCCCCCATCCCTGCACGGTGTATACGTGTAAATGTTCACCCGGGGGTCCCGGGGGTCCCGATGGACCCGGAAGCGGGGAACCCTGGGGTCGCGCGCCTAGAGGGTGGTCCGTGTGGCTCGCCGCGTGATGCGTGTGAGTCGACGGGGACCGGTTGGGAGGTTGAGGCGGAGGTTGTTCAGGTGAGTTTGTCGAAGACTGCGGATGCGGCGATGACGTCGCAGATGGCAATCGAGGTGAGTTGGTGGGGGAGGGTGGCGGGGACGACAGAGATTGCGGAGCCGGCGATGGAGAGTGCGACGGATGAGGCGCAGGTGAGAGTGGGGAGGCGTTTGGAGGGGGTGAGGGTGGTGGCAAAGTTGTGGGCGTCGGGGAGGACCCTAACGTGTTTCGAGGTGACGTGGCCGGAGGCAAGACGACCGCTGGCCCGCTCGACGGCCCCTGCGTTGGAGATCCCACCACGATGACGGACCCGGTCGACGATGCGGATGGCGACGCTCCCGATGACCCGTGTCTGGACTCTGTTGCGGTTTCGGTGTCCGAACCTCGCCCCTGGTTTTCTAGGGGCGCCGCCGGCCGAGTTTCGGGCGGCGTCGGTGAAGCGGGGGGCGCGGACGCGGTGGATGCGCTACGCCCTCTGCCGCGTCTGCGTCCCCTGGCCTGGTCCCTAGCGCCGCCGCGACCGTGAGCGCAGCGTCCCCTGCAGGAACTCCGCAACCCGTCTCCCGAAACGACGCCGGAGCGATGTTGCCGGCTGCCCCACATGATCGCGGTTGACTGCGTGCAAAAACCGACAGATTAAGTAAATCGCCCTCTCCGCGACCCGCAGCCACCTGAGCGCGCGCACGCAGAACCGATGTGCGGTGCGCTTACGATTTCGGCCGCTAGGTGGCGGAATATTTTTATTTAAATCGTTTGCACTCATATGCCGCTAGGTGGCGCGGATTGCAGTTAACCGCCGTCCGCGCCGCGCGGTGGTTTCGGTTTCAATAAAACAACGTTTAATTAAAATCCGTGGGCGAGATAGGGTGTCAGGTGTTAATTCGCGCGCGCCTCGGGCCCCTTACCGTGTTTCTGGCGATCCGCGGTGATCCCGATCCGCCGCGCCGTGCGCGGCCGCCGCCGACGCAAACGCCGCTTGAATTTCGCGGGCGGCCGGGCCTGGTGTTAGTGATTCACAATGATGCGATGTGATTGGGCGTGGTGGCTCACGTCACCTGTTAACCCGCAGATCTGGAAATTCTTGTCTGCGGCCGCGGTGACCCGCGTGTTAAGCCTTATAGTGCTGTGCAGCGATCCTGAAACTCGAAAGCTGGCCATATAAACCCCAGTTATGGCGTTGCGTGTCGGTGGCAACCTTTTTAAAAAAGATTTATTGCTGCCCGGTGTTGAGCACCGTCACCGACCGCGCATCGCTAATCATGTCGGGAGGACTTACACTCGCGCTGCTGTCGGCGATTTTTGCAGCGGCCCGGTGTGCGCTGCATACGCATTACGCGGCGGTCCCGGTTAACTCCCCCGCGTCCCTGGGTTGCGTTTTAACGACCCCCCATAATGTTCTTATCGTTACGTGGCAAAAACAGGAGTTGCCAAGCCCCGTTAACGTGGCCACCTACAGTCCCAGTACCGGCGTGGTGGTCCAACCCCCGTTCGACGGTAGGGTTTACATCACGGAACAGAAGCTGACCAGAACAACCTTGAAGTTCTTTAACGCCACCATGGAGGACCAGGGGTGCTACCTGTGTATTTTTAACGCGTTTGGCGTGGGCAAGCTGTCGGGGTCCGCCTGTCTGACGGTTTACGTCCCCCTGTCCATGTCCGCCACGTTCTACCCCCCGATTAACCCGACGCAACTGGTCTGTCGGGCGGAGGCCAGTCCAGAACCGTCGGTGCGCTGGTCCGGCGTGCCACCCGAACTGTGTAGCGTGCCCGAATCGTTCGAGAGGCCCAACGGCACCACCCTGGTGGTGAGCCGTTGCAACGTTACGTCGGTGGACCCCGAGGACCTCAAGAACGCCACCTGTCTTGTTACTCATATAGGTGGCCTGGCATCGGCCAAGCCGCTGGGGCCCGTGTTCTCAGATCACCTGGAGGGGGCGAGCCACTATGTGGTGGGTGCGGTGGCGGCAGTTGCCGTCTTGGGGATCTTTTTGACGGGTTGCTTTTTGTATCGGTCTATGTGAGCGCGCGTGGCCCCCGTGTCTGGTGTTTTGTTCCCCGGTGAGTGTCTCCATGACAAATACAAATTTGAGGCTAGCTTTTAGGGTGGTTCCCGGCGCAACGCTTCCTGTGTGACTGCAGACACGGAGGTGTTGGCCGGGAAACCGCGTGTCCCCTTTATGTCTGTCTGTTGTCCGAGGGCAGAGGTGAGGATGGGACCGGGGGCGTCTCGTTGGCGTTGAGAGAGTCGGGCGACGCGGCCGCGACCGCGTCTCGAGAGACTCACCCGCTTCTGTTTTCTTTTGCCAGACAGAGCAACATGGAAGCCCTGAACAGTAACCTTAATCTGCTAATGGATTTTCTTTCTAATTATTCGAGTAGCTACGGCAGCTACGACGATAACATATCTTACAGCATAGACGCGGATTCATCGCTGTGTCGGCTTACGGTGGTTTTTCCTCCGATGGCCTATGCGATAATATGCTTTCTTATTTTTTGTGTCACGCTTCTGGGGAACGCGCTAGTGCTTTACATCTTTTTTAAATTTAAAGCCCTTGCCAACTCGGTGGACGTGTTAATGGCAGGGCTGTGCTGTAACTCCCTGTTTCTGTGCGCGTCTTTTCTGTTCAGCTGGCTGCTGTACATGGCGCCACAGATTCTCACGTCCGCTACGTGCAAGGTGGAGATTTTTTTCTTTTACCTGTACACTTACTTTGGGGTGTACCTCGTAGTGGGCATCAGCCTCATCAGGTGGCTCTTGGTCGTGTTTTCCCGCCGCCCGTGGGTCAAGCACCCGGTCTCTGGCCTTCTCTGCGTGTTAGCTGCGCTGGTCGTAGCACTGGCGCTGTCTGCCAGCTCGAGCCTCTATAGGACGGCCGTGCGCCACCCAGAGACCAGCGAGTGGATGTGCTACGAGGACGCCGGCGAAGACACCGTCAGCTGGAAGCTCAGAATCAGGGCCATTGGCGCGTTCTGTGGGTTTTTGGTCCCGTTTGGGCTGCTGGTGCTCTTTTACGGACTTACGTGGTGTATGGTTAAGAGCACCAAGCTGGCCGCGAAGGGAACCGTGAGGGGTGTTATCGTGACGGTGGTGGTGATGTTTTTAATCTTTTGCCTGCCCTATCACCTGTGTAATTTTCTAGACACCCTGGTGCGAACCGGTTTCGTGACCGAAACGTGCTACCTCAGGGACGTGATTAGCGTGTCCATGCACATATGCTCCCTGCTTCAGAGCATGTATAGCGCGTTCGTGCCCGTCGTGTATTCTGGACTTGGCTCGCTGTTTAGGCGGAGGGTCAGGGATACCTGGGCCCTGTTTAGGTGGTTCTCTACTTCTAGTACATCATGAAACAATCACGCGACACGTTAAATGGGGATTGTTTATGTACATTTATTGTTTTTTCCAATTAAAGACATCTGAACTGCTAACCTTACCTGACGTTTACTGTCTGTTTCTTACACACCAGAGGAACAGGGACTGGAAGGCCAGGGCCCACGGGGAGACGGTCATGTCCGCGAGCTCGGGTGGCACGTACGCCCACTGCCAGGGATGGAACACCACGGCGGGGTCGATCAGCGAGGCCAGGTGGCGCCCGTCCGGTGACGTGATGGCAGCCACGGCCGAGTTGGCAGACGGGTTGCGTGGGTAGTGCTGTGCGAACATCCTGGGGTCACTGTTGCTGCCGTGATAGTTGAGGGCGATGCGCTGCTGCTGGTTGAGATGGTACTCCATGGCGTCTCGCGGGTATCTCACGCCCAGGTACCTGCCGTTGACCCACCCGGGGAGCACGAGGCCGCGGAGGACCCTGAACATGACGCTGATTGTGTTCAGGGGAATGTGGAAGTTTAGCCAGAGGCACTCGTGGTTTCCAGACGCGTTTTCCTCCAGGTGGAGGTCCCACTGATCGGGGGTTCTGGGGCCGGGGGCCTCGGGAGGGGTCTCTCTGAGGAGACCGAGCGCCCCCAGGAGCTGGAAACCGAACTCTCCGCAGCACACGGAGAATGTATGTTGTCGTCGGAAAAAGGCCATGAGGCCCCCGAAGCAGGCCGGGTCGTTGAGGAGACCCATGATCGTGCAGCGGGCCCCCACGTAGCTGTCTTCGATGCCCACGCTGCCTCCGATCGTTAGACCGGTAAAGGCTCTTAGGATGTTACCTCCGCGAAGGGCGTCGATGGAGACGACCGCGACGTCAAACCCGACGTTGGTGAAGGCGGCCATGAGCGCCCTGGGGAGCGGAGCGCCGGGGGCGACCAGGGCGGCCACGGCCGGCGGCCTGGACGGCGCCGCGAACAGCCTCAGTTCGCTGTTTTGGCAGACGTTGGCCAGGTGGCCCAGGTTGTGTTGGTTGCATCCGTAGTCTTTTCTGTAGAGTTCCTGGGCGGGTGTGAAGCTGGGTCCCCACGAAAACCATTGTTCGTCGGACATCGAGGTCCAGTTTGAGGCAGCCGAAGTCAGGGTTTGCGAGTAGAGTTCCTGGTCCCCGTGCAAGATGACGACCCTCTCTGAGAGACCTTCCTGGCCCACGGTGCCGCACACGGCCGCCCGGCAGTCAAAGTTTTGGCACGCCCTGAGCACCTCGTCCACGTGGTGCGGTTGCACCTCGAAGACGACGCCAGGCGTCTCGGACACCAGCCACTGCAGGGGCGTTTCCTCTGTTGGAATTCGAATCTGCAGGCCCCGGTTACCGGCCAGGGCCATTTCCATGGCGGTGACCACCGTGCCGCCGTCGCTGACGTCGTGGCCCGACACCACGAGACCCCGTGAGAGCACGGACTCCGTTAGCATGAAGAGGTTGGCCAGGTGTGTCGCCTGCACGTCCGGTAGCGTGGGACTCGGCAGGAGACACAGATGCTCGAAGGTCGACCCCTCGACTAGGCAAGGCGTGGGGAAGCTGACCAGCACGATAAGGTTGCCGGCGGACTTTAGGTTGGGTGTGACGCGGCGCCTGGACGATTTTACTTCGGCGGTGGCAGTTATCACGACCGTGTTGAACGGCACGGGGGACACCGTCTGCTGTTGTTGCGTGGCGCTGATCAGTTCCTCCGATAGGCACGGGGTGCTGCAAGCCGACGTGATGGCGAAATTGATGTTCAGGTCCCGGCACAGTTCTTTGCAGGCAAACAGCGTGTGTTGCAGTAGCCAGGCCTGGTCGTCGTCCGCGTTCCAACCGACCGACGCCGTTAGCGTGATGTCACTCAGGCGCCGCACGTGTGCTAACATGATGTTGGTCACCGCTTCGCAGATGGCGTACCTCGCGCCGGCCGCGGGGTCGATGGCCATCTTGTACGCCTGTTCTCCGTGCGCCACGGCTTGGCCGACCCACCGGTGTCTGCCCCTGCCCTGAGTGACCCAGGTGTCCGGGGAGGTCAGGTTATCAGTCGCATCTCGAGCGGTGATCTGCTCTGGGCGGTGTATGGGAACGGTGGCCAACCTGTCCGTGAACACCGCCGTGTTGTTGATGATCTGATAGTCCGACAGCGGTCGGCATAGGGGTCCGACCTCGCACTGCTGCGCCACCAGTCCGCTGGAGCACCTGTCCACGTGGCGCGTGACAAACTCTTTGCTGCCGACGGTCGGACATCTCAGGAGCTGATCGACCGCGGAGGGCAGGCGGAACAGACCCCAGTCCGTCGGCGAGGGCGCCGATGGCGCACCGGGCGGTTCGTCCGGCCGCACCAGCCAGTTGGCGGCAACCGGGGGCTCGTCGAGGCCGAAGGTGGCGATGACCTCCGCGGCGGTGGGCTGTCTGGTTGGCCACGCCCCGGGGTTCCACAGTTCTAGGTCGTTCACGAACTGAACTCCCGGTTGTTCGCAGGTTTCCCCGACCACCGTCAGCGTGCACCCGCAGATGCGCGCGGCCCGCCTGAGTGCGTCTAGCGCTCCGGGTTCAGGATCCACGTCTCTCGGTAGAACGGCAAAAACGACTGGTGCTGACACGTTCAGGTACTTGTTGATCAGGATGTCGTTCACGGCTTCCCGTGAGATGTCTGGCGTGGCCGTCAGTTGGCTCAAGATGGTCTGTGGCAACTGGGAGACGAAGATGCGCAGTCCTCCGCGCGGGACCAGGGCGCCCAGGTGGCCGATGATAGAGGCCGGTTCGTGGGCACGGTTGATGCTGGTAAACAGGGGCCCTTGCAGAATCGCGTAGGCCAGGGACAGGGTCTGGGTGATGCGTGTAGTGTCGGCGGCGCTCCCAAGGTATAGTGAGCGCTGGTCGCCATCTCCGTCCACGGGATGAAAAGCCCCCAGACAGACAACGGGCTGGCCGAATAAAAACCTTCTCAAGAATGTCTGCGCTTGGGGTACGGTTGTTACCAGAGATGTGGTGGTAATAACGTTTGTCTCGCTGGTGGTGGCGCTGTGGACGGTCTTCAGAAAGCCGCCCAGGACAGGCACGCCGGCACGCGCCAGCTGTTGGCAGTGGGCCGCTGTTGTAGCGTTAATGGCCCTGTGGCGCGCGCGAGAGTGGGCCCCCACTGACGGCGCGGTGGCGTAAAATCCACACAGCGCCGCTCTGCTCTCGCCCCCCGGTAGCAGCGTGTTATGGAACAACATGTCCTGCAGAGCGCCTGGACCTGTCCGAATGGTGCTGTGCGTGTGCGTGAACGAATCGGCCAGGTGGCTCACGTCCTCGGACGGGACGCGCTGGAATATGCAGCTGTACATACGGCGAGCCATGACGGCGTATCTGGACACCGTATAGCTGGGGCCATTGGATGCCTGCACGGCCAGCGGCAATATGTTCCGTTGTAACGGGAGCATCACAGCGGCGCATATTGGGTCCCTCTCTGGCAACGGTCTCCAGGCCGTGGATTGCAATGTCACCGGGAGCTGGCGCTGCACGCGCACGTCGTATTCCACTAACCTGCCAAGTGTTAGGGCGGCAAATCTGCCCTGGGGCACGCGGTCGGCGACAAATCGCCTTGTTTGGCAACTCAGGTGTCTGGCCAACTCCAGCCGCAACGTCCTATCAAAGCCACATTCTCTAAGGTACTGCACTAGTTCGCATGATCTGGTGGTGGGTTGGCGCAAGAGATCTGGGCCATAGGGTACGGATATAGTATGATGGCCCTGCAGGTATGCCGACCGAGTATTCACAGGTGCGTAAGTAACCAGGGGTGCCAAAAGCTGCCAGATGACGCCCAGCGCTGGGTCGTCATCGTCGTTAACGTTATCAGACGGGCGCGCAACAAGCCAAAGTATTAATTCGCTAAAGCATTGGTCTGGCACAAGCGCCAGAATGCTTTCTGGATCAGAATTATCGTGAACAAATGCTTCCTCGTCTGGGCTCAAAGAACTGGCGGCCCAGCGAAGGTTATTGCGTTGGGCCATGTTTGCCGAGTCTAGCCGGCTCAAAAGCAAGCGCGTGGGACTTTAATAGGGCGTATAGGGGTCGTTAGGTTTTTTGGTGGTATTCGTCCATGTTGCAGGACTGGCAATTTATGTTAGTTTTGGCCACCTTGACATGCTCCCTCGAAAAACTCCCCAACGTTACAGTATTCACTTGACTCCTCCCCTTCTAACTCATAAAAGCTGGTTTGGGGTGTTGAAGCTATAGGTAAGGGGGGGAGGGGAATGTTAGGCGGTAAGAGGCATGGTGTTGTAGGGCTGGAGGGGAAGGCAATAAATTGGCGGATTTCACTTACGCTTGTTGGAGAATCAACGATTACCTCAGAAAGTGTTACCCGTTGGGCTGTGTGTTGTGGGTCAGATAAAAGAGAAAGCGGCAAGGAAATTGACCTCAGGGGCGTCCCTCCGCTGGCGCGTGGCTGGTTGACAGCTGGTGTTGTGTTAATCCGTGCTTCCTCGGCCGCCCCGGATGCTGTGGGCGTGGCCTGAGGGAGGATGTCTAATTCAATGTTAACTTCCTCCTGAGACCGCGAGCGGGTTCGTCTGTAGTGTCTTGTGGAGGGGGTTGTCTCAACGCGTGTTGGTGTAAACAATCCAGGTAACCGGTAAATGCACGCTGTTAGTCCAATTTGCAGCAGTCCTAAAAACACAAAATATACTTAAAATTCAGTTTTGTTGCGGTCAGTATAATTCCGACGCCAACGTCCACACAAAACGAAACTACTCACCAATTAGTAAAATGCCAACTGAGAGGATGATAACACTCAATGCTTCTGTTCCAATGGGTTTGAATTTTAGGATGGAGAGCAAATTTGCCCCGCTACCGATGCCTGGAAATAAGAGGCACGTATTTTACATGTAGTACAGAGCAGAAATCCTGGTAGGTTTCAGTTGAGTCACCCTGCCACGTAAACCCGCCTAGAGTGCGGCACGCGTTGTCAGTTGCAGGAAGTACATCCTAATTTTAACTTAAAAGGTTTATTGTATCATTGTGGTGTAAATAATAGTATACTTACATAACATCCAATGACTATTTGCACTCCAGAATGATATTCGGTAGAATGCGTGATAAAAGAAGTTTGCAACAAATGCAGCGAAGAGTAGGCCCGAAAAAATAAAAAATCCTGCATAAACAAAATTAGTTAGTGTGTTTAACAATTAATGTTATAAAATAACAGTGTTTTTTGTTATATTACCGAGTTTGCTTTCCGGTGTTGTAGTGTGAATAATATGCACTCCTATCTCTGCAGCCACGATGTGTAGTGCAAGTACAATTCCTTGTAGCATTATGAACAAGCAAGTTCCATGATTTGTTATTCTCCAGGCGATTTTAACCGCAATGCATATTGCAACAATGGCTGTTAAAAATAACACAATTAATAGGATAAATGAACATTCTTAAGTTTAACTTTACAACATACCAATTACATAAAATATTAGGAAAATAATACCAGTGTTTGCTGTTATTATAGAGTATGATAATGCTAGTGTCAAAGATGATACTGTGGTTGTTTCTGTCACTGCGTACATGCCAAGTAGAGCTGAAACAAAGGATAAACAATAAGTTTCTTAATACTTATTGGTTGTGTTTATTATAAAAAATAAAAACAAAATTTTAACATACCTGAATAAATTGCGAACCACGAGCCAACTATTCTTAAAAGATTTGTTTGTAAACTTAGCCAAACATAGCCATAAAACGCAAGTGCTACAATCATTGGAGGTAATAAGGGTACAATCTTGTAGTGTCCGTTCCATAATGTTGTTGTCGTAAAAATAATAAAAATTACCAATAGTGGTAAAACTAACAAACATGAAGTACTATTTAGAGAGCAGCGAGGTGTTTTTATAACAAACAGTAGTGTGGCTGTAAAATAAAAACAGGTTGTTAGTAATAATAAACATTATTTAAAGAAAAGGTGTTTTGTAAAAAAAAATCTTACCTATATAAATTTGGAATATACAGGCAATAGCAATACATGATTTTACAAGTAAAGTTGCGTCACGTAATGAAAACCCGGACAACAAAACACAGCAAGCTAGAAAACAAAGAATGTAAGCATTATTAGTGGTTTTATTTTTAATCATATACTGTATTTCCACCGTTTTATAATATCATACCTGTTATCCACGGAATAAAATTTGATGGAAGTGGGTTTAACCGTTGTGCTCTACTGCGATGAAAATACAATCCCAGAGATTTCCATAGTAGAGAAAAACACGCAACAGTAGAAACAATCACTGTGAAAAAGTTGCTGGGATTATCACAAGCATATTGTGCCAGTGAAATAAGCCAAAATGTTCCTGTTGTAAGGCTTGAAAATAACCAGGTGCACCACATAAAAAATGTGCAGTTCCACGCCATGTTTAAAAAATAAGTAAAAAGTCTACTACAAAAGTTAAAGGGGTACTTTAGTTAAAACGCCTTGTTACATCGTTTCCAGGCAGACTTCACACTGAGTCACACAAAGGTTTCTATGTGCCCCTGTCGGGAATTTGTCTTATTGCTGATTCCGCTGGCAAGAAACCAAAGCAGAATCATGGAAAAGTGAACTGGAAATATTTATTTTTGTTAGTTGGCTTGGATGCTTGCAAACATTCCTGTTATTGTAATGCCAGATGTTGGGAACAGTTAAATCTGTTTTTAAGATATTTTTTTGTAAACAAATTCTTGTTTTAGGTCCCATGAGGGCTAAAAACGCTAATAAGAAACAGGCCTAATGTATTCCTTTTGGTTAAGTATAAGAACAAAAAGGGTTTTGTGTGGTGAGCCAGGATGGATAGGGTAAGTTAGGGTGAGCCAAGTTTTGGGGGAAACAGTGGGTGAGCCGTGGGTGAGCTAGGGTGAGCTAGGACCAGGGTGAGCTAGGACCAGGGTGAGCTAGGACCAGGGTGAGCTAGGGTGAGCTAGGGTGATCTAGGACCGGGGTGAGCTAGGGGTGAGCTAGGGTGAGCTAGGGTGAGCTAGGGTGAGCTAGGGTGAGCTAGGACCAGGGTGAGCTAGGACCAGGGTGAGCTAGGACCAGGGTGAGCTAGGGTGAGATAGGACCAGGGTGAGCTAGGGTGATATGGTCAGGGTGAGCTAGGGTGAGTTAGGGTTAGGGTGAGCTAGGGGCAGGGTGAGCTAGGGTCAGGGGGAGCTAGTGCAGTTTAAACAATATGTTTTGCTAAAAACCAAAAAATAAATTTGTTTGTGATTGTACAAAAGAGCGAACCAAGCTGGCACATGTAACTTACCGCTCCCCTAAACGTACAATGCTGGGATTAGAACCCAGGGGTAGTTAGAGTACACGGTAGTTACAGAACTTTGCAGTTCCTTTAGGCCAGCAGGGCTCTGAGAGTAAGACAGCAAAAAACTAAAGATAACGGTAAATTTAGGAAGTGCGTATGAATAGCGTTTTTGTCACAGAGGCCAAGGGTATTGTGCAATGTACTGAGGGCGCGCGGCGCCCAGCCGGCGCCGCCGCCGGCCCGCGGCCGCCATCTTGCGCCAGGGGCGAGGGGCCCC